GAGATCTTGATATCAAGGAAGAGGAGATGAGAACCAGACAGGCTAACGCCGAGGCTGAGCGAAGATCTCGTGAGGAGATAGAGAAAAGAAAGTTGGAATTAAAAGAAAAGGAGATAGACGCTAGAAACAAACGTTCTGATACAGATAGGTTTACGTCAATAATAAACAAGAATTGATTACAAGTTTTGTAAATATTTTTACAAAATCTGTAATCATTTTGGCGTAAAATTCTGTCATATACTATAATGGGTTTGATTTAATTGGTAATTGGATTAATAATACTTTTGTAAAAAGCAAAAAAGGAAATTGTATGAATGACATGGGTGATTTCGCTAAGGGTTTTAAGACCATGAGTGTCGAGGAACTTTTTTACCGTGGTGACGGTGATGGCGATAAGAATAATATCGAGGGTAAATATGATAAGGATGGTAATCCTATAGGTGATACCAAGGAAGAGCCTGCCGACGGCGGAGCGGCTGACGGTGGCGGGGATAAGGGCGGCGATGCTACCACCCCAGACCCTGATTCCCTTGGCGAAGGAGGTACTGATAATAATGTAGTATCAGTATTTAACGGAAAATCTTTTTTGGAGAAGATGGCCGCTAGAGGTATTATCGATAGTATTGACAACCTTGATATTATGGTAGATGATAAACCAGTCGATCTTTCTACTATCACTAAAGAGGATGATTTACTTGATATAGTGGAGGGATTGATCAAGGATAAGGCCGATGAGTTGTTGAAGGATAAGGTTGATACCGGTTCTATGTCTGACTTCATGAAGAAGATGATAGAGGTGGATAAGGCTGGAGGTAACGTAGGTCAGCTTCTAAACCAATATCAGAACATTCAGGCGCCGTTGGACAACCTTGATATGAGCAACAAGAATGATCAGCTTGCGGTCATCCAACATTATTATAAGATGTTGGGTATGCCGGAAGACGAGATAAAGGATAATATGGAGATGATGATTGGCAAGGGCGATGAGTTCATTGAGTCCAAGGCCAATAAGTTCCATGATATCCTGAAAAAGGAGATGGATAACCTTATCGAGGAGGAGAAGAAAAAATCCGAGAAAAGGAAACAGGAGTTGATTGAGCAGATGAAGATCTATAAGAAAGGTCTTAAGACGTCTATAAGCTCAGGGTTCCAGTTGACTGACACGATGATAGGTAAGGCTGTCGATTTCGTTACCAAGCCGATAGACAATCAAGGTCATACGGCTATAGATAAAGCTTATTCGGAGGCTATCAAGAATCCGGACATGGCCGCTGATCTGGCTTTGTTCTTGATGAATAAGGACGAGTTCCTTAAACAGAAGACTAACAAGGCTAAGATGGAGGTTAATAAGAAGACCATCACTCTTCTTTCTGGCAATAAGGGAGGAAAGCAGAATAAAAATAATATCGATAATGATACTATAGAGGCTAACTTCCTTGATCTGAGTGGATCAAAGAGTGTATAACATTAAAAGATAGATAATTATGAACCCTTTTTTGACAAAAAGTTTTCCGGCTACCGTGAATGGTGATAACGTTATTGCCTTCACCGATGCCAAGAACTATAAGACATCGCTCGTAGAGCATAACTTAGGCTCATTGGCGAGCTGGTATTACGAGGATCCGGACAAGAATCATTTGGGTCTGTTGAACTTGTTCTCTAATATCGCCAACTACCCTGTTCCGATGTATATGGGTATGATTAATAACGGTGCTACGATTTCCGTTAACGGTATCGGCGCTTCTTTCCGTTATGATCTTCCCGTTACAAAGACATTCGCTGTAGTTACGGCGGAGGATACTTCGACTCATCATCTGAAACCGGGTATTGATGGAAGTTTGTTTGATATCGTTTTGAATACATCTGAGTTTACGGCTTATGATGTCATCACCTATGACGCCGCTAACGGCTGTAATATCCTTATATCTGGTGAGATCCCTTCAAAAACAGAAGGTGATTTGACGCGTTATTGGGGTCGTGTTATCGGCGGAAAGGCCAAATACTTCCCTAAAGAGAAATTACGTCCTGGTATCCGTTATTGGAAGATCGGTCATGCTCTTGGTGAGTACAGTACCCAGTTCTCTAAGGTATCTGGAGCTGACAAGGCCGGTTCTATGACTTGTGAATTCCGTTTAGGAAACCACCGTGGCGTTGAGGGTGAGACCACTATGTATGCTGGTATGAAGTCCATGCAGGCCGCCCAGAATAGCACTTCAGAGTTCGTGGAGACCGCTCTTCGTCGTATGAATGCTATGAGAAGCGAGTATGAGGGCAATATTCCTGATTTGGCTATTATCGGTAGGACGGTTAATGGTAGGCTTGATTTACGTACGGCTAAGGTAGCGTCCACGCTGGAGGTATTCTGTATGGCTGAGTTGGTTAAGCTGGAAGCTAGACAGTTGATGTGGCAAGAAGGTGGTATTATCATGGATCAAAATGGCCCTATCCATTTAAATGAGGGTATCTACCGTCAGCTTCGCCGTGGTTATACTATCTACTATAGTCGTCCGATGGGTATTACTAAGGATACTCTTATGGCTGCTGCAGCTTATATTTTCCGTGGTCGTCAAGATCTTCCTATTACGGAGCGTAAGATTAAGTTCAAGGTAGGAGCTATGGCTATGGTCAACTTAGAGAAGTTGATTAGAGAGGCTTTCTTTACTACGTTGAGTAATTTGAGCTGGGGTATGGGTAGTGATCGTATGTTGCCTTCTAATCCTATCTCTGGTACTAATGATGCTATGATCTTAGGTCCGGTACAGGTTAAGGGAGCTTTCCTTCCCGGCATCGGAAATGTAGAGTTCGAGCACGATCCTTCTTTGGATTACGCTGACATGACAGATCGTAGCGAGTTAGTGAATGGCATGTATCCTAGATCCTCTTATTCTTGTATTATTGAGAATATCACTGACGCTGGATCGACTAACGCGTATTCCGCTATTCCTAATACGGCTAACGCTAAGTTGGGTAATATGAATAACAACGTATTCTATATCAAGCCAGAAGGCGTAAGCATGTGGTGGGGTTATGAGTATGGTCGTTGGGCACACAAAGCTAACGGTAATGAGATCGTATCATCCTTGCCGGGCATGAAAGAGCAATTCTGGTGCCACTCAGCTTCAGCGGCTTGGGTTATGGATAACAGCAAGTTCTTGATTATCGAGCTTCAACCGAACTACTTCGGCTAAGTTTTTTTTCATATGTAATTTGGTTTTTAGAGGGGAGGATATTCCTCTCCTCTTTTTTTAGGAAAGTAACGCAAAAATAAGGAAATGAAAGAGATTTTAAAATCAAAGAAGGTATTGGTCGAGGTAAACGGCTTCAATATCATGTCAGATACCTTGTATGAGGTAGTAGGTAAACACGACGGAAGCGCTCCGCAGGCCTTCCAAGACGCCAATATAGCCAAGGCTCCGTTCCCGGAGAATGCTACTCACGTATGTTGCCCGTGGGATGATTTCTCAGAAGTTTACAATACCGGTTTTTATCCAAGATCAAGATGTTATAATGGCATGGATAAGGATGAGGTTGATAAGTTGGTTGATCAGCGTGTCAATAATATAATGAAGCCTTTTGAGAATATTTCCCAGAAGGATCTTTCCCAGACCAATTTCGAGTTTTGGGATGATGCTAAAGACAAGATCTATATGGGTAAGGTTTATAACACGGCTAATACCGTTGAGTTATTTTATTTATATCTGGCTGTATTTTCTGGCATGTTGACTCCTCAGGAAATGGATGGTGATCCTATTTTCATGAACTCCATGTTCTGTTTCATTGAGAAAGACAACGCCAAGGATTTCGTTCAGCAGCGTGAGATCAATAAGATGAATATCAGCTATAAGTTCATCAACGCCCTTAAGAAAGGTGGCAAGGAACGTCAGGCTGTCATCGACCTTCTTCTGTACATCGGTATCGTGACCCGTCCTGATTTTACGGAGGATGATTATTACACCGGATCACTATCAAACTGGATGAACGAGAAGAAGACCAACATCGATTATCTGCTTGATATTTGGGATCGTTCATTGGAGGGTGATTTCAAGGAAGTTCTTGAGTTCTATCGTATCGTAAATGTCCTTCAACGTAACGGTCGTATCAACATGACTCCATCTGGCTTGCAATATAATGGTCAGATCATAGGTCCTGACACCCGTACGTCCGCCGAGTTTTTGGCTACCAAGAAAGATCTTATCAGTGTAAAGGCTAATGTCTTGGATGAGTACGAGGAACTTATGTCTATTTCTAATATAGACGATAAGACCAAGAAGGTTAAGGATGTCAAGAAGAAGGAAGACGTAGGGGAAGGTGATAAGGAGGAATAACGATGACGATCCAAGAAGCGTATCTAAGGTCTTTGCAGAAGAATGAGCAGAATCTCGCCAATGGCGGGATTAAGCTTGATCCAGGAAGGTTCGTGCTTTTGTTCAATGAGGCTCAGGATAGGTTGATAAGATACTATCTTAATAGGAAGGATGATGAGACCATCCGATCTATACAAACTCTTCTGGTATACTGGAAATCGCTTAATAAGATCAATCATATTGATGACCCCGAATCGACATCATTCGGTCTTCCTGATGATTATTTATGGTTCTCAAATATAAAAGGAGCGTTTTCTTATAATGGATGTGAGGTTGGAGATTTTGTCATGTGGGAGGCTAAGAACGAGAATGTCCATGAGCTTCTTGGGGATGATAATAATAAACCTTCTTTTGACTATCGGGAAACGTTCTACACCATAGGTGACGGGAAGGTCGTGGTGTATGAGGACGGCTTCCGTACAGAAGAGGTCAGGATGACCTACTACCGGAATCCGGTACGGGTGGATCTGGCCGGGTACATCAACGCCGCCGGCGAGCGGTCCACGGACATCGACCCTGAGCTGCCCGATCCTTTGGTGGAGGAGATTCTGGATATGGTCGCCAAGCAATTCAACCTTAACGAGAATGAACTAAGTAGATATAGGATGGATAAGGATAATGTGGCTTCCTTTAAATAAACACCGTTAGTTTGATCATTAAGCCTACTCGGAAACGGGTAGGCTTTTTGTTTTACATAAAATGTAAACATCATATTATGTCGTATACTCACGACCTCATTTTATTGAGGTGATGTTGTTTATGATTATGTTTGCGTTAGGTAAATGATTTTTGAACTAAAAAGTTGATAATATGTTGCACAGACCGCAAGACCGGGTACTTTTCGTACCCCCGCACGCTAAGATGGTGGATGTTGATTCCATCTTCTTAAAGGAAGGTCAGCTTGGTATTTATGATACTAAGGAGACTTCCGAGAACGGTTGTAAGGCCGTGATTGATTTTACCGGTAAGCCTCGTAATGACAAGCGTTATGAGATCCGTATCGGTCGTAATGAACAAGCGGCTTCCCGCTCTATATATGATAAGGATTTTTCCACGCCTTTGTTCTCGTTGAATGAGATCACCGAGATTTACGCTTCTTGGCCGAAGAAGGATCACGCTTATGTCGATGACGTTATCTTAGGATACAATGGTGTCTCTGACGACACGGCTTTCTCCGTTTCCAAGGGCGACCGTATCGTTATCCGCCTTATCCTCGCCGGAAGGGCTTTCGAGCTTCTTGGCTACGAGGGAGGTCGTGTTGAGATCTTTGACGCTATCCTCTTGGATGATTGCGACAATACCCCTAATCAATGCGAGGAATGCGATCCTTGCGAGGAGGTTGATTTGTTGCCAGCCGTCCTGAAATGTATCGAGAGGATGAAGAACCAGCCTATCGCTGGTGGTGGTAAGGTATCTGATTATATTGATATCACTCCGGTTACAAGATGTACTAACGAGGCTACTGGGCCTGAGACGGAGGACGTGAACTTCTATTGCATGGAGGTATGCGATACTGGTGATGATCTGGCGTTGGCTGAGGTCCGCGCTCAATATCCAGGATTGAAGATCGTACGTGAGACTATCGAGGGTAGCATGTCACGTTATAAGGTGATGAAGAAAGGCGCTAAACCGTCTGATTATACTCAACGTCTTATCTCTATCATGAAAGGATGTACGGATTGTCCTCCTAACTATACCGAGGTTAAGGGTGGTTATCTGTATTCTATCTCCTTGGAGGATGACGGTGTCGATATGTCTACTACGGTGGAGTCATTGCCTAACGTTGTAGCCGATACGGTTAATAAGATGAGTCAGATCAAGGGATCAGGTTTGTATATTGCCGCTACTTCCAAGAAATTGACGGATGAGGAGATCTCTATTTTCGTGGAGGCCAATCCTACGGCTATTATCTACTATGTGGCTAAGACATCCGATATGTGTGAGAATCCTACGGTTCGTACCGCTTCTTGGTCAGCTTGTGGTTCTTGCAAGGTATCCACCGAGAAGTATTATATCACGATCCCGGATGATGAGTGCGGGAACAGTGCTTTGGAGGAAATCAAACAGGCTTTCCCGGAACTGGAGATCACTGACTACGGTACTCCTGCGGCTTGCCAGCATAGCTTCCAGACAACGGTATATACTAACATGTTGTGTGATGAGTGCGACAAGGTGTTCGAGGGATTCTTTACCAGCGAGGCTCCGGCGTCTTACCGTAACCGTATGTGGAAGAAATTGGAGTCGGCTCAGGAACTTGGATCTAACTGCAAGTGCGGTATCCGTTTCCGTGGTAAGGAAATGCTGTTATCTCCGTCAGAGTGCTTGATGGATAAAATGACTTATGTAGAGGATAGCGTTGAGATCGTTGGCGCTAGCGGAGGTTATCCTGATTCTCTTGACGAGGGGTCTCCTATCTGGTGGGATCAACTTAATTTCGAGAGACTGTCCAGCAAAGTGCCACGTACTCATGTCGGCGGTAATATGATGGATGACGAGTTGAAGGGCTATGCTCATTTCAACGGTTTCCCGAAACATCAGGATTTCATGGGACGGACGTTCATGAATGAATACAGCCGTGTTGAGCAAACAGCCCAATACGTGGACTTCCAGATCACGATTAATCCTCATAGGTACTCTCAAGGATTCGGAAAGGTTATCGCCGACGATCCGGTTAATTTGATCTTACGTGTACGCTATGGCGCTCATGAGGGAGTTCAGGAGATGATTAATATGATCGGTGCTGCCGCTGGTCTTGGCCCGGCCATCGTAACTGAGCCGAAATAAAGAACCTTTTTTGCGTTCATATATTTCCTAAAGGGGAGAGATTCAATTCTCTTCCCTTTTTTGTTATCTTTGAGGCAGTAGAATTAAAATATGATATTATGTCTGCGATAAATGAGTATTTAAAGAGACTGGCTTCCATATTTGGTAGCATGGGTTTCTCCGTTCCGCCAGATGACTTCTCAGGTGTTGTTATAGACGGAAAGACGTATCCGGTCATGATGAGGAATGACGGGTGTTACGTGTACTTCGATGATAAAGGAGTAAAGAGACTTGTAAGCGAGGTCCCTAAAAAGGACTATCAGTTCATTAACATCAAGGACGCCCGTGTGTCGATCGTCAACCAATGTTATCGTACTCCGGGAGGTCAGGTAGAGGCTCGTATCCATACCTATATGAATAATAAGGGTGAGATATTGGCCGAGAAGATATTTATCATCAACTCTTCAGATGTTGATACGCCTATTGGTACGGAATTGGATAAGATTCCTGCCGAGTGGGTAGCTATAGATTGTAGCATAGCGGAGATGACCGATCGGGAGTTGATATTCGTAAGTAAATGTTACGCCACGGAAGGGGGCAAGGTCCAGATCGAGGGCGTTGAGTCGGTAGACCCCCGCCTGAACCCGGAGGTATCCCATTATGAGGTGGTGAATACGACTGACGATAGCAATCCTATCGGTACTGAGTATGATAAGATACCCGATACATGGAGTCGTATAGTATGTGATTTCCCGGACATGACCCAAAGGGAGATAATACCGGTGCTTAAATGCTTTGATACCGGGACCGGAAGGGTACAGATAGAGGGATATAAGATATTTGATTACGAGATGGGTACCAGAAAGGAATGGTATCGCATCAAGCAAAGTACCGATCCTGATAATCCGGTAGGTAAGTTTATCACCAGCATAAGCGATGACTGGGTTGAGGTCGTTTGTGACTTCACGGATATGGAGGACCGGGATATTGAGGTAACTGTAGAATGTTATAAGACACCGGCCGGTAAGGTGAAGCTGGAGGTTCTCACGTCATGGGACGGGAATATAGGAGTTAGGGATAAGAACTATAAAGTCCTGGAGACTACCGACCCGTCACAACCTGAGGGCGCCAGCTTCAGTTCCTTGCCAGATACGTGGGTAAGGACTGTCTGTGATTTCGACGATATGGAGGAGCGTGACATCAGGTCTTATGTCGAGTGTTATGACGGAGGCAATGGCAATGTCAAGCTTCGTAGGTTGGTTTCTTATGACTCCAAGATAAAGGCAAGATACGTCCGCTTCGAGGTGCTTGAATCGGATGACTCCGGCTTCGTTCCGGGGGCCGAACTGGCTACCCTCCCGGACGGATTCTCTTTGGTGTCTTGTGATTTCACGGATATGGAAGATAGGATGCCTATTGATATCGAGGAGTGTTACAAGACATCAGCCGGAAGCGTACGCATGAGACATGTGGTGTCTTATGACGGTGATCTTGGGAAAAGAAACCAGTTCTGGGAGATTGTGGACTCGTCTGATAATGGGTATAGGCTAGGGAGTAGGATAAATAATATTCCTGCGAATTTTATCCGTGAAAGGTGTGGTCTAGAAAGGTTGGATGATCGTATTACCAGAAATGCGGTAGAATGTTACTCGACACCGGGAGGATCGGTAAGGATTAAATCCACTTACGTTATCAACCCTTTAAATCATGTTAGGTCGTATAATCATCATGTATTGAGTTCTACAGATAATGATATCCATGTTGGTACTCAATATACCTCTTTGCCATCTAATTTCACTCGTATCGAATGCGAGGAGCCGGATTATATGGATCGACTTATCGATACCACTGAGACTTGTTATGATACCGGAAAGGGTACGGTGAAGATCAGGAGACAGGAGTCGTTGAACGGAAATCTGGATGTAAAGACTTTCGACTATAAGATCGTTGAGTCTACCGACCCCGATCATCCTATCAATACTACCCCTACGCAGACGATTATTAACGGCTGGACGGTTATCAGTTGTGATCTTAATATCATGGACGTGGATGATTGTTATGAGATCGGTGGTCATAAGATACATTTGAAGGGATTCAGGACAGTCAATCCGGCGTTACAGGATATTAAGTCTATATTGTATGTCGTGTACTCTGATCATCCTGATTACAATGTAGGTGATGAGCTTACGTCTATACCGGATGGGGCTAAGGTGACGATCTGTGATTACGCTGATAAGAGCCAAAGGCATATGGTCCCGGTGCGGGAATGCTATGAGGTGGCCGATGGCCGGTTCTATGTGGAGGGGAGCCGGTTGATTGATAACAATATGGTCGTAGAGCGGACGTCGTTGATGGTGATGGAGTCATCCTCCCCGACCTACCCTGTAGGGACCACGCTGACCTCCATCCCCGATGGCGCTACTATCGTGGCTTGTTTATGTCAAACCTGTTAATATCAAGGCTATGGTTAAGGTATGTAATGATTATTATATGATTGACGCCCTAGCCGGCGGTGAGGTCATAAGGAAAAGGAAATATCGTCGTGAGAATACGATGATCGGATATAAGTGGTATGATTATAATGGGGTCGAGGTAACTGACCCCATTGAGATATCACGTCTTGACGGATTGGCTACTAAGCATCAACGTGTTGATGAGGCTTATGATGATCATGCCATTTTCATGTCGTCAACAAACTACGTTAACAGCGTTTCCGGTATACCTATGGATAAGCATATGGTTGTCGTTGAATGGAGACCGGATAGCGAGCAAGGTTTTGTCACCATGGCTCATAATGAGGGTCTTGACGGGGACAGCTATTATATAGTTGTTATCAATGCCGGAGATAAGCAGGCTACGATCTACACCCCCGTGGATCCTGAGGATCCAAAGGATGGGACTTCCCGTGCGGTTGATGGCGATAACGTTTCTGTTGGCGGATCATATGTCTCTATATCCCCCAAGCAAGTAGAGAGGATAAGGGCTACTTTCCGTGATGGTAAATGGTATTATGAGTTAGTCACAAAAACATATCCTAGTAATACCGGAGGCATTAAGATCGGGGATGTTGATTTTGTGACGTTCAGATATTTATGGGAATCAAGTTCCGGAAGGGACTTGGACACGATGACGGAAGCCCTTAATTCTAATGTTCCCACCATAGATAATCTTGCTGTAGGTTGGTCTGGCCCCGGAAATGGAGATAGCTCTGTTAGAGAAGTTCTTAAATGGGGTGGTGATAATACCGGTTCTGGTAAGGAATGTGTTTGGATGTCGGTGAAGGATTTAAGGGCTAAATATTATGATATCCTACCTGAAGAGACGTATTTCATGACCTACGCTACATGGTTTGGATCTAAAGGTACGGGTAAATGTTCTTTTGAACTTGTTGGATACAAGGGAGGTACGATGAGCCAAGATGGATATAATTTCATCAATACCGGTGGATCTGTGGTGTATCAAAATACGTATGATTTTGTTTGTCATACCAGTAAGGGTTCATCTACGTATAAGACATCCTACGAGAAGGTGGCTCGTGTTACCTACAATAAGCTCACTAACGAGGTTTATATGTCCATCGGCGACGCTATAGATCAGGAGGATAATTATGATAAGTTAGAGCGAGAGATCAATAATATAAAGGAAAGACTTAGCGATGTCGAGAGCGAGTTGGCTGTCGTAAGACGTATAGCTGAGGGCAAGAACGCGGCGTATATCTTTGATACGGTCGATGCCATGAATGAGTGGCTGGCGGTTCCGGAGAACACGGCTAAGCTCCGTGTGGGGGACAGCTTCTGGATCAGGGAGCAGGAGGTACCTGATTATTGGTGGGATGGAACTCAGGCTTTAGAGCAGGAAGGTCCGAAGGTTGATTTATCTCCTTATTATACGAAAGACGAGATTAATAATATTGTCAATGATATCAATCAGAAGATAGAGGATAAGAGTACGTCTATTATCTTCGATACTTATATCCAGATGAAGTCTTTCGTGGATGATCCAACTAACGCCGATAAGCTTAAGGAAGGTACTATCTTGTTGATACGAGAAAAAAATGTACCTGATTATTATTACGATGGTGCTGGGATAGTTAAGATGGAGGCCGATGTAGAGCAATGTCTTTACGTTACTTTGGCTAACAAGCCTACGGAAAGCACTATAAGTTATACTCAAGATCGGGAGGTGACTAATTTCGCTCCGGGTGCTATAGCTAGATGGGTTGACGCTGACGGCAATGACGTGTTTTATAAGCTTGTTGAGATAGTAGGTGGTAAGGCTAAGTGGATTACCCTTATCGATACTAAATACGGTAATGTGACGCTACAGAGTACTTACGACAAGAATTATGAGATCGTAAATATCGTATCTGGGTCTAGGTTACAGGCTATAAATAGCGAGAAGAATGATATCAAGTTCGTTAATAGCGCTACGGGTAACGTGACTGTCGTGTTGAATGGTACCGTATCAGGGGGAGCCAAGAAGCTGGTGAGTATGCTGGCGGTGAACGAGGTAGTCTTGACCCCCGGAGCGGCGGTGTCGTTTACCCGGAACGGCGATGAGTTCGTGCTCACGGAGTTGTTTGGCGTTACTATCTTCCCGGATCTGGCAGATGCCAATCGTGAGGGTGAGTGGGTCATGAGCGTAGGCGCAACTGGTAAACCGATCCTTATGGAGGTAAAGGAGATGCGTAAGTGGGATGAGAGCATAACCAAGGAGCTTACAATAGATGAGCTTAACGAGAAGTTCCCTAACGTGGATATCGGATTCGCTGTCGTATGCAAGACCATCAACAAGGTATATGAGATGGTTAACGGATACAAGGAATGGGTGTCTTATGATATAACCTCAATTAGTTGATATGGGATTTTTAGTAGGATATGATACGGCCCTGTCCTCGGTGACGTTTTATGTTAACGAGGATAGGTTCCCTTGTTATAATGGGAGGAATGCTGATTATGTGCCTGATCCGATAGTAGATTTAGGTAATTTTAATCGTAATCTCAGGTTCTCGGCAAACAATCCAGGATTCGTGGACGTCGATTGGGGTGATGGGACAAAGGATCAATACCCTTTGGTCAAGATATCTGACGGTAGTTATAGGATAGTATTCAGGTCTTTAGATATTGAGTACAAAAAGAATCCTGACGATACTACATGGTGGTATAGGAAGGAGGATGGATCTCAGTATATACCGGTTCCTCCACATAAGTATAGAGATATCAGGCGTAGGGAGGTTACGATGAGGTTCTCTAACGTAATCGATGGGGAGTTCAATATGGATGGTATTGTCCTCCATGAGTTTCCTGTAGTTAATCTACCTGATATAACTTATTTGGCTATGGTCAGATCCGTTCTTAAAAATGGCGATATCCCATATGACAGGATAAGTAAGAGCGTTAATCTTCGTAATATACAGATGGGGGCTTTTTCTCATCCTGGTGTTTGGGACAATTGGCCGGAAGGTTTTTTAAATATGAAAAATCTGAGGTATTTCGGATGTAACGGTGTTTTTAATTTCGCTGATAATCCTGATTCTAATTGGAGGAGGTTCTCGGAATGGGAGAATCTTACTATTTTTAATTTCAATGGGTGCAATATACCTTCGTATGACCCGGCGTTTAATTCTATTCCGGCTACGGATATAAATATCATTAGCGATAGGAATAACATACCTGTCTTTGATGAGGTGGATAAGGTTGGGGATAATAAATTGGTTGTTAACTTTATGGCTTATGGTAGTTCATGGAAACAGGATTTGGTAGGAGGGAAGTTGAATAGGATTCATGAGACGTATTGTACGTCAGGTACGGTTCCGGTAGACGATCTCCCAGACTGGTTGTATGAGGTAAGAGAATTTAGGAAATGGAATATGGCAGATGGTGGTAAGTTTATAAATACGCAGGATAGAGCTGACGCGTTCGTTAATACGTTTTATGACAAGGTAATGTCGTGGGATTATATAACTATGTCTCAAGTAGCCTCTGATGGTAATAGAAATCAATTTTATAAGCTTGTTTTAAACTTGTATATAGCCTCTGCTCCTACCAACAAGAGACCATCTGGCGTTTATCAAGCCCCTGAGGGGTTTGTTAAGGGTGTTAGCAACGGTAATCCTACGACGCCTATGGAGAAGGTGTATGTACTTACCAACAACTACGGGCAGACGTGGATCTTGGCACCTGCCCCGGCTTCTAAGGCCGCCCTTACGAGGGCAAGGCGGGCTGGGAAGACTAGGATCGCCCCGTTCGTCCTTGGCGTAAAGGATGGGCATGTATCCGTGTTCAGCGGAGACGTGTTAGATGAAAGCATGTCCAAGTATAGTTTTGCCGATAAATACGAGGCTATAGATATATGTAGTAATCTAGGGCTTGATAGTTCACCTGTTGTCGAGTATTTTAGAAGAATAGAGGAGGGAGAGGTATGAAGTTGATATGTAAGGATACGAATAAAGGGTCTATAACCTTTTTTACTAAAGGCAAATACGCTTTTAGGGGTGTTGGTAGGGATGATACCACTGATGACGTGCCTGATCCTATATTGAATGTTAATAATTACAATGAGAGTATACAGTTTTATTCCAAGACCCCAGGAATGTGTGAGGTCGATTGGGGTGACGGGAATAAAGAGCAATTCCCTTTCGTGAAGGATAGGAGCGAATCCATATATGGGCGATATAGGTTGATGTTCAGGAGAAGGGATATAAGTTATCGTAAGAATCCCGACAGTCACCCATGGTGGTTTTATAAGGATGACGGGAGTGAGTATATCCCTGTCCCTAATCATACTTATGATGATGGCATGGATAAGGAGCGTGTGATATCCATGTCTTTTACCAATGATGTTACGAAGATGGAATCCTATAGGATTATGATGGTAGGTTTCCCTATACTTGATATGTCTAGCCTTATCAATATAATTATAAGTATTCCTGGGAATCGTACCATAACAGATATACCAAAGGATAGGATAATGAGATCGGTAAATATAGAGCGTATAACATTAAGTGAGTTTGGTGTGGATACGTTGACGTCCATCCCGGAGGATTGGAATAGACTAACTAAATTGAAAGGTCTGAATTTGTCCGAGTCTATTGACTTTAGTGATACCGAAGCTTCCAATATAAGGAAATTCCCTTCCATGTGGTCTAATTTGGAGATATTGCATTTAGCTGGTGGAAGGGTTAGGGTATATCCAAGGGAATGGCTGTCTTTTAGCAAGCTAAGAGAATTATATATATCCCAGGGAGTGGCTATGCCATCGTTTGATCCTAATACATGCCCGGCTATGGATGAGGTGGATAGGATAAATTCTAGTTTAAAAATTTTCAGTCATATAAACAGATGGTATGGATCCGTTGTAAGTTGGCATCCGTATATGAGTGGTAAGGGGTTGGAAAACATTGAGAGTCTCGACGCTTCACATAGTTATAGTAATATAGATGTAAGTAATCTACCGGATTATATATATGAGATGAGGTCTATGAATAGCTTTTATATGCATTTCTGCGTGTCAACCCAAAGTCGATGTGATACGTTTATATCAACATTATATGATAAGGTAATGGGATTTAATTATCTCACTATGTCCTCCTATGCTTCTGATGGCGAAAGGAATCAGTTTTATGGATTGTATTTAACTATGTATTCGGCTTCCAGTCCTGTTGATAAAAGACCTAGTGGCGTATTACAGGCACCTTCTGGTTTTATAAAGGGTCAGTCTAATGGCTCTCCGTCGACTCCTATGGAGATGGTTTATGTGCTTATGAATAATTATGGATGGAGGTTTAGTATGGCACCAGAGGCTTCGGTGTTAAGGTCAATACGATCTTCTGATATTGACACGAGGTCGTATAAGCCATATAAGCTTATCGTATTTGACGATGGGCGTACCTTTGTAGGCAATGGAGATGTTTTAGCTCATGATACGGATAAGGTATTATCGTTTGGGGGTCAACCAGAAGGGGAGTATTTATGTGATTCTATGGGATTGGACAGGAATGTTATTGTAGAATATTTTAACAAGATAGGTAATGGCTAAGACATTATATAAATACGAGGCATCATCCAACAAGTTCGTGTGGTTCACTACATGGGATAGGGCACTTAGAAATTATTATACCGATGATTATAATTATGTACCTGATCCTGTCGTTGGTAATCCTTATAATACGTTTGTCGAGTTTAGATCCAGAAAGCCCGGTATGGCTAATGTGGATTGGGGGGATGGAATAAAGGAGCAGTTTCCTATGACCAAGGTTCAAGGGGAGGATAATTATCGTATTATATTCCGTTCTTTAGCGATACAACATAAGAAAAATCCCAATACTACGTGGTGGTTCAGGAAGGAGGATGGATCGCAATACGTACCTGTGGATAATCATGCTTACGCTGATGGGAGGAGGGACGTACAACGGGCTGTGTCGATAGATTTTACTTGTGATATTTATTATGCCAATATCCAAGTTTGCAAGATGACATCTTTCCCGATTGTGGATATACCAGGACTTGAGTTTTTGGTCGTATCCCATACGCTGTATGTTAATGACGGTATACCTGTAGACAAGTTGTCAAGATCCAAAAAGTTAATTTATATCGATCTTCAAAATATAGGGCAAAGAATGACCGTAATTCCTGAGGCTATAACCAGTAAGACAGAGGTATATTATTTAAATATGTTTAATATGCTTGATCTTAGGGATATAGAATCTAGCGGAATAAGGAATATAAAGAATATGAAAAATCTTCAAACCCTTGAATTGTTTTCATGTTATTTGGATAGGTATATAAAGGAGTTTAATGATCTTCCTAAATTAACTTCGTTGAGAATACATCCTGGCCCTCCTGATATGTGGAATTATTTTGATATAAATACCCTCCCTTTTTTCGAGGTAGATAAGATAAATCCTAACATTACTAATTTTGATTTTTTAAATGACTGGGTAAGTGGAGAAAGGAGGACGGGTTGGAATGATGATAATATGTCGGGTAGAGGATTGGATCATCTTACAGGTTTTTTCGTCTATCATAGTAATAGTATTAGAGTGGATAAGCTGCCAGATTATATTTATGAGATGAGGTCTATTACATGGTTTGTGATGGATTATTCCACTCATAGCCAAAAAAGATCAGATGATTTCGTAAACTCCTTCTACGACCTTGTTGTAGGATGGGATCAGATTACCATGGCATCCGTGGCCAAAGATGGGGAAAGAAATCAGTTTTATGGACTTGCGGTTTCTATGTATGGTAGTCAATTTCCTGACGAGAATCAGCGTCCTTCCGGCACGGAGCAGGCGCCGGAGGGATTCGTGAAAGGTTCGTCGAATGGATCTCCCGCTACGCCTATGGAGAAAATATATGTATTAAAAAATAATTACGCCCAGAAATGGACGATAAAACCAGCTTGATATGAATAGGAATGATATTGTAAAAGAATTAGGTTCATATTTTGACATAGTGGAATTGGTATGCCCCCATACATACAATAAGTGGAAGGACAGATCGTGGCAGTTTCTCGATACCGCCTTTCTTCATAACCTTCTTATATTGCGTAGGGATATAATCAAACAGCCTATGTATTGTAATAACTGGGATAAGCAAGGACAGTTTTCCCAGCGTGGTCTTAGATGCAACATCTGCCAGATCGTCAAGGATAAGAAGGATGTTTATCTATCCGCTCATGTATTGGGTAAGGCCGGTGATTTCGATGTCAAGTCGATGACGGCGGAACAAGCCAGAAACTTGATTTTAGATCATCAGGATATGCTTCCATATCCTTTTAGGCTTGAGGGTAAGGTGAATTGGTTGCATTTTGATAGTCTTGACACGAGGAACGGTATACATGCCGTGGTGTTTTAGGGACTTAATGCCATAGTGATTAACTTTGTAAATGACATTAGTAATGGACAATAAGGGTATGTTAGATAAGATTGGGGCTTTATGGAATATCGCTATCGCTTATGGTACTTCATGTTGGGCTTATTTCCAGCCGGTTCATCATCTGCTGGAGGTTCTTCTTGTAGTGCTGTTGGCTAATTTTATAGCAAGGCTTATCCAGAGCGCCAGAAAGTGGAAAGTCCGTCGTAGCCGTAAACGCCGGTTCTCCCTATACCGGTGGTTCAGGGAGGTCAGGTTGGTAGGGATACTCAAGGAGTTTTTCCTGTCTTGTTTTATAGTCATGACATTATGCGTGATATACAAGACATTGAGTATCGAGGAGGATGACGCTTCCGCTATATTGGTAGTGACCAAATACGGTGTTTATGCTGCTCTTGTTGCTTATGTCATGTTGTTTCTTAACACGATAGGGGAGGCTTTCCCTGACACTTATATAGTAAAGGTGTTTAAGAGTATATTCAACAGGGTTAATATCTTGAAACTTTTCGGATCGGCTAAATCCTTACCGGATGATGCTTTTGACGATATAAAGAAGATCGCTGACGATGAGGTTAAGGATAAGTCTTAGGGCTGTTTTTTGTTTAGGTCTGTCGTTGTCCCTGTCCTCTTGCGGAAGCAGGAGGCAGGTTAGCGAAACGTCTATTGATAGCCGGTTGATCAGCAGGATAGAGACGATGATAGATGAGGTCATGGATCGGAAGATCGTAGAGATCAAGACATCTGATCTTAATGCCGATATTGTTATAACGGAGAGAGAGTTCGATACGGACAAGGATGTTGATCCTGCCACGGGGGAGCGACCGGTGTCATCGCAGACAGATACCCATATCGTCATTGGCCGGCGGGACAGCACGGTGACGGCTGATTCCCTTGGCATTGATAAGACGATCACCGGTATTGAGGATATTGATAAGAAGACAGACATCAAGCATAAGGATATAGACGATAAGGAGGAATCAAGGTGGCCGATGGCTATCATCTTTATGTCGATCTTAGGTATATTGGTTGTATTATTCGTGTTGTTGAAAAGATTCGGATTGATAAAATAATAGGTGTACAAGAAGCCCCATACACCTATTGGTTATCACCCCAGAAAAGAATTGCAAATATGAGGTCAGTCCCGGATTCGAACCGAGGTATATGGTTTTGCAGACCACCGACTAAACCACTCATCCAACCGACCATGGCGCAAATGTATACATTCTTTTTGATAATATATCCATGTGGTACTATTTTTTGAATCTATTTTTTAAGATTCGTCTTTATAGTTATCTTTGTGAAAAAGAAATACAAATGAATCAGATCAATATCATACCGAAGATAATTCATGATAAGTTCGCCGCTAGGATTATCATGGATGATTACGATATAGAGAAACCTATCGTTATTACTGTCGTGGCTAGACGTAACGATGGTGAGTATAATACCCAGATATTGACATACCCTACATCTGGTGTTGATTATGAGGGTAATGTAAGGATGGTGTTTTTTGATGTCGCTAGGTCTCATGTTTGCCAGATAACATCGGTATTTATCAACGGGCATGAGGTCAAGACATATTATACCGATGTCCCTGATCTTGATATGCAGGCTCGTTATGACGATAGCTTGTGCCGGTACGATAAGAAGGTTAATATTAATGATATTCGGCTGTCATTTCAGGTGCTAGAGACACGTGATCCAAAGGTATTGCAGGTATTGGATGAGTCTGAGTGGGGGCTACTGGAGGACAGGAAGGCGATTATCGAGATCACTACGCCGGGCATGTCCGACCCCGTTACGTTGTTCCTTGGCAAGAATCAGGTCAATACCTTTACTAGCCTAACATTAGGCCTCAATTGCTTTAATTACGATGATTGTAATGTCAAGTATCTTGATCTACCTGATGGTATATATGATATCAAGATCATAGGTAGCCCTTCTACTTACAACTTCAGTCGCAAGTATCTTAAGACGGATCTTATACGCAGGCGTCTTGATCGGCTATGGATTAAGACTGATATCCTATGCGAGGATAAGGATAAGGATCTTATAAATAAGATACAGGAGATGGAGACGCTTATGACTGTAGCGGAAGCTAACGTCAGGTTGGATAATATAGAGGCGGCTCATGAGATCATTGATCGTGTTGGAGAGCTTCTTGAGATGGCTACTAATTGCGTGGATTGTTAAATATAAAAATATTGTCATGGGTTGTAATACTTGTAAGGAAAAGGCGTTAAAGGCCGAGAGGGAAAGGATTGAGAGAAGTATGATGAATCATTCTTCTTCTACCGTTGTTAGCGATATGGAATACGCTTCTAGGAGCACTGCCGGTTGTATGGTTATGCTTGATCCGTTGAAGACCATGGAGCGTGACGTGGTGAGCATATACAAACAGACCCGTACCATAGGTGACGTGGGTATCGTCTATCTCAACATGCAGAAGAAGATCCGTGAGTGGATCAAGAATCTGCCATATGGATGTCCGCCTGACGAGGAGGTACAGGAAATGAGAAAGGAGATTCTGGATGGGCGCTCAGAGTATATTAAGCCTTGATAGATCGGATCTATGTAAGGCCGTGGATGAATGGCTTTCTTGCCAGTGGGGTAGATACATGAGGTATCATAGGTATAGGATCGGGAATAAGCCTGATGTATCTTATTGGGGCAAGATAATTCGTCTGCAAAGATCATTATGCGATAATGATTGCGGGTTATGCCCGGATGAGGTAAGATCGTTAAAGGAACGTATTAACAAATTGTTGGCATGAGAAAGTATAATTGTTCACATATAACCCCGTCCACTTGCGTACCTTACGAGGGCGATCTCCCAGAGTGGTCAAAGTATAAGGACTCTGATGAGTGTGTCAAGATCTCTGACGTGATAGAGGAGATCTATGACGAGCTTACCCGTGTCAGGGAGGCTATAGATGTCCGGGATCTTGGTGAGTCTTGCGTGAAGGTAAGTGGTGATAAGACCGTAGCGAAAATCCTTTACGCTATTGAGGATAAGATCTGCAATGGGTAATTAATGTCCTGATTTTAGGATATTAAAAATAGCCAATCGGTTTGTGTTTATCATCCCGATTGGCTATTTTTGTATGTCCGCCGACTCTCACGAGGGAGCGGACATAAAGTAATTAATTATTAATCTCAAAATTAGACTAAAAAATGAAGACAGTAAATGTTTTAACAAGAAAGATGGGCGATTTTAACGTTTTTCAAAGAACTAGTGATGGTTATTTTGATGCCAATAGTTTACTTAAGCAATGGAATGATAATCCCGATAACATAAGAAGAAAGTTTTCTGTATTTATAGATAGTCCTAAAACCATAGAATTTTTAGAAGCTCTAAAGGATGATGAAAGCCATAGTCCAAAAATGGACAATGGTGATAATCAGTTATTTATAAAAGTAAAGGGTAGAGTTACAAAACATGGCAAGACACCTGATAAGATATGGATGCATCCTTTGTTATTTATAAAATTCGCCATGTGGATAAATCCTAGATTTGAGGTTCAGGTTTTGAAGTTTGTACATGATCAACTTATAGATTACAGAGATAAGGCTGGTGATGCTTATAGGAGAATGTCTTCCGCTTTATCTAAAATCGTGGACTCATCAAGGTTTAAAGATAAAATACAGGATTTAGCTAGATCTTTGAATATAATAGTTTACGGTCTTCATGAGACTATGATAAGAAATTCCGTTGGCGAGGAGGCCAAGGCTAAGGAGTTGATGGAGCTGGAGATTGATATAGCTAAGATGATTGAGTTTGGATATATAACTACCGAAGAACAGTTAAGGGATTATCTGTATAAGGTTTTGAGAAGCAAAAAGGCTCTTCCTTTGTGATTTGAATTTTAATTGTATCTTTGTGACAAAGTGAATTACGATGATATATGGAAATAAAGAAATAGTACGGACGTTCACCAAAAACAACCCGCCTGACGGGTACGTGGGCGGCTCTGTTGACTACCGGGTCCCTGCCAACGTCTATTTTGGCGATACGCAGGAGGAAGCTGACAGCAAGGCTGAGGATGATATCAAGGCTAACGGTCAGGACTACGCCAACACATATGCCGACATAATACCGGCTGTATGGTATAATGATCAGGTATGCGATGAGTTTATCAAGAACAATTGCGTAAGCGGTAAGGGGTCCAAGGAACAGGTATGTGTAGAGGAAGGCAGGTTTGTGTCATACGTATCCAAGAAAGACGCCAATGATAAGGCTAGGGCGGAGCTGGGACGGATCGGGCAGGGGGAGGCCAACTCCGTCGGGGCTTGCTGCGAGGACTGGGCCTCACAGCCTCTTCGTGGCTTGTTTTACAAGAACGATTGTGAGACCGGGACATCAGGTAAAGAAGGTATTGTGTATGAATTGCCAGCCGGAGCCGTCATATCCGATATATCCCAAATTGATGCTGATACGTTAGCTTATAGGAAGTTTATGAAAGAAGGACAGGAGAAGGCTAACTCCGAAGGTAGTTGCTCCCCTGTATTCTATAATACTACGATCGGTGATTGGTTTGAGAAGGTATGCCCGTTTGGATATAAATCAGGTAAGGTATATTATTCTATCAAAGCCAACAGGTTTAGGTCATGGGTATCCGTTGAGGACGCCAACGCCAAAGCCCGTGAGGTTTTGATGGTAGAGGGGCAGGAGTACGCTGATCTTAATCTTGAGTGCGAGAAATGGATTGAGAATATTGATCAAGAGGATCAATGTTATTGGTAAGAATGCGTTTGTGTTTTCCATAATAACCTCAAATAGTATTAAAATCGATAAAAATTATTAGTCGTTTTTAATATACCCTTTAACAGGGTCAGGTTATTAGCCTAAGCCTTGAAATAGAGGCTACGTTGGTCAGGAATATATAGTTACCAAGGGATGTTTGCCCAAGTCCCTTGCTCTAAGGCAGGTGGTTAAAAGGAGTAGCGTATTTGGTGAAACAGTGCCGCCTACGCGAAACCCTTTCCAACATTGGCGATGGGTACTAACAGGAGCGATCCTGACTTATCCCTTAACCGGGATTACATTCCAGGGGAACCCTCGGGTTCCTGAGGAATGTTTTAAAGCTTGTATGTAGTTTAATAAGTTTAACAGATTTATTAATATGGATGATTGTGAGCATAGCGTAATTTTGGATTATTTTTCACGTAAATATTTTAATATGAGAGATAGCGTTGAGGTGGTAGATACGTTATCTGGAAAGACTATTCGTGTGGATAATGATCAGTATATTCGTATTCAGGATTTAATACTTAAATTGGATATGCTTTTTATTGAAGATCCTTACAAATGTAGGGTACTGATGGATATACTTGATATAGATTATATTTATCTGTCTATATTTTCTATGAAAAATATTTGCACTAAAAGAGATAAGCCCTATAAAACATATATAGCGTTTGATGAGAATACGCTGTTATATAAAATAGGTAGATCTTCTAATCCATTTAAGAGGATAAAAAGCTCTTCTACATTTTCTCCTTTTGTTAAATTGATGTTTGTGTCTGACAGAGATATAGAATCGGTCATTCATGATAAATATAGTAAATATAGAAGATTGGGAGAATGGTTTGATTTATCCGAAAAGGATTTATGTGATATCGTGAACAATTATGGCTTTATTAAATATGAAGAAAGATGAGGGATAAAAAGTATGTGTGTATAACTGATTTGATGAATAAGGCTAGAGATATTGATAACAAGAGTATAAAATTATCTGATGTTATCAAATATCCTTCGTCGTCTCTTGTGATAAAATCGTTCCTCTCTTCTTTTGGGATAGATTTAAAAGACGAGCCTGTTACTTTGATGGTCTTAAAAAGAGAAGGCTTCGCTAAGAGAATAGGCAAGGGCGATGGGCAGAAGTGGATGATAGAATTTAACCTGTCTTTTATATTGCTATTTTTAGCTTTTGGGAGTTTAGCATATGATTTGCTGTACGATAATATTTGATTGATATTACAATTTGTAGAAGCCGGGAATAATTCTCGGCTTCGTTGTTTAATAACGTATGTTGTCTTATAATCAAACCAAATAAGTATCTTTGCTAAAAACATTAATATTATTCATATGTGTAATTTAGGTGGTTGTTGCCATGATCATTCACGGGAGCGTCCCGAGGAGTGTTGTCATGGCGTTAAGATAGATAGGTTTCTTAATAAATGCCCTAACGATCCTTGTGATCCTTGCGATCGGGATTGTCAGGACGAACCTTGTGTTGGTTATGGATGTCCTATAACCTTGTATGATAAATGCGTCTTGTACTCAGGCGATGAGCTGGTAGCGGATGGCATAGAGAAAGGTACTGACATTTCTGTCGTTATAGACTCATTGAGGCGTATTATAGCGTCTAGGGATAAGCAGATAGATTTATACCATCGTGAGGTTCTGGATTTGAAGAGGATTATAAACGAGCTTGTCAACGCCGGTGGTAGCGGCGGGGATAGCGGAACTGAAGAGGAGGTTTGGTGATGAACGGTTGCAACAAAAAACAATACAGACCTACTGTAGACGACACGAAAGTACCGTGCTCTACGTACATGAGTACCGATTGTATTTACCCCGGTGATAAGGTACGTGTGGAATCATTGGGATTATCCCCTAATTGCGATATGTCCGATACCCTTAACGCTATGATAAAGGCTATACGGGATAGGGATGCCGAGATATCCGAGTTGAGAAGAATGATCAACAAATTAATTTGATAATATGAAAAATTGTAATCCATGTAAACCGGAATATAGACCGGGGAATGAGTGTAGTATCTACAGCTCCCAGATCATATATGACGGTCAGTCGTTCCCTGAGGCAGACATCAGGAACGGTGATGGCATGAATAGCGTAATCGAGTCTCTGGTAAGGAAGCTGGTTGCCGTATCTGGCGCCACGGCGTCCATCCAGCGTGACTCGTTCAAGGGTGTTCAGGCTGTCAGGTTAAGATACGAGCCGTTGACCGTGCTCAGCGTTACCTATTGTGGTACTATCGTCCCTAATGACGGATATGTCGTTTCTGGCAGGTCCGTTAAGTTTAAGAAGAAATATTGCATGGGTGATGAGTTCACTGATGTTAATATCGTATATACTACATTGAATAGTAATATTTTAAATACCTCATGTTATGGCTAAAAGAGTGTACGATACGGTCTTGGCTTCCGAGTGTGACGGTTGGGTATGTGGTGAGACACTTAAGAAAGGGTCTGTCCCAGCAGATAGGTTGGAGCTTGATTCTTTTTCAGAGGCCGTCAGGGAGCTTATAGAGCGTTTTTTCGAGGAGGGATGGTTGCCGGACATGATCTGCGATCTTGGTTGTGGTGGCGCCAGCGTGTTTGAGATTAAGCCTACTAACTTCGAGTATCCTCCTGAGGGCGGTGAGCAGATTCTGGAGATTATCGTAGGCAAGAGTGATAAATGGACTATAACTCAAGCGGAATGATATGAATAATTTAAAAGATATTCTTGCTAAGATCGAGCAAGGCTCCTCATGGGTGTCCTACGACAAGATTTCCGGTACCGGTCCCGACAAGGTGGCGATCAAGGTAGAGCCGGGATGGATGGGTAGGTTGCCTAGGGAGACTTACGTAGCGGTCGAGAAAGGCAAGGTAACGAAACTCGCTACCATAACCCAGAAGGGTATGGAGCGGGTGAGCGTGGATCCGGCCAATATCATGTTTGACATGGAGGGCGGGACGGCGGTCATCAACGCCAAGCTTAACTCCGCCTCGGTCAAGGCCTCCTGCCTTACTCTTGGTGGTTCGGTGAGCAAGTCTTATATAGTTTCCATGAACGTGAATGGCTTATCCATGAAGGTTCCGGAAGAGGATAGCAGATATATAGTGTATGCCGATCCTGAGGATCCCGGTGCCACTGATTTGTATGAGGCTAGTTTTGTTATAGCTATGCCTAAGAATATGGATAACGAGCAGCATCATGAGATGTTTGTCTTGAATGGCAAGGTTGTTAATATCAATCAACAGCCTAATGATATACCTTATATTATACTTGATCATGACTTTGATAACGTGACTAGTGAGAACGGTCAGGTCGTTATCGATATCAAGTCCAATACCGAGTATGATATCGAGCTGGTATGTTGCACTTGTGGCGATGGCAGCGAGGAGCCGGAACCGGAACCACCCTTTAACGTGGATCCGCAAAGGTTGACGCTTAATAAGGATGGTGATACCCAGATCGTGAGGGTAGAGGCCGGAGATAATGTTTCATGGAGAATAGAGGAGGATTGACATGGCAAGGGAAGTAGATAAGAATTGCGTTGAGGGTAATTGCTTTGCCATTAACGACAAGAGCCATGGGGTAGGCGATAATAAGCTTAACATCGTATACAAGGCTAATTACACCGGTCAGATCTGTACGGCTAAGTTCCGTATAACGTCAAAGGACGGTAATATTGTCAAGGAGTATATGATAGCCCAAGACGCCAAACCCGTTTATTATAATATCAAGATGGTTCAGCCGTTCACCAAGGACGACTGTCTGGCCAACCAGCATGGATCGGTGGTGTTGTATACGGTCGAGGAAAGGACTTACAAGTCGTTTATCTCGCAGGAGGACGCAGACGCCAAGGCTATGGAGGATATAGCCCTGAACGGTCAGAAGTACGCTAATGAGCATGGTGAGTGTATAACTGACATCTGGTATAACGAGGAGCAAAGGAAAACCTTTATCCGTAACAATTGTGATAAGTTTAGTGACGGTCAGGAATATGTTTACATCGTTCCTGAGGGTAAGTACGTGTCTTCTATCTCTCAAGAGGACGCCGACAGGAAGGCTCTTGAGGATATTGAAAAGAATGGTCAACAACAAGCTAATCTGGAAGGTGAGTGTAAGCCTAAGGAGAATATTTATTATGGTAAGTTTAGCAAGACCTTTACCCGTAACAATTGCGACTCCACTCAATACGGAACGGATGTGGTTGTTAATGAGACGATGGTTACAGGAGACTTTAGATCCATCGTATCTCAGGAGGAGGCTAATAAGTTAGCCCAAGCCGCTGTAGAGGCTCAGGGTCAGGATATAGCTAATATCAAGGGTAATTGTGAGAAGATACCGGTATTTACCGGATCGTATTCTAAGGTATTCCAGAGAACTAATTGTCCTGAAGGTTCTACGCCTGTTGACTTTACCGTGGATGAGAAGATGTGTACCGGCTATCCGTTCACTTCTACAGTATCACAGGATGCCGCCAATAAGCTGGCGCAGGACGCTGTGGAGGCGCAAGGTCAGGCTATCACCAACGAGCGTGGCGATTGTCAGACTAACGTCTACTATAACGTTAGGATGGAGAAGACAGTCACTAGAAACAATTGCGATGAGTTCCATATCGGTCAACCTTATACTTATGTTGTAGCCGCTGGTAAGTACTTCTCTATTATCTCCCAGAAGGACGCTGATGATAAGGCTAAGGCTGATCTTGAGGCTAACGCCCAACAACAGGCTAACCTTGAAGGTGAGTGTAAGGAGAAGACCGTATATCATGGTAAATACAGCAAGGAATTTACCCGTAACAATTGTGACGAGACCCAGTATGGTACTAAGGTTGTTGTAGACGAGACTATGGTGACAGGAGACTTTAGGTCTACCGTATCTCAGGAGGACGCTAATAACAAGGCTAAGGCCGCTGTTGAGGCTCAAGGTCAGGACGTGGCTAACGTGAAAGGTAAGTGTGAGAAGGTACCTGTATATACCGGTACTTATACACGTACGTTTACCCGTAACAATTGTGGTACTGGTACTGGTGGAACTTATACAGTAAATGATAGGATGGTTGATGGTTATCCATTTACTTCGACTATATCTCAGGAGGACGCCAACAACAAGGCCAAGGCCGCCGTTGACGCCCAAGGACAGGCTCTTGCCAATATCCACGCCCTTTGTACGTATACCGGCCGTGCTTCCTTGGAGTTCACGAGAAACAACTGTGGCGAGTGTAAGATAGGATCTAAAGTGACGATCACTCAAGATATGGTAGAAGGACACCCATTCCAGTCTAACGACTCACAGACCGCCGCTGACGCTATGGCTATGACCGCCGTACAGGCTCAAGGACAGGCTTTGGCTAATACCAAGGGTACTTGCTCTAACGCTACTATGTATACCGGTAAGGCCAGCTTCGAGTTCACGAAGAGCAATTGTGGCGCTAATCAGGTAGGAAATCCGTTCACCGTGACACAAGATATGGTGGAAGGTCATCCGTTCCAGTCTTGTGTATCACAGGATGAGGCTAACTTAGTCGCTATGGCCGCTGTCATGAATCAAGGTCAGAAGATCGCCGATGAGCGTGGTACTTGCCATGAGGCTCCTAAGTACACCGGTCATTATAGCGAGGCGTTCGAGAAGAACAACTGTCCGTCTGGTCTTATCCCGTCTTCGGTTACCGTGACCGAGGCTGACGTGACCGGAGGTCCGTTCTACTCATACGAGAGCCAGTTCGCCGCCGATGAGCTTGCCAAGGCCGCTGTCAAGGCGCAAGGTCAGGCTATAGCCAACGATCGTGGTACTTGCGACGAACTGAAGATATATGTAGGTAATTATAGCAAGGAGTTCACTCCTAAGTGTCCTACTTGTCAGTATGCAGATCCTATCACCGTAACCCCGGATCTTATGGGTCAGTTCTTTACCTCAACCCGTTCTCAGGAAGAGGCAGACGCTTTGGCTAAGGCCTATATCGACAGAATGGGTCAGGCGTTCGTCAACAAGAACTATGATGATACGTGCCATACGAAGACCGAGCAACCGGTATGGGAGACTATAGAGACCGTATGTAAGGACTGTATCTCTCAATTACATCAACGTAACACCAATACCTGTTATACTGATCCTGATAATCAAGAGCGGTATATAGCTGGTGGTAATAATACATGTTTCTGGTTTGGTACGGCATCCAAGGCCTTTACCCGTCAATGTGCGGATGGTGGAGTTGGAAGCTCTGTTACCGTAACTCAGAATGATGTTACGGATCCAAGTCCTAGCTCTGATGGTAAGTTTAAGTCATGTGTATCCCAAGCTGACGCTAACGCCAAGGCATTGGCCGCCGTGAACTCTCAGGGTCAGGCCGTGGCTAACTCGAAGGGTACTTGTACTTGGACAGGAAGCTATACCGGTCAGGTTCAGAAGAACAATTGCGCTGATGGCGGAGTAGGAGACATGGTATCCGTAAGTAGCGACAGGCTGCCGGGACACCCGTACACCTCCACCGTTTCCTTGGCTGACGCCAATAAAAAAGCTGAGAATGCCGTTCGTGGATCTGATGGTCAGAATTACGCCAACAAGAACGGAGGATGTACATGGACTTACGTCGCTAGCCGTGACTTCTATAAGAACAATTGCGCCGATGGTGGGGTTGGCCAGAGAATAACGGTGACCTCTACGCAAGCCAACGGCGGTACGCCTATCACCAGCAAGGTTTCTTTGGCTGATGCCAGGAGCAAGGCAGAGCAGATCCTAGACCAGAAGGGGCAGGATTACGCTAACCAACATGGAACTTGCGTATGGACCGGTACTGGAAGCTATACTTTCTATAAGGACAATTGCGGTTCTTGTAAGCAAGGTGTAGCTATATCAGTTCCTTATAGCTCATTAGGATTGAATCCTATAACATCAACGGTTTCTCAGGCGGACGCTAACAACAAGGTTCAAGAAGCTTTCAGAAATGATTCGGCTACCAGAACCGCAGCTCAGGCTTACGCCAACAAGAACGGCGATTGTGAGGATACTCCTCCAGATTGGACTAGTTGGAGTTATGACGGTGGAAGACATTGCTCTAGTGGTGATGTTTGGGCTACATACAGAAGGAGTGATAGGAATGGATGTCATGCTGACCAGACAGAGGATCGGGTATATGAGTATTGCTCATGTGGATGTTCCGGTGGTTCTTGCGATAGCTGTTGTGATCCTAATTCTTGGAGTAGAGTAGGAGACGCTGAGTGTAGATCTGGCGAAAGTGTAGCTTTATATAGAAATGATTGTGGAGATGAGGAATATAGAAGCTATGGATCTGCTTGTTGTAATACACTTGGTTTCCAAGGAGGCTCTGTTACTAGTAGGAATTGTCCATCCAATAAGCCTTGTGGAGTAACGATATCTTATCCGGATGTACCTTCTGGATCTATATGTGCATCTAGTACGTCTTCTGCCAACGCTCAGGCTAGCGATAAGATAGAGACACTTAGATCCCAAGCTCAGGCATTAGCGGATGCGGGTTGTTCTGCAAAGGTTGGCAATGATGACCGATGGGGAAATGTCAAGGCTACGAACTGTCCTAGCAACTGTACTCCTAAGACTATCAGTTATAAGCAAATCGCTGGTAAATATAAGGCTTGTACCAAGGACGAGGCAAATAGAATAGCAGACAATAACCTACAATCCGATGGTATCTCTTACGCTAATGGCTTGGCGCAGGCCGATAGATGCGATTGCGTGGAGCCAACGAAGAATTGGTCAGCCAACGCTTATGCCGATGGTAATCCTTGCAATGGCGCTCCTTCGGGCACTTCAGCGCTAAGAGTAAAGGTCGAGATTACGTATAGTAATGAATGTACTACGCAGAAGAGTTTGACGGTAACAGCCTCAAGCTCAGGGACTACTATCGGTAGTACGACAGTAACTATACCTACTGGATCAGGCACTAAAAAGGCCACGATATCTTTTGATCGTGGATATCCATGTAATTCTATCAATATAAGTGGAAGAGCTGGTGGTCAATGTTAAGAGTCTGATATATAATAAAAAGGAGAGGCTAACTAACCTCTCCTTTTTATTGTATATACATTATCAGCATTGTCCACCTGTGGTACAAGCCGCATGCGCCGTTCCTGGTCTTATGGCCGCTTGAAAACACATTCTACCACTAGTAGATCCACTACCAGTACCTATCGTAACCGTAGTACTAGTGGTCATCTCCATACCCGTGGAGGTATTCGCTTCCGCTCCTCCTGTCACTGTTATGGTTTTGCTGGAACCACACGGATTACTGTATTCCACAGTAAAGTTAATACAACTTCCGCTTTCACTGTAGTCTACCACGTTGGCACTCCAATTTTGTGGACAATCACATCTATCGGCCTGCGCCAAGCCATTAGCGTAAGAGATACCGTCTGACTTGATGTGAATTTAGCTTATTCAATGCGTATTGTTTATCTATTAATTAAAATCATTAATATTGTATCGTTAATATTAATACATTAAGTTATGGCTTGCAATAAGAAAAAGAAAATGGCTAATGGAGGCAAGGTCTCCGAGAAAAAGAAACCTCAACTGAAATGTGGAGGCAAGGTTAAGAAAAAGAAGTAATAACCGGAGGGGTATATCCCCTCCTCAGTATTTAGCATATGAAAAATTCAGAATTTGTATCTAGAATCATAAATGATATGAACTCCATCAATAAGGACGCTCATGTCAGTAGGAGATGGATATTATCCATAGGAAGACAAAAGGCAAGATCATATATAGCCCAGAAGTATGCTGATGGAACCTTGTTCGGCGAGGAATCACTGTATACTCATATCAATTGCATGGAGATGGAGAGGGTTCGGAAAATTGATTGTTGTTTTGATGAGTTTAAACTATGCAGGATACTTATGAGATCCAAGAAAAGATTGCCCGATATGATATATACCCGTATAGGTCCGGCTATCATCAAAGTATCAAATATCATGGATGATATTATATTTACCTCCATATCGTTAAGAAAATACGCTAACAACAAGGAACGTAAATACGGGAATATAGATCAATACTATTATTATGTCAATGATGGATATATCTATATACCAGATATTAACATAGAGGCTATAAATGTTGATCTTATAACTCTCGACAGAAAAGCGGCGTTAGAGCTAGGGGGATGTGGAGCTGAAAAAGATAAGCCATGTACATCTCAATGGGATTATGATTTCATATGCCCAGACAAACTTCTTGAATATGTGGTTTCCGAAACATTAAGGGAAACTGTAACCAAATTGCAGATCCCTACGGATGAGAACCCGGATATGGATATTAATAAGAAAACACAAAAAATTCAATAACATGAATCTAATAAGATCAATAATCAATTTCTTTGGTTTCAATGACGCCATAGTTGACGGTATAGGTGAAAGAGGGATGAGAGACAGCTCTATCATAAGATATAATGAGGTGCACGATATGTATGACAAGATTATAAAAGATCTGGGAGATATGTCGGCTTACGTATCCAAGGGTTATATCTATGATAAGATAAAGGAAAGAACGGGATTAAGTACCAGACATATTAGTAGGATATTGAATCATACTAAGAAAAGAGATCTTAGGTTTATTTGACATACTCCCATCACTAAAGCAAATGGGATTCTTGGATACAAACGCAAGAAACCCCGATATTACTATCGCTGGAATTACTCTTGCTCTCCAATTCGGAAATGCCCTTCCGAAGTATATTACGGGCCGCAAGAACATCACGGTCGTTGATAGACTCGCATTTTGGACAACACCATGTGCGATCTCTCAACGACAAGTTTTTATTAACAAACCCGCATTCACAAGTCTTTGAGGAAGGATACCATTTGTCAATCTTATGTACTATCACTCCATACTTTGAAGCGATATACGTAAGTTTGTTAATAAAAGAAGAATGACTAAGATCAGAAACTTTCTTTCCCCACAAACGTTTCATGGCTTCAATGTTTAGATCTTCAATGAAAATATAATCATATCGCTTGCACAATTCATGAGCTAATTTCCATTGAAAATCCGATCGAAGATCGTTTATTTTACGATACGTTTGTTGGAGTTCAAACAGTCTTCTTTTTCTATTATTGAATCCTTTCTTCGCATTAGAAAACTTTCTATTTAGTTTTCTAATCTTGTTTTGATATTGTTTGAAGAATAAAGGAGAATCGATTTTGCTACCATCACTTTTAGTTAGATAAGTTTTCAGACCAAAATCCAATCCTACAGATGCACCATCATATGTCTTTCTGTAAGAGTTTGCAGGATTGTAATCTGTAACTATAATCAAACTAAAACGATAGCATGTTTCTCTGACTATTCTTATTTGTTTAACATTACCTTCATATGCTCTACTGTATGAAAACTTAAAACGTTTCTTTCCTTTGTTGATTGTGAGAATATTACCATTTAGAGTAAACCCTCCTTGTTTAAAAACAAAAGAGTTGAAACAATCTGATCTTTTAAACTTAGGTGGTCTCTTTGATTTTCTTTTAAAGAAACGATTATAAGATTCATCAAGACGTTCAAGTATTTCTTGTGTTGTTTGAGAATGAAGAAGATTTCTTTTAATTCTTTTAGCAAAATGCTTCTCCATTTTACCAATTGATATATATTTCCCAAACAGTTTATAGTATCTACGTTGTAGAGCTAAAGCATGATTCCATACAAAACAACATTCACGAAGCATTTTATCAAGATACTTCGTTTTCTTGGAATGATAGATGTTGTATTTGTAGGAAATCATTTTTTTATTTGTAATTTTGATTCAAAATTAATCAAACCAATTCATCCACCTTCTAAAATATGGTGGTTTTGTTGGTTAAATAATCATAATGTATATACAATAAAAAGGAGAGGACAACTAACCTCTCCTTTTTGTTTTTAACAGCCTCCACCTTGACTTGGATTAGATACATACATGCTTGTAGCATTGCTAACACAATCACTTCCGCCTGATACCGTTCCCGATCCGGATGGTATGGTGACTGTTTTAGTGGTAGAGAAATATTCTACATCTCCAGATGGTTCAGATCTAGTATAATACACATCAAATGATGCTGTTTTAGATTTACCACATGGATTATCATAGCTTACGGATATACTTAAGCATTTTCCATTAAAACTTCCGCTAGCGTAAGCGCTCCATGTTTCGAGGCAATCGCATCTATCGGCCTGCGCCAAGCCATTAGCGTAAGAGATACCATCGGATTGTAGGTTATTGTCTGCTATTCTATTTGCCTCGTCCTTGGTGCAGGCGGTGTATTTTTGTGTATAAATTTCTTGTATTAGGATGAAATCGTTATATTTGTGATATGAAAACAAAGTCATTTAAAATACTTGATCAGTACTTTCTCCGTTTTTATAGATCTATTATGTCTAAGAACGGCAAGAGAAGGAAACATACGATTGTGGACAAGAATGATATTCTCGAATGTCAGTCCTTGATATGGAAGGTCATACGTGATAAGTATCTGGATAATGAGGGTGGGGTTTATATAAACAACATCGGTTATCTGTGCCATAAGATCAATCCTAATCGTAAGATATATCTAAATAAGCTTACCGGTACTATTAACAGACGTGGAACTGGTGGATATTCTTATGTCCATACGTGTATTGATTTTATGCCTCGGAACAAGTATTTCCATCTCTATATTTCTCCGGCGTTGAATAAGGAGTGTAGATTGGCTATGGAATCAGGTAGGAGGTATAAGTTCTTGTACCGGGAGGTTGAGTCGGAGAGTAAGGTATTTGGAGTTAAATGGGTTTATAAGCTGTAGAAGTTTTTGTGATCCAGTTAGCCCGTGAGGGTAGACTGGATTTTTTTTGTATCACGGATTCAAATACATATCTTTGTGCAAAAGACTTAAATATGACTATAAAAGGGCTATTGGCCGAGATCAAGGCCGATTTACATAAATACGATGATAGCGGGGCTATAGATACCTCGTCTGTTTATAGGTGGGCTGAGATCGCCTTGAAAAGGTTCGGGGGTGTTATAGCGGTCATGTCAGAGGCGGTTGTCAAGACCGGTAATAAACAGGCGGTATTGCCTTCCGATTTTTTCGACATGCTTGACGCCTATAGGTGTGAGCCTCTTATCTGTGAGATTCCTGGCGGCGACAAGGCTAAGGCTGACCTCCAACACGAGATCGGCTGGGTCGAGCGCACCGAGCGCGGTTTCCGTTGGAACTCCTGCACCGAGTGCTGTAAGGAGGAGTTTGAGAAGACGATCACGGAGAAGATATATATCGGGTCTCATGAGGTTCGCTTCCATTACCATCATCCTGTAAGATTATCGATAGGTCGTGGGTTGAGGCGTGATTGCGCCGCTGACAAGTATCGGGATAAGTATGATTGGGATAATTATGATATAACTATATCCGGCAATACTATGTATACCGGGTTTGATGGATTTATTTATATCATATATCGTGCTACGCCTAAGGACGATGACGGTCTTCCGTATATACCAGAAACGGCGTTAGGTTATCTTGAGGATTATGTTGAGACGTATATCAAGATGAAGATCTTCGAGAATGCCGCCGTGAATGGCTTGATACAAGGCGCTGGTGATGCTTATAAATTATATGCTCAGCAGGAGCCGGGTAAGTTCGCTAGGGCTATGAAGGAGCTTAAGATGTCGATGATCACGTTAAATGATTATCGGGAGTTGGCTGAGGATAATAGGAGAAGGATGTTGTCTTATGAGCGGATGTGGCCTAATGCTTTTGATAAGTATATCAAATTTATTTAGTTGCGGGGGAGGGAATCGAACCCTCGATCTTTAGGTTATGAGCCTAATGAGATACCTCTTCTCCACCCCGCGATTATGACGCGAATATACGTTTTTTAAAAAGAAAAAAAGATAATATGGCAAAGAAAAATGATTGGATACATTTAGATAAGACAAGTGGTACTGGCCCTGCTGAGGTTAAGGTTACAGCTGATATTAATGAGACCGGCGAGATACGTCAGGTAACATACAAGGTTATAAAAGAGGGAACCAAGGAAGAGAAGACGTTCGTGTGCAGGCAGGAGTCCGTCCCGGTGGTGATCATCCCGGAGTTCGATTACCTTGTTCTTAGGTATATCTGGGCTGACGAGGACGGCATTGACTTTGACACGGCTACCGGTTTCGATAACACCGGCCTCCCGGACGTTGACGGCAAGCTTGTTGGTTGGAGTAAACAGTACCAGACCACGCAGGAGCGGGTAGGTGATTATCTTATCCACGGTGGTGATAACATGGAATCAGGTAATGAGGCCGCCTTGATCCAGATGGGACCGTTGTTGGATGGCGATAATTACGATAAATTACCTCTTGAGATCAGATGCAGTATATACGGTAACTGGTATGGTGGTCGTGAGAAAGGTGATGTCACTATCAGGTTCACGGCATATAAGGGCGGTTCTATGGAGAAACGTGGATATGATTTTGTCAATATCGGAGGCGAGGAGGTTTATACCGGTGACGCTCCCACTAACGTATCCGCTCATGGTGAGGATAATTGGCAAAATATAAAGACCTTGTATTCTAAGGTAGGCACGATGATCTATAACAAGGAATCTCGTGACTGTATTGTAAGAATAGGTGAATAGATTTTTCTTCATAATATAAACACATCGGCTCTCTTGTTCGTGAGGATAGGAGAGTTTTTTATTTTTTTAATCCTTCACTTATGACATATTTGATCTTTTATTGCGTGGGAATAATCTAGCTTTGCCGAAAACTAGGATCATGATAACTTTAAATGATGTAAATAACGAACTCCATGTCCGGTTATATATACTGGAGGTGCTTAAGGATTATATAAGAGATGATGATTTCGATGGCCTTGTAGATAAGGCGTTGGATTTTGTCATGGAAGGCGTTTCTATGCCTAAGGCTCCGGCCAAGGATACCACCATGAGTGATATATCAAAGAGCGTTTTGGCCTTGGTAGCGGGTGCTGGATTAGATGAGAGGTTAAGCAAAAGCTCTTTAGAGTTAGCTTATGACAGATGTAAGATGAGGTACGTATTCGATCCTCGGAATCGTGACATACATGGTGTTGTCGTTGGTTATTCCAATGACTTTAATAGTCTGGTAGCTGTGTGTGATGAGGGATCGAAGAAAGGAGTGGACAAAGGATCTACTGATTTTGTGGATGTCAATGAGAGATACGTGACTAACGGTTTCTTTTACATATCTGTAGAGGATGCCGATAAGCAATCGAACTACATGGGTGGAAATTCGTAATTATTATGTTTTTGTGCTTTACCACGAGACGTTTTAAGTGTTTAGTCTTCCTCCTGACTTGTGAAAGTTAGGAGGATTTTTTATATTCGCGTGATTTGAATGTTTTAGCATAATACGTACAGTTTTTGTTAAGATCCGGCGTGTAAGTGATTATCCGCCGGATTTGTTATCTTTGCGAAAAACATAACATCGTGCAGAACAATTCTAACATAGCGGTTCCCGACTCCGGGATGAACAGGGATAAGCATCCACAGGATCTATCCCAGTCTGAGTACAGCTTTGCCTTGAACGCTACCATAGAGGGTGACGATGGAAGCCAGCTTAAGATCCAGAACGAGCCTAGTACCCTTTTATGTAAGCGATTCGATGGCTATAAGGTTATTGGGTATAAGAATGATATAGCTGGTGATAACACTTATTTCTTTCTATCTAATCCGGATGATAATACGTCTAAGATCACGTTCATGCGGTCATTGGATTATATCAAGACCGTGGAGGATCAGCTAGCTGGATCGGGAAAGGACATCCATCGTATCCTTGGCGAGAGGCTTGAGGAGTCGGATGGTCGTTTTGATGAGATATGTGATTTGATGGAGGTCCTGATAGAGGACGGGGTTGATGATCCTTGTCTTAACTTCTCCATCCATCACCCGATATTCGACATAGAGATCAAGGACGAGAAATGCGGGAAGGTGATATACTGGACCGATGGATATAATCCCCAGCGATATGTTATGGTCGATAAGGCTCTTAATCCGGATGATGATGGTGACTTTTGGTATCATTACCATGGGTATAAGACATGTGGGGATGACAAGCCAATAGAGAGGTGTAGGCTGGCCTGCGAGAAGCTGCTGGTGTTCCCGTTGCTGACGGCCCCGTGCGTGGAGCCTGAGGTCGTGGAGTTCGGGGGGAGCCTGCGTGCCGGGACCTACCAGTTCTGCGTGGCGTTGTGCGATGAGTTCGGGATTGAGAAGACCGGATATTGCTCATTGACCAATCCAATCATGTTATTCGATCGTCAAGATATGGTTATCCGCGATGGTTTATGGGGTAAGTCAACCAACATGGGTATCCGCCTTACCGTGTCTAATATAGATAAGCAGGTATCTCATTATAAGATAGGTGTTATACAGAATACGGTTGGGTTTAATGGTGAGCAAAGCCCGGTTCTTGAGTATTTCATAGAAGGTATACATCCGATAACGGAAAGGACTATCTATTATCTTACGGATCAATATAGCGAGCGTACGACCATGGAGAAGTTATCCAAGGAAATACCGGTATATAAGACAGCCAGAGGCATGACGTCTGTCGGGAATCGTCTTCTTCAATACGGCTTGACCGTGGAGAACGAATGGAATCTTCAACCGGTCGTTAACTTCTTGGGTCATTTCGTTAAATGGCAGACATCTATAGCCACGGAGAATTTGTATAAAGACGGTGTGGCTTGCTCTAAATACGCCTCTTTCATGCGTGACGAGGTATATCCGTTGGGTATAAGATTCTTTACCAATACAGGATACAGGACGGCTAGATTCCCGCTTATCCCTCGTCCGGCCACAAGGGAGGAGATGGAGGTTATCGTTGATGAGGACGGTAACTCTGACGACCTGTCGGCTGCGTCGGTGCTGGAGAACAACCCGCAGTGCGCCGGGAACAGCCGCCGTCATCTTTGGCAGTTTAAGAATACGGCAAAGATCATAAACGACCCGTCTTGGGGATTTGATGATTTTGGAGGAGAATGCAAGAATCAGCTAGATGTCAAGCAACTCAGATATGTAGAGCAGGAATATGCCACGGTAGGAGAGACCCAATTCGTTATCAATACGATGGGGGAAGATGTTACGGTAGATGATGCTATTGATTATATCGCTGATAATATAGAGAACCTGTGTGATATCATAGAATCTAATGTAGGTATTACTGACGAGTTATGCGCTGCTATATCATTGCCAGAGGATCAAGACGGTATAAAGGCTCCCGATTTCCCTAGTGGATGTGATGATATCGAGAGGATAGAGACCAGGACTATATTGGATAAAAACTCTTTGGTGGATTCTAGGATTGATTTTACATATAAGCTGGCTAGTGATTATACGGAGACCGAGCCTACCACCTTAATACAAAGTAACGCCGAGTCACAAAGGAAATTCTCTGTATTGTGTGATTTCGATAATTACTCCAGTGGAGGTAAGAATATCATAGATCTGGTTCAGGAATGGCTAGATGGTCAGGATGAGGATAAATTCCCGTCTGATATAGACTCCTCCGCCTTGGTCTTGTGTCAGGATATGTCTAATGTCCGGCAGTTATATGATGAGGGTATATGTACTAATGGGTGTTCGGTAGGTGATCCTCACGTGAATCCTACTATTAACGATGTTCAACTTCCTACATTCCAAGGGGGTAGGTCATTGGGTAAGTGCACATATTTGTATCAATATCCCGGATGGGAAGGAAAGAAGCATACGGAGACGATGCTTGATCAGTTAATGGATACGATGGAGGCTTATTTCCCCCAATATGAGAGTCAGTTTGGTATCGAGAACGCCATGTGTCTTTTTGGCGATGGTGATAATTCTAAGTTTAATACCGGTATAACTACTGACTGGGAAGGTCGTGTGTCTGTGCAGAATGATATTGACGCCAAGACCAATTGGTTCGGTAGAAGTAACTTGACTTATTTCAAGTTCTATCCACATGTATCCTCATACGCCAGATGGGTGGAATTGGATTACGAGAAATACATAAGTGGTTTATCCGATCCTGATAACGGTATTATGTATATAGAGATGATGGGTAACTATAATTATCCGATCGGCGACTCATCATCATACAATAAGGTTCGTATAACGTTTTTCTCGGACAAGGAAGGTACCGTGGCTCCTAATCCTTTGGCTAATGACGCCAAGAAGGGTGTTATAGTGAATTATGTGGATCATAAGATATTTATGATGCCAAAGTACTTGTTCTGGAATGATGACAAGACTACTTTCCATAAGATATATGTTTGCATCGAGCCTGCGGTATGCGTGTTCTTCACCGGTTTCGCCATGAGGCAGGACATGAAGGAGCTTGCCGGATTCTATACGGCTGGCACCGCCATCTTCCCCGCCACGTTCTGTTTTGGCATTCGGCCACTGGAGGTGAAATACGTGTTCTTCTTCACGAAAGAATTGAAATTAAGGAGATTCGTTACTTATGAGGCGAAATGTATTTCATGTGGGGATAAACCCGCTGATTGCGCTCCCAGACCATATCAGTACGGTGATTTCGGATATTGGGAGTCTACCAATAAGTACCCGGCTAATTTTGAGTTGTATGATTCAAGTAAGATCGGGATATCATCGGGAGGATCAAAGAGGAAGGATATAATAGATTCTTTGACGAAATACTATGGGTCTCCTAAATCCGTTGGGGGTAAGTCTTATTTCACCGGTAATGGGGATAACGCTGAGTACCCCAATACGTCAACCACGTTTTGTCAGAAACCTATACGTCATTACAAGTTTCCGGATAACTCTGTCGCTCCTTTCATGGGTAATCCGTCTCAACTGACCGGTCAATATGGAGTTGACTCCTATATTTATCCTATGGGGGTGATGCTTGATGATGATATCGTTAATGAGTTTCTGGATATAGCGGTAGAGAACGGTCTTATAGATAAGGCTAGAAGGGATTCTATAATAGGATATGAGTTGTATAGGGGCGATAGGACGTTGGATAAGAGCGTTATCGGAACCGGTCTGGCTTATGATATGTTTAAGTACGATGATCCCGACGGATCGGCTAACCTTTATCCTAATTACCCTTACAACGATTTGTCTGATGATATGTATATCTATAAGGATATTAATCGTGAGAAATTTATAACGCATCCGTTTAACAGGAAGGGTAATATCTGGTATTCATTCTTAAGTCCTGATATTGCCTTTAACAAGCCTGACGCTCCCACCGAGTGCCTTGTTGATGGTTATCAATTAGGTAAATCCTCCGGTATATTCAGGGAGGTGGAGGATCACCCTAAATGGACGATATTAGGGAGTAAGGCTTACAGTATGGCAACGTCATTGGCTACGGTGGAGGCTATGGCTAATTTAATATCCGCTATAGCTGAGTATACATATCAGTCGGCTTCACAGCAATATGTCGGTGGAGGTGTGTTCTTTTTAGCCAACCCTGTCGGCATAGCGCTGACGGCTATCCGTCTGGCTACAGGTATCGCCAAGGCCACAGCCCAGTCCGTGGTGGATATAGGCAAGTATAGGTATCAGTGGTTAACGGCATTGATAGATAGGGGACCTAGACGGAACTATGCTTATTACTATACTTCTGTCGCTCATTATAATTTATTTTACCAAAAAATAGGGGAGTCAGAGTTACGTGGATTGTCAACGGCTAAATATATCAAGAGCGGGTTATATCCGGTAACAGATATCTCTTCGCAAGGGGAGACCGTAGGCGGTAAGCCTATTATCATAAACAACCTCGATCGTGAGCATTCATTGTTCATGTCATTTGGTATGGATAAGTATATGCTTGAATATCCGGAGTTGGTTTCAAGTTACGATACCAGCCGTATTCAGGATGAGTGTAATATTCGTAACGATGAGGTGGCTGGTATGACGCCTCATTTTATGACACGTGAATCTTTCGTATCCTGCCCCTATATGAGGATAAAGAAATATTCTCCGGCTCAATACGGGCAGATAGAGGATATCAGGTGGGTATCGTTAGGTGGTTGCGGGTTGATGGATAAGGATAAGCGTAAACCTGTTTTTGGAGGTGATGTATTTATATCAAGATTCTCGCTTAAGAGGAAGATGCCTATGTTTTATTTGACTCAGTTCGGTCAGGGGGACATGATACCATTCCCTTATTATGATTATCGGAACATCGGGTATCCACGTTATTTCGTTAATTACGATACCGGGGAGGATTATCTTAATAAGACCGATACGGATACCGGATCGCTATACTCTTTCCCTAGCCGGAAGAGCGCTTATGAGATGGTTTGCAAGACCGGAGATATGTATCTTAGCGGTCGTTTCTTCCTATATTTCTATGGCATACCTCAGTTTCTTGTGGAGTCTGAGATCAATTGCAATTTCCGTATAGCCGGCCCTGAGCCTTACGAGGGGTTCTATCCGGAGGTGGGGGATTATATATCATGGACTCAGGAGCGTAATGTCCCTATATCAAGGGATAATGTGTTTAAGATAAGTCCTGTGTATAAGAATCGATTTACGTTAGGTGGCAGGTCATTACCAGAGACGTATGATAGCAATTTTTGGGACTGCGCTTACCAAAGACCCAACGGCGTCATATGGAGCACCGCCGACGTGTCGGAGAACGGCATGACCGATCCTTGGCTGTCGTACAAGCCTATGGATTACCATGAGTTCAAGACATCTTTCGGGAAACTTATAAGCATGAAAGGGATAGAGTCGGATCAGATACTGGCTCGTTTTGAGAATCAGGTAGGGTTGTACAATGCCATAGACGTGTTGGCGGAGAGAATATCCCCGGAGAGTAGCGAGCTAGGGACAGGTGGTCTTTTCGCCTCTCGTGGTATCGAGTATAATAATACGACGTTAGGATATTCCGGGACCCAGAGCCGGGATATGATCAGTTGCGAGTTTGGGCATTTTTGGGTCGATTTAAGGCGTGGTCAGGTGTTTAAGGTAGATTCTAATGGTAGGAATCTTACGGAGGTCACACCGGGGCTTAGAAACTGGTTTAAGGAGCATCTTCAGATGAAGATCATCCGTAGCCGGATATATAACGCTGATACGGACGCTGAGTTGTCTTATTACGATATCGATAACAAGTTCTTTGGTATAGGGCTATCCATGGGCTGGGACAATCGGTTCAAGAGAGTTCTGATAACCAAGAAAGATTATATACCGGTAGGGAATCCGAGCGAGTACCAATTCCGTGGCGGCCGGTTCTACAGGAACGGGCAGGCGGTGGAGCTACAGGACGCCAGCCATTTCACGGACGTCTCGTTCACCGTTGGATATAACTGCCTGAAGGGTGAGTGGAAATCATATTTATCCTACACCCCTGATTATTATATTGAGCACCAGCATTATTTCCAGTCTGGAAAGAACTACTCAAGTGAAAGTCAGGAGATAGGGTTATGGTCTCATGGATTGACCAACCAATCGTATCAAGTATTTTACGGTAAGCTATATCCGTTCGTTATAGAGGTACCGGTACGTGAGCAGTATGTGAATAAGATCCTCACGAACTACCAATATAGGATGGATGCCAGAAGGTATCAGGATGAGGTTAATTACCAAATTCTTAGGACTACCGGATTCAATAAGGCATGGTTTTATAACGATACCAACAACAGCGGTGAGCTTCGGATGGTTATCGCTGACAAGAACGATATGAGCCAGCGGTTAAGGTATCCTGTAACCAATGACGATAGCCGTGAGATACTGGTGACGGAGGTTGATCAGAAGATAAATATAAATGACTATTTTAACGAGGTCAAAGACGATACTAATAACCTCCCGGTATGGATCAAGGATGTGAATGACATTGACCGGAAGATCGATCCTAGGGCTGTCGATTATCATCGGAGGTGGCGGGATCGTCTTCGTGGCGATTGGTTCTTGGCTAGGTTCGTGAATGACATTGAGAGCCGGTTCAAGATGATAGTACGTTGGTTTAGCAACGATGAGAAAGTTTATTGAGGTGATTATATACCTTTAAATATTTGATGTTATGGCAGCAGGGAAAACTAGCAGTAAAAAGAAGGGCAAATGCCCGAAATCAGGATGTATCAAGAAAGTAGGGAGTGATTGGCGAGTGGTCAGTAACAAGACCGGTAAATTATGGCCGGCTAAGTACAAGTCTAAGGAGAAAGCTAAAGGAGCCTTGGCTGCTTATCACATGCATTAGCGTATAAACGGGTACATGATTTATTATGTGCCCGTTTCGTGTTTTTAGGCTTATGAGATTATAGTTATCTTTGTGAAAAATGTAGTATATGTCTAAGAAGAATAAACCGGAGGAAATCCCATCGTGGATAAAGGATTTATATAAGGAGGATCTTGATCGTGTCGTAAGAGGCGAGCGTCCTATGTATTTCAGGGGTATGGATGATAGTCCTTTGAGAAACGTGTCCCCGGAGTTTGATATCCTTAGCGGAGGAGCCGCAGTTAAAGGCATGAATGGGATAAGAGGTGCGTTGTCCCCGTTGAATAATGGCATGGGTAATTATAATTTCAGTATCAGGGGTATAAATAAGAAGATCGGTGGGTTGGTTGATGAGGCGGGGCTATATTTACCTGAGAAATTAAGACCTGTATATCGGACTGTGGTGGATGCTATGTCGAGTTCCAAGGATAAGGGGTTGGGTCATATCACGCAGCCGTTGGCCAACGCCCTGTACCCAGCGGACGAGCGACGGGACCGGCGTCTGGAAGGGGAGCATCCCGTTGGTTATGTGGATGCCATAGACGGTATATGGCCCATGGAGAAATATGGGCTATGGGGAGAAAAAATTGAGAGGAAGCAAGATGGAGGAGAAACAAGAGAGTCTGTTCTTGATAGACCTAGATTCGGGAGCAGGGTATTGGATAATTACGTAGCTTCTGCTCACCCGGTTTTGTCAATAATATATGATATCGCTAATTCAAGGTACACTGATGGCCCTACTCGCATAAATAAAGCTGCGTATTCATCAATAGATCCTATGGGGAAGAATCCGGAATGGTATGAGTATCCTGTTCATTTTATGAAGATGTTCGGGAAATATATATCTGGTGATTTTAATAACAAGTTATATGGCGATAGTGATAATGATGATTTAGGCACAAGAACTAGTGATGAGGCTTGGGCTAAATACAATAAACTCCCTTACGATGAGTCTGTATTGATAGATAATGGTGATGGTACGTATAGTATACGAAAGGAATTATCTAATAGGATGATACCTGATTCGTCTATCGTAAGGAATAGGATTGATGTGAATAGGAGTCTGTTTGATAAGGAAACTAAGGAATACAATGAAGGACTTATAAAAGCTTTAAGTGATGCCGATCCAGAGGAGTATGAGAGGATTCAGAGGGAATATAAGGATCTGAAAAGGGTAAGAGAGGGTGCCATATCAGCGGACGAGATGAATATAAAAGGGTTGAGGTCTCTTTATGATAAGGGGTATGGTGTCGTGAATGAGTATAATTATAGGGATCGTAGACTTGATAAGAACGAGACGGGTCCTCATAGTGTACTTGGTGATTATACGATATATCGTGACAAGGATATGGGCGGATACAGATATAGGGATGTATATGATTTCAATCCCGCTGTCCAGTTTCTTTTGAATGGGGATGTATTTAAGATAGATGGTAGTATTGATAAAAAGGATAGAGGAGGTTCGGTAAATACAGGGAGGGCTTATGGTTCTGGCAAGTATGTAATTGATCCTCGTAGATCAGAGGATAGTAAGATGGCTGTATATGACGAGATATGGGATTATCTGACCGACAAGAAGGGAATACCACAAACGCAAGCTATCGGTATCCTGTCGAACATCGCCGCCGAGTCCGGAGGGGACACCGAAGCCCTAGGAGCCGCCGGTGATTTTGGCATCCAACAATGGCTTGGACCGAGGAAGAAGGAGCTACAGCGCAGGTATGGGAAGAAACCGACATTAACCCAACAACTGGATTATCTCGTGGATGAGTATCAAGGCAAGGTCCCGGGGTTAGGTTGGAATTACATCAATCAAGGAAAGTTTTTTGACAAGGACGCTCAAGGTAATGTATATAATTACTATATGTATTCTAAATCCGATTTCGATAACGCCGTCAACTACAAGGACGCTACCGTGGCATGGAATCAAGGATACGGTAGGCCTCTTGGATCGACCTTAAGAAATGAGAAGAGATTTGAGTTCGCTGATATGTTCGCTAATAGGTATGGTGTCCCGGAGAACGAGCCAATGAGATACGAGTTCGGACAGCGGGATTCGGGCACGGGGGACGGAGGTCAGCAGCCCGTACCTGAGACGGTAGCCCCTGCCGATCCTTCTTTGGCTTCTCGCCCATCTATGGATATTTGGTGGGAGAAGGAAGGCCAAGACCTGTTATATAAGATGCTAGCTCAATCCGGCGCTAACAAGAAATCTATAGAGGACATCGCCAATAATATTAAGAATGATTCTCAATCGGAGGCGCAGATAGCGGAGGCCGAGCGTATGCGTAGGGAACAGGCAAAAAGGCAGTTGGTTCTTAATATGATACCGGGGTTAAGCCTTAACATAAAAGGTGTGAGCAGAAATAATAGTTAGTATTTTAATGATAAATAATTTGTTATGAATAAGTTGTTGTTTTTATTTGATATGTTATTTAAGGGGACTTGTTTTACCCCCCCTCTAGTAGTTTAGGATGGGAGAATAGATGGGTAGATGCTATGGCTGATGATAGGAGGATGGTTATAGCATTGTTAGTAAAATATCTAAGGGGAGGTATGTTATGAGAAGACGTGTAATGATAGGTCCCAAAAGCTTGGATGTATTGTATACATACACTTATAATAGTAATAATTACCATACATTTGTAGCTCCAAAGTCGGCGTATTATTATGTTGAGTGCTGGGGTGGTCAAGGTAATTATGGTTACAATGATAGCGAAGATAGGTTTACCAGATCTAATGACCCTGGGTATGGTGGATATGTGGCTGGATTTATCAAGTTAGTTGGTGGTGATATCATTTATGTGTATTGTGGAAATGGTGGACTTAAGCAGACGAGTAATGTTGTAAAATATAATTATAATGGAGGAGGTTCAGGGCATTCAATGACTAATGAGAGTTCTGGAAGGTATATCTATGAGGGAGCCGGGGGCGGAGCTACAGATTTGAGGTTGTCCAACAATAGCGATCCTCTAAACGTAGATTCTTTAAAGACCCGTATTATGGTAGCCGGGGGAGGCGGTGGAGGATGTGAGTATTATTTTATTGGGCATGGAGGATCAGCGGGAGGGTTGAAGGCGTATCTGGGGGGCTATGCCAAGGGAACTCCTGCATCCCAAGTGGCGGGAGGATCTAACTCCGGCAATAATTTAACTAACGGAAATGGGGGTCTATTAGGAGTGGGAGGAGGATGTGGTTTTGATGGCGGTTCGTATTCCTCTGGTGGAGGAGGAGGCTTTTATGGAGGACCAAGCGGCGGGATATCGTCGAACGCTATTCAAGCTGGTGGTGGAGGGTCCTCGTATATATCCGGTCATCCGGGATGCGTGAAATATGATAAATATGTATTTACTAACACTAAGATGATAGACGGGAACGGGTTCGTATGGACAGATGTGAAGGGGGAATTAGAAAAAATGCCTAATCCTTTGGGTGGATTATATGATTTAGGAAAGGGACATATAGGCTCTGGATATTGTCGTATATCTATATTCTAATAAATATTTATATATCTAATCAGTTTAGTGTTATATTTGCGAAGTAATTAAACGTTTTAGATATGAAAAGATTGTTATTTTTATTTGCTATGTTATTGACGCCGTTCGTTTTGATGGCGCAAGAGGTAATCCCATCAGAAGGGGCTATCACTATTGATTTAACTACCTTCACCGGCATCATGGCTTTCGTCACGATGTCAGCTACGCAGTTAGCCAAGGTTGTGCCGTATATTGACACCCATAAGTGGGCTAAAGTCCTATCCGCCGTAGTCATAGGTATGCTGGTTTGTATATTAGCGTGGCTACTAAAGGTGTCTCCATTGCTTATAGGGAGTGAATGGTGGGAGGCTCTATTATATGGAGTGGCTGTAGGTCTCAGTTCTGCCGGTTTCTATGATTTGGTTAAGGCTATAGGATCATTATTCATAAAAAGAATTTAATTCTGTACATAATAATAGCATTTGCTGAGAGACTCATCGTTGTGAAATGATGAGTCTCTGTTTTTTTAAATTATCTTTGTGTCAGAACGAAATTAATTAGACATGAGCAAATACGTAATCAAGAGGAAGATACCTAAATATCAAGAGGCCGGGGAAGTCGGGTCGTATATGCTTGGTAATATGGACGGTATACAAGGGTTAGGTATAGAACCTTTGGTGAATACCAACCAAGGATTACCTGCGCCGGTCAATCCGCTAGGGATATATTCTTTGGATACTCCAGATCAGTTGAGGACTAAATATGCTAATGCTTTTGATCAGGATAATGTGTTTCCGGCTAGCTTCAAGGGTAGTTTGCAACGTATAGCTGAGAATTATCAGGACAATGGTATTACGCTTAATAACATAACTGTTAACGATGTTGATAAGTCTAAGACCGGTTCAGGCGAGACGGATGTTTTTGATTTTACTACCATCCCTTACTATGGCGCTGATGATATAGGGTCTAGATTCACTCAGATGGGTCGTGGTATAGGGCGTATGAGAAGCGAGGGATATGGAGATTTATCCACCGGGGCTAAAACAGCTAATACGATAACCACCATAGCCTCAGGAATTAGTGGTATCATGGGGTTGGCTCGTAACGTGGTTTCCGGGATAGCGTCAGAGAAAGGTACTCGTACCAATATAAGGTTGGCTCAGGAACGTGAGGCCAGACAAAGAAGACAATCCCAGATGCAGTATAAGGATGGTGGGGGTGTTTATCTAGGACCTAATAATAGGTTCGATAGCGGAAGCCTTACCGGTGAGTACCTATATCCGTTACCTAAGTCGATGGAAGATCAAGCCAACGTGGAGGTCGAGAAGGGCGAGTACGTGGAGCAGCCCGGAGAGGCGCCGATGGAGGCCATGGGGCAGAAGCATGCCGATGGGGGAACGCCTGTTTCTTTGGAGCAGGGTACGGAGGTTATTACCGATGACACCATCATAGAGCCGGACTTCGCTAAATACATTAGGGATACGTATGGTATTAAGGCTACACCAAAGGATACGTACGCTACGTTAATGGATAGATATAAGGTTAAGATCGGTCTTAAATCAGCTTACGATGATCAGAAAAAGGCGCTGGAGAAGCTGAAGAAGAACGATAAGATAGATGACGAGAATACGAGGCGTTTAAACGCCTCCGTATTATCTAAGGCTATAAATGATAGCAACGATACCGTTAATGGATTAGAGGGAAGATTTACGGACTTCGCTAATGTCATATACAAAGAGCAGGAAGACCGGAAGATGAAGAAGGATGAGGATACGTATTTCGCTAAGGGTGGTGAGATAGATAACATCATATCCAGATCTATGAAAGAATACGGTCTTACGGAGGAGGATATAGCTGAGGCTAAGAAAGAGCTGCTTAAGAAAGTGGCTGGTATTCGCCAGAAGATGGAGATAGGAGGCACGTCTTTGTTCGGTCGTAAATTAACTTTCCGCCCGATCGAGAATAGGTTCAACAATGATCCTAACTATTTCGGTTATCAACGCCAAGGAACTGATGGCTCTTATGGAGGTATTAATACGGATGAGAGGTTGAATTATTATAAGACATTCAATCCGGTCGCTTACGATGCTTATATGGGAGCTTCAGAGGGCGCTAGGGCTAGGGCATTGCAAGACGCTATCTACGGTCAGACAAGTAGCTGGATGGGCTTGGCTACGGCTGAGAACCCGATCATCGCCAACGCCGAGGCGCTTCGGGATTACACGACGCTCGTTTCCTTTGGCGGTGAGGATAGTCAAGGTAATTACCCGGAAGACAAGAAAGCCGCATATCATGATAGGATGAGAGACAATAAATTAGGTTTGTTTACCACATCTCGCCCTATGATCGGTCTAGACGTTGTTACAGAGGAACAGCATAAGGCTCTTAACGATGCTGGTATCACCCATTTTAGCCAACTATTCTCTGACAAGAACAAGGATGTCGTTAATAAGATACTTGGGGAGGATATGCTTAAGATGCAGGCATTGAGATCCATGAAAGGAATGGAAGGTCTTGATTTTATACTTGACCCTCATAAGGTGGCTCCCGGTCCTATGGATATAGGTGATGTGGAGGAACCTGATGTTAAACTGGATATGCCTGAGCTGATTGATCCCAATACACTCCCTAAGACCAATACAAATGCCGGTAAGTCGAACAGCGGCAATGGAGGCAGGAATATAGTGGGTGGCGGTCTTGACTTCCCCGAGGTATTTAGGATGACCCCGGGAGCCGTGACAACGGAAGGTCTGGAAAGGCATTACGCTCCTACCGTGGATCCGGTGTTGAGATCGGCTGATCAGTATATGGTTGAGGCCAATCGTGCTTTCCAATCACAATTGGATCAGATGGGTAATGTCCCGGATTCCCAGAGAGGGGCTTTATCATCCAACCTACAGGCGATATTAAGTTCCAATATAGGTAAGTATATAAATGAGGTAGAACAAGGGAACGTGGCTCAAAGGACTTGGGCTGATAATGTCAATGCTCAGTCATGGGCTAATACGTACGATAAGAATATAGCCCAACGTCAAGCTTACCAGCAACGTATATTGCAGGGATTGGCTATAAATGACGAGAACTGGGCCAGGTATTTCGATAGCGTAAATGACGAGATCCAGCAGAAGTGGAATACGGCTACGACCATGAATACATTAAGGTCTATATTCGGGGATGTCAAGATCGGTTCTAATGGACAGTTGATCGCTGATCCTCAGGGAGATATATTGAGTTATAGGAGATTATATCCTGCTCAGGAAGTAACTAAAGGCAAGAAAGGATAAAGGATGGCTTCACAATATAGTATATTAAGGAATTACGGCAAGTATGTATCGCCCTACAACATGGATGTCATGATGCAGGGGATGGGGTACATGCAGCAGAAGATAGATACCAATCGGCAGGCTATAAACGAGTATGCTGATTATATTATCAATTCTGACATTATAAAACCTCAGGACAGGGAATATCTTCAGAACAGGTTAAATGGATTGATACAGGACGTGAATAACGTGTATCGTAAATCTAATTTGGCTTCTGACGGTATAGCCAGAAGTATACAGGCTCGTCTTGGAGAAGCTCTGGATACCCGTGTGTTGAACGCTATTGCCGGCACTAGGGAATATAGATCTTTCTCGCAGAAGATCGAGGATATGAAACTCAATAATCCAAAGCAATATAGCGCTATAAATGAGGCTGTCGCTTTGTTGCCATTTTATGAATGGGTTAATGATGGTCAGGTTGGGACAAGGATGAATCCTATTCATTATACTCCTTATACGGATTATAATGAGGAAATGAATAAGATGATGAAAGATTTCGTTAGTCTTAATAAAGGAAAGAAGTTTTCTGTTCCTGAAATAGTGGATGGTAAACCTACAGGGAGGATGAGGGATATTACTGTTGATGAGATGAGTCAATCTCAAATTAGATCAATAGCGGCTAGGTCTATATCTCAGAATGCTAAAGCTCAGATGCAGATAGAGGGACAGTATTTAGCCATGACCAATCCTAGCATGTTTAGTGGTATGACTACTGAACAGTTTGTTAATAAATATGTTTCTGGGTTTGACGCTGAAGAGAGCGTTCTTTTAGCCAAGCTCAAAGGGGCGGAGGCCAGCCCTTCCGCTAAGGCGGCTATCGAGGCTTCGTTGCAGGAGGTTCGGGAGCAGCGCCGTGCGTTAGTGGAGGAAGCTACATCCTTTATTGGCAACAACATGAATCCCGCTAGGGCAGGGGAGTTTATTGTCCGTAACGAGTTTCTTGATGGTGTATCTGCTAGATGGTCATACAATAATTCATCAGAAAGTTATAGTGCGGATGATTATTATTTTAAAGTAAGAGATCTTGATTTCAAGGAGCGGGAGTTCTCATGGAGACAAAAATCCAAGGAAATAGATCAGAATCTTAAGCTTAGGGAGATAATGACTAAAGAAGGTGGTAACAGTCCCGGCGCTTCTTCAGGTGTTATGATTGAGCTAGAAAAAGTTCAGCCTAATGTCACTCCTGAAAATATATTTGACAATCAGTATATTCAGAATGAAAACAATATATCAACAGGAGAGAAGGATTTAATATCGTCTTTAAACCCTGTTGATTTACGAGGTATAGAGAACGATATACAAAACAATCCCTCTATATATCCAGGTGGTGTTAATAGTGAGAATATTATGGCATGGATTACCAATAACGGTGGCGGGTCTAGTTCTGTGTTATCATCACCAGAAATGGTAGGTAGGTATGAGGCCCTTATGGCGGCGAATGATAATAGGAAGAAATATAGTAAGATAATGGACGAGGAAGTTGATTATCTTACGAATGCTTTTGATGTCGCTACGAAGAATATCCTTAATGATGCTATCAAAGATCAAAACTATGTTACTGGTGGTATTGATACATATACTGATAATGGTATGGTTAACGCAAGGGATGTTGGTAAGAATGGAGCGGTTATTGGAGGAAGGGAGTATTCTCCGGAAGACGCTTTGAAAGTTTCTTCTATAGTTGGATTGATAAGCGAAAACATCAACTACACGGATAGGTCTATAGCTAATACGGAGTTGATGAGATCTTATATAAATCTGTTAAATAGATATTCGGGAGAAAATTTCACTTTGGATGATATAGATAATATAGCCAAAACTTATAGTCGTGTAGATAATCCAATAATGAATAGTGATGATGCCAATATGACTAATAGGGATAAAATGATCAAGATCATAGGTAAGAATATGTCTAGAGCTGATGGCCCTACGCTTAGAAGGGAATGGTCTTCTTCCAATGTAGGTCGTAATATAGCTAAGGCTGTTCAGGATTCTAAAACAGTCTATGAAAGAAGATATGATGAGTTTGCTCCAAGATCATGGTCATTTTCCAATTCTACCAACGCTTCTAAAGAGGATAGGCGTATGCATGCTAAATTAGAGAGTCTGCTTTTGGCGAGAGCCGGTTTCTTGAATAAAGATAAAGATAGTAGACTTAATAATTATATATTGTATGCTCGTCCTACAGATAATCCTAATACATTTGATTTGGTAGCTATGGCTGGTGGAAAGAATATCGCTACGGTTCAAGTTACTAAAGAAGAATTAGATAGTATGGGGTATAGTTTGTATGAAAGGGAAAGAAATGTGAGATCGGAAGATTATGAATCCAAGATCATTCCTGTGTCTTTTTCTGCTACAACCAATAGACCTTACCAGAAATGGGCGCAGGCTAATTCGCTTGGCGCTTTCGCTACTGTCGAGAATGCGGCGGAGGAGGCTTCTAGGATGGTTGATAAGTATGATATTCAGAGTAATGATCTAGCTACATCTGAGCTTAATAAGAGGGCTATTAGGATAATTAATACGGTTTTGAGGAATTACAAGTCGTATGATGTCAAAGCTAAGGGATTCCCCGGAGGGGTTGAGGTTGGTATTTATTTCCATGGTCAAGCAAAGACTGGGACACCGCTTAAGGTATTAGAGTATAATACTGATTATGCTGATAATATCATGAAAATCATAAATATGTGTCCTCAGATGTATCTTACTCAAGCTGTGGTTGAGGCTATTAATAAGGATGTTATTGTAAAGGGTAGGGATATTAATGAACAGCATTCTGACCTTAGCAATCTTCTTTCGGTGTTGGATAAAGAGACCATAGATAAAATAGATGGTAAAAATGAACAGCAACAATAATAATGATATGGGGAATGTGATGAGGGATCAGGGATATTATGTTCCGACTCCATCCATTCCATCCCCTATGATTTCTGGGGACAATATTTCTTCTATCCCTATTCCTGTCGGGATGAGTAGTTCATCGGATATGGATAATGATGTTTTATCCAGGGAGGGGAGTAGAAGCATACCGTCATTGGTTGAGGGTATAAAAAAATCTGTAGAGACATCTTATCATGATGACGTAAGAGCCAGAAACTCGCTTTTCCAGATGATAAATGAGGTAGGTATACCTAGGGGTAATTATGATATAACTGGGAGCAGGATCAATCTTCGTGATTCAAGATATAGGTTATCAACAGGTGAGTGGATTCCTAAATATGAGAATTATATCAATAATATAGATAATGACGATCGTCTATCGAGAAGTCAAAGTGGTTGGGAGAAAACTTATAGAGGATTAGGTAAGTTTATTTATAAGTCTGCTTTGTATGGAATAGGTGGAGTAGGTCAGTCTGTTTATGGATTAAAGGAGCTTGTTACAAAAGGGACGTTATCAGCTATGTATGATAACAGTTTTGCCAGATGGTTGGATGATATGGATAAGCGTGGTGATTATACGCTTAATCATTATTACAGTAAGGAGGAGCGAGATGCCGGATTTCTTAAAAGTATGTTTACAACCAATTTCTGGACAAATGATCTTTTGTCGGGGGCTGCATTTACGGCTGGGGCTATCTTGTCGTCTTATGCTTTCGCTGGCGCTGGTCTTATGAATGCCGCCCGTATGGGGGCTAGGATAGGAGCGACTGTCGCTGGATTAGGTAGGGCTGCTTCCGCCACGAAGAGCGGGTTTAACTCCATGCTGAGGGCCGCCCGCATAGGACGAGGCATAGGCAAGGGTTTGGACAACCTAACCTTTATTGGCACGTCAACGCTTTGGGAGGCTTCGGTAGAGTCAAGGAGTGGGTTGATGGAGTCTGAGGAAAACTTCAAGCAGGCTTACAGAAATGCCTATGGTAGAGAAGCCTCGTATGAGGAGCTTATGAGGTTCAGAAATGACAACGTCGATGCCGCCAATACTATATTTGCCGCTAATATCGGTATTCTTACATTGTCTAACATAGCTATGTTCGGTGATATGTTTGGTATGGATCTTGGTGTGGATAAGTTTATAAAACGCAATATATTTGGCGTAGGCGCCGAGAGGATGGATAACGGGACATTGAGGGCCATAACGCCTAAGAAATGGCAGAAAATAGCCGGGAATACGTTCAATATTATCAAGCGCCCAGTGTCAGAAGGTCTTTATGAGGAAGGTCTTCAGGGAGTGGCTAGCAAGTCCGCCGAGGATTGGGTAGAATCAAGATACAATCCTATGGCTATCCGGCAGAATATAGGCTATATGGAGGCTATAAAGAACGGGTTCAAGGAAACATACGGGTCTAGTCAAGGCTGGAAGGAGATCGGCATCGGTATGATTATCGGATCGGTTATGGGTGGAAAGACCTTTGGAGGTATAAAGGAATGGAGCCAAGACATGTCCAGGAACAAGGGGATGGTGGATGCCTACAACGCCAATGCTGGCGCCTTGACTACCGCCGCTATCCGTGCTATTCGTGGCAGTATGGCCCTTAACGCTCAATTATCCGGCGTAGATACATCGTACGAGAGTGATGGTAGGATTATAAACAAGGATTTCAGTGACGCCGTATTCAATCGTCTTCGTTATGATTCGGAGATGGGGATGCTGGATGATACGAAGGAGAATTTCAGGACGGTAGTCGAATCTATACCTAATAGCGATATAGCGTCCGATATGAATATGACGGATGAGCAGGTCAATGAGTATAAAGCCGATCTTGTCAACGAGTTTAATAAGAAGGTGGATAATTTCATTATGGCCAACAGATTCGCCGACTCACTTACTGAGGGTATCCCGAACAGGTCTTTTAACGCCTATATCTCCAATATGGTATATAACGGTATTGAGGCTAAGGATAATTTGAATGATATCACCAATCAGTTAAACAGGATATATAAGACGGGTATAGGTGATGCCCTTGATATATACTCTCATCTTAATCCTGATTCAAGCAAGGCTCTCGAAAAACTCCGGAAGCTGACGAATGATATACGGAAGATGGAGAGGAATATTTTAAATACTCAACAAAAGGTTGCATCGAAGGAAGCAATTGAGTCTGATAAGACTAAGTTGGCTGAGGAGAATGATAGGCTTCTTAAATTGACGGAAGAAAGAATTGCCTTGGAGAGAAAGTTAAGCACGTTGATTAATTCAGATGTGGATATATCTAAGTTATCTTTAAATGATAATGATTCTAAGATTAGCGTCTCAGATCTTATGGCGGCTTATGAGACTATAGTTGATTTTGAGAATGCCGTGTCTACCCGTGGGGTCGATAATCATAAAGAGGCCATGGCGTTGCTTAGCGAGTATCGTCATAATCTTGTGGCTTATAAGAATATAAACGAGTCTCTTCGTCGTATGCGTGACAGAAGATTCATCCGGGCGCAGGAGCGCGGGTTCATGAAGATATTGTCGAACGCATGGGGTAAGACTTATGAGGAGGATGATAGCAAGTATGATTTCAGGAATACTGATAATCCTGAAGCAAACGCCCTTTACGCTAATGATCAAGCCATAGACAAGGCTTACCAAGATGGTCTTATAGGAGAGGATGAGGCATTTATGTTCAAGACATATAATCATATGATAGCCAGATCTATGGAGAATGAGATTAAGGCTGATGAAAGTAATATAGTTGAGAGGGTTCCTGATGATGAGGATATTATAAATCCTTCAGATGATAGAGCCAATGATATAGCCATAAAGATCTGGAACGGTAATGAGGATATTTTATCTCCTAGGGAAAAGCAGATATATGATAACAATAAGGATCGTATTAATAATCTTGTAAAAGGATTTGGCGATAATCCTATAGCTAGGATAAATAGGGCTAAGTCAATGATAGATAGATTAAAGATCAATGATAATGTATCAGATAATATTAAGGATAATATTGATGATATCATAGATATGAATATTAATGGTCTTGATCAGGATCAGGTTAAGGAGGCTATAAAGACCTATAACGATCTTATGAATGAGGCTGACAATGGCAATGAGGTTGATCAGGATAAGCTTAATGAGACTATTGATATTATCAATAATTATTCCGATGGGGCTCTTCTTCAATTCGTGGAATGGATGAGGTTGTATGATAACGGAAGTATAGCTGTCAAAGATTACGATAAATCCATACCTATGGGTGATGTCCTCACAGAGAGCGAACCCGGGACATCCACCGGCAGGACGGAGGTCAACGCCGCCCAGAATCCGGTGGTGTTGATGGCTCAAAAGAGGGAGATCGGTGGGGTCATGTATTATGAGGTAGGAGGAATGAGGCTTGACAGGTTTATGGCGGGATCCGGGCTTAAGGCTCTCGTCACGCCCGGTGAATATGTTATGGATGATAAGGTGGTGATGGATTTCACTGACGGGACGAACATGTTCAGCGTTATTGAGTCCAAGAATCATTCAAGATGGATGATTAGTGAGGATGACGCTCAGGCTTTCGAGAACGCTACCGGTGTCATACTGGGGCGGCAGACCGCCTTATCGACCTCCAACTGGTTCATGGTGTATCGCAAGGGGCAGGATGGGTCTATTGTCCCTTATTATACGGGTGATACGTTTGGGTCTAACAACGAGTCGGTGAATCAGGAAGCAGCGGCTAGCCTTCGCAAGGGTGATATGGTAAGGTTTAAGATGGATATGTCAGATCCATACACCAAGGGACTGTATGATAAATACAATAGCCTTAACGCCGTTGATCCTAATTCTGATGAGACTAAGTCGGCTTACAGAGAGCTGGTTGATAATATGGTTATTAAGATCGTGGATAGCGATGGCAATTTCGTCTCGGTACTGAAAGCCAATGACCCGGACTCAAAAGGAAGTAACGCTGATTTAAGGAGTATGGCCTTTGAGTTGTATAGGGATAATGTAGGATCTGTCGCTGGCGAGATTGATATACCGTTCGTAGGCACAGTTACCAGTGTTTTGCCGGGAAGACCTAATTTTAGCATAAGTGATGATAATGGTACGTTGATGGTATCCGAAAATGACTTTACCAATGAGACGGTTGGTAAGGTCGAGAGCGTAGGATATATAGAGAACGGGGAGGTTACGATGAAGGATAATATTAGGTATAACATATTCCCGTTCTGTACGGCTATCGTTAGGGACAAGTATGGTAATTATAAAAATTCGCGTATCCCGGTTGTAGCTATAAAGACAGGAAATGGAAGAAATTACCTGTACCCCGTAAGATTGAAAAATCAGGATATATCATCATTCTCATCCATGATCGGATCGATGGCTGATAGGATTATGGAAGGTCTAGGCGGAGGCGTAAGTATTGATGATATAATGGATCTTAATAACGCTATAGCCAGATCCGGGTTGGATAATAAGACATATATGATTCCGTTGACGGGAGACGTGGATGTTATCAAGAAACGGCTAGGGGCTGTCAAGGAAGCGGCTAGTAAGATGCCTATGACTACTGACGTAAGAGGGTGGACAGGCGGTTCCAGGACTAAGGAGGATATTTTGATGAATGACGTTACGATCAACATCGATCTTAATAACGATCCTTTCATAGCCCCTAAGTTCAGGATGAGTATCAGGAGGGATGAGACGTTCTTCGAGGAGGTTGTGACCCCGTTCGGCAGCCTGTCTGACCTCCAATCGGGGTCCGCCTCGCCCGCGAAGGCTGCTGAGGATAGGTCTTTGGTTTCCGACGGTAACGTAGTATCCGGAGAAAATGAGGCGGAAAATCCTTGCTAAATTAAATATCTTGACTTATCTTTGCGGCGTCAGTCCATCACCTGACGAGTAAGATATTTAAAAGTTGGTCCCTGTCGGGTGTGTGATGGCCCCGGTGGGGACTCTTTATATTATGCAATTAGATGCTTTTTTACACCGGAAAATTATGCAAGACCTACGCATCCAGCGAGTAAAGGTCTTGATGATGTTATACACCAGTAACTATTTTGTCGATGTCAGACAAAAGCAGTTGCTTGATCATACATACGCATTAAGCAGGGATCAGGCTTTTGACTATATGACTGAGTTCAATAAAAGGCTTAGTGATAAGGTTGGTATAAAATGTACGATGGATATCCTTCTACCTACCGATGATGATAATGCTAACATCATAATCGAGCACAATGGCATCATCAAGAAGCTGATGAGAGAGGCTGAGAAACTAGAACTTGATACTGATGCTATCAAGGTCATGATGCGTGATCTTCTTGATGAGTTGAAGGATGATATTGATCTTAATATCCTGATATTTGACGTAAGCCAGTTACTTATAAAATACAATCTATTTAGGTTGGAGGCTATAACAGAGCAGGAGTTCAAGAACTCTTTTGTCAGAATGGATAGCAGGAATATGGAGATAAAGAAACTAACTTTATCTGATATCAAGAAGGTGGTGATGATGATGGAGGATAGGTATGATTATGCATTGTATATGACAGAGGAATATAATTGATTACATTTTTTGTAAAAATATATCCTGTTTGTTTGTAGTTTCAAAATAAGGTCTTATATTTGCGGTGTCTATCCGTTGCTAGACCAGAAGAAGATATTAATATCGCTTAGGCGTAGGCGATAAATGAGAGTCGCCAGTGGAGTAACGGACGCTGGTGGCTCTCGTTGTTTTTATATTATGGATAATAATTTAAAATTGTTTGAGAATCCTGATTTTGGGGATGTGAGAGTATTGTTGGATGAGAAGCATGAACCATGGTTTGTAGGTAATGATGTAGCTAAATGTTTAGGGTATGCAGATCCTAGGGATGCTGTAAGAAGGTTGGTAGATGACGAGGATTGTAAAATGCTGAGATTGTCAGAAGATAGGGAGGCCTACGATTTCACCCCTATTCACAATCAATATGTTAGCCAGATAAAGATTATTAATGAGTCTGGTATGTATACTTTAATTATGTCATCTAAGAAGGAGTTCGCCAAGAAATTTAAAAGATGGGTAACATTGGAGGTTCTTCCTTCTATTAGAAAAACAGGTTCTTATTCTATGCCATCTAACAATATGCCATCAAAGAATGAACTTCCATCTGATTATATAGAGGCATTAGAGGCTTTGCTTAAATCGGAAAAGGAGAAGCGTGCGTTAGCTGAGGCGAAGAAAGCGGCAGAGGAAGCCAAAAGGATATCTGATAATATCATTAAAGAACAAGCTCCTATGGTTGAGTTCGCTAAGACAGCCGAAATAGCCCAAGAGACAGATATGTTGATCAGAGAGGTTCGGGAGAAGTTGGAGGCTCATGGTTATGATATAGCGGAGAAGAATCTTCGTATATTGCTTGAGGATAATAAGTTCTTCGCTAAAACCGGTAAAAGATGGTTGTTATCCCAAAGGATGATAGATCGTGGTTATGCTCGTTACAGATATCGTGATGACGATGAGTTTTATGGAACTAACACTGTTTATGTGACTCCTAAGGGATTCCAGTGGATCGTGTCTAAGATATCTAGGGAATGGATGTCTAGGTTCTTGGAATTAAAAGGTAGGGTTCTCAGTAGATCAGATAAGGATATTTTCGCTAAACGATAAACTCCATTTTTTATAATTTAGGATTGAGTTTTTGCCTATCCGTGAGGATCGGCAAAAAGATTTGTACTTTTCGGAGAAACATAAGGTTTGTTATTATTGTTATTTGGCTCCCGTCCGCTCGTGAGAGTAGGCGGGATTTTTTATATCTTTGTGTCAAAACGATTTAGCAATGGGAAGATCTTGTTATGTGATAAAAAATAAGGAGGGTGGGGTAGATAATGTCCTTGCACCTAACAACCAACCATCCGGATTATACCAAAGGGCGATGGAGGTGCTGGGCGACCAGAAGCAGGCCTTATCGGTCTGGGGTACGGCCTACTCCACCGACTTCGTGTCTTTCTTTGGCGATTGGATGTCCATGCCATCGGAATATGACCTAGATAGTAACGGGGAACCTAGGTATGATGATGTCATGTCCTTTATCAAGCGGAAGAACTATTTCGCTGGCAATTTCATGGCCGATGAGGTTAAGGATATCAATAACACCCTTACTTCCTTGGGAGTCGATAATATCAACGATCTTAATGATATGATCATATCCAATTTCCTCTCCGGTGGTGATATATTTCTCAATAGGTACAATCTTGAGCGATCCGGGATGTATGACGCCGATGAGATTGATAATATCATGACCAACAGATCGGCGTATGAGCGGGTAAGGGATATGATGAGGAGGGTTGTCGATTTTATGTCTGACGGGGATCTTAATGAGAAGGATATGTATTTCCTATCCTCCGAGTCAGGCCTTGGTGATGATTATATGATATATGAGGATACATATGACTCGTTAGGGAAGAGAAAGGTCTTGAATCCAATGGAGGTAAGGGATACGATCATGAGGGCGGTAGGCGGTATCAGCGACCGCCGGGAGTTCGATCAGGCTTTCGCCTCCATCCCATACCCTTCCTTGGCACTCCGGTATCAGGATGATCAGGATTACGCAGATCGGATGTATGACACGTATCGTAATATGACCCGTATGGAGGTTAGGGATCAGGAAGGGAATACGATTACCGACTCATGCTCCAATAGCACCATACCGTATATCAGTACGCCTAAGGACATGAAAGCCCTAAGGGGTAAGGTTGGGGAGATAATCGATATGGATGATTTTAAGGACATCAAGGACGTTTCCGGACGTCTGTATGACATAGCTATGGATCTTGCCGACATGGGCGTGGATATAAGCGAGGCGATCAGTGATGAGATGGTTATATCCAGACCGGAGGATATCCGTGATCTTATGGCGTCGCTGGATGTCATGTTATCTTCCATACAGGCCGGCAATTCGGTATACGATAGCTTTATCTCCGATCTTGATAGGATAACAGGAAAAGGGAATCCGATATACGAGGTTCAGGATACTTATTCTACCGGTGATAGGATGGTGTATGTAAGGTCCGGGAATACATCCCCTTCCGATATGTATGATAGGAGCATGTTGTATATGGGTAGGAATACGTACCACAACACAGCCCCGATAACCGACACCGATCAGGCCTATGAGATGTTGGCCGATATCGGGATAGAGCGGCCCTCGTACTTGCCGGCTGGCGTGGTTCCTGCCGGGGCTTCTCGATCCGATATTGACGTGATCAAGGATAACATAAAGAAGCTAGTTATGTCCAACATCTCATCCTCGAATACTGAGAACATGATCCTTACCAGATTAATATATCAGCATCCCGTAACCCCTAAGATGGATGATGTCGATATTGATCGGGAGTTCAGGAGATACGAGGCTAGGCAGGGAAAGGATCGTGATTTTATCAAATCCTGTACATCGTTGAGGAAGATCCAGATCAAGGAAAGGTTAAAAAAATCGGATTTATATAATAATGTCTTACGTTTCCTTGATTTTAATGGATTTTATAATGTATCTTTGAACCACCATGACAGAAGTACGTTAAAAAGCATGGAGATGTCGTTGCCGGAAGGTCAGGTAAGGGATCTTCTGTTTGACGTGGCTATCGAGTCCGGTGACAGTAGCATGAGAAACCTTTTCTATCTGGATAGACAGGATAGGATGATGGATGCCGGGTTTTATAGGTATCTGTACCAAAGGAATCCGGGCCTGCTCCGGGAGGTCAACGGCGGCGTCGAGGCGAGACCGGACGGTTCGTTCTTGGCTCGTGGAAGGTATGATGATTTCGTGTCGTTCCAATCCGGCTTATATGAGAAGATAGGTGAGACGGTTGATGGATCAATATATAGGTTCGTCGATGATCTTATATACTCCGATCCATCATCATATCAAGAAAACATGGTACGAAGGATGGGTGACGTTACGGTAAGGAGTGACGATAACCGCCTGTCAAGGATAGAGGATAATCCCTTATCCAGTAAGATAGTTAATGAATACACTGCTAATACAAATAAGTTGATGCGAGATTTTTCGTGTAGTTAATCTCTCTTTGACGTCGTGAGACGTTTTCTTTCGAGCATTGAAACATTGAATTTATAGATTTGCATGAATCCGGGCCGTAGTGATACGTTCCGGATTTTTTGTCTTGTATCGGTTCTTATTAATCCCATTTACAAGACATGACGTACTTTGATGATGACACATATCAAGATCTTAGGCCTGTTAATTTTTGAACTTTGTAACGCCCACTATCAGGTGGGGTTATTATTAATTCAAAAATAAATAGACATGGGTACAAGTGGAGACAAAATCGTGCTGTTAGACGGCATGGGTTCCGGGAGCGGTAGCGCCGCTAATGGTTTATTATCTATGATTCCGGGTATGTTTACCAGCCTTTTGGGTGGTAATAAGATGGATCCGAATTTAGTCGCTGCGTTGATGAACGGTCGTAACAACCAAGACCAGTTCGGAGGGGCTAACGGTTGGTGGTTGTGGATCATTGTCCTGTTCTGGTTATGGGGCGGACGTGGTTTCGGAAATGGTTTTGGTGGTAATGGAAATGATTGTTGCGCTAACGGTCTTCCGGCTCAATTGAACAACGACTATGGCCGTGAGCTACTGATGCAGGCTATCCAAGGTAACAGAAGCGCTATTGATCAGATCTCTAACGCCCTTAACTGTTCTACCTCTCAATTACAAAACGCTATCTGTAATGTACAAGGCGCTATTGATAAGGTGGCTGGTCAGGTAGGTATGACATCTCAAGCCGTTATCAACGCCGTACAGCAACAAGGATGTGAGATCGGTAACCAAATTAGCTCTTGCTGCTGCAATTTGCAAAGCGCTATGGCTAGTGGTTTCAATAACGTTCAACATTCCTTGGATACGATGGGTTGCAATATCCAGAACGCTATCACACGTCAAGGGTATGAGAATCAGTTGGCTATCACCGGTCAGACGAACGTATTGCAGAACAATTTGACTAACGGCTTCAATAACGTTATTCAATCCAATCAAGCCCAGACGCAAGTGTTAGCCGCTAAGATAGATGCCCAAACGCAGATTATCAATGACAAGTTCTGTCAACTTGAGATGCGTGAGATGCAGAATACTATCCAACAGCTTCGTGAGGAGAAACAGGCTTTGGCTACTTCCGCCATCACCCAACAACAGACACAGAACATTGTTAGCCAGTTAGCTCCAAAGGCTCCGATTCCTGCTTACGTCGTACAGAACCCGGGCTGCTGCTATGCTCCTACCGTAAGGGTGGCTAACGAATGTGGATGCGCTTGCGGCACTACTAACGCCGTATTATAAGAAAGGGGGACAATATGGCTGATTTCAGAGGATATATGATCGGCTCATTCGCCTCCTACCGTCTTGATAGGGAAGGTATCTCGGTAGTAGCCACTACTGGAAAGGTATCTGACGCTTCTGCGGCCGAACCTACGGTTGATTTTGGCATCAATCCGTGTCAGTGGAACTCACTGCCTCCAGAGGGGATATTGTTATGGAAAGTCCGTCATCCGGTAACTGAGACCGAGGCTGATTATCCGGCCACGATCGTCCTCCCGTCCGGCTTATCCACCACCACCCCTGTTACGGTATCCAACGCCGGGGTTATCGTCAACAAGACACCTATAGTGGATAAGGTTGGGGCACATATGACAGGGCAGGATATTACGACTCCCGTGGCATCTGGTGATCCTGTAGTAGGGGCTTACACCGAGCATCTCGTGTATTACAACAAATGCACCGGCGTGTTCAGGATGTTAGGTCATACGGCTACGGCCCCTAGCGCGTGAATTTACTAAGAAAGAATAGGGAGGGTAACCTCCCTCCCATTAAAAAAGATCGTTATTATGTTTAAGGATTTAAAGAAAGGATATCAGGTTTATACGTTGGACACCTCAGGGGTTCCTAAATTCTTTATGGGTACGGTGGTTAACGTCTCGGAACCTAGGTTCGCCCAATCCCAGCTAGGTCAGTACCAGCAGCTGCAAGATCGGGTTATGGACCTTACTATAGAGGTGGACGGGAAGTCTATGACATACGTAGTTCCAGAGAATCAGAACGTGGCTATGGCCAACGGCATTACGCTAGCCTGCTCCGTGGATCCGATAATGAACCACCTGAACGCCATGAAACGAACCAGTACGGATATCGTGAATAGCGTGGATAAGAATAAGGAGATCATAGAGGCATGCGACAGTATCTTGGAAGATATCAATCCCACTTTTAAGCAGACTAAGGATCAAGACCGAAAGATTAAGAATCTTGAGGAGAAGGTCGATAGGATGGGGTCTTCTTTCGATGAGTTAAAAGAGTTGTTAATTAAAAAATTAGGTTAATATGAGAGTTATAGATTTAGGCAATGGCCAAGAGGAATATGATGATGAGATCTATGATCGAAGAGGCGGTAGAGGACGCTCCCGTCGTTCTGACGGCACGTACATGGGTTATGATGGCGGGGTATATGACCATTATGGCAAGGATCGTGACGGGATGATGGAGGAGCTGGAGCGTCGTGAGCGTAATCTTGAGAGACGTGAGAGGGAGCTGGAACGTAACGAGCGGGAGCTTGAGAAACGTCAAAAGCACCATGAGCGGGAGGACGAGATGTATCGCAAGGGCTGGTTCGGCGAGCGTGAGATCCGTGACGAGTACGATAGCATGGATCCTTACATGCGTAGAGGTCGTAGAAGTCGTTACTACTGAGGAGCAGACGCTGATGACCCGGATTATAAGCGGTACATAGACACTCATGGATATCACTTTTCCAAGGAGTTGGCTAGGGAAGCCGCCGACAAGATGCTTAACGCTGACGGATCCAAGAGAAGATGGACGATGGAGGACGCTAAGCAGATGTTCGATAAATGCGGGGCCAAGAAACCTGATAACGCCACTTGGGGAGATATCCAATACCTGTTCGCTATGTTCTATAGCGACTACTTTCCTAAGGTATTGGATTGCGACCAGAAAATAGTCAAGGCTGTCTTGGCTTATCTGGAAGACCCTGACGCCCCGGAAGGGACGGCGTTCGTAAGGTATCTGGCGGTGCGGTGCTTCGTCGGTGACACAATCAAATGGAGTGATATGATTTAGGTTTGATACAACGTTGGAGAACCCTGTCGGCAATAGAATACCGATAGGGTTTCTTTTTGATCGTAGCCTTATTATGATTACATTTGTTCGAGGTAGATCTTTTGTTCATAGGAAGGGTGGGCGGGAATGAAAAAAGGCATCCTCACGGACACCCTTCCCCTTTGGTTGAAAATCACTTAAAATATTATGAGTTACTACACCGCAAATATAGATAATTAAATACAAACTGCAATGGGTAAGGGGTATTATTGGATAGAGCCAGTGGATCAGACGTTAAATGATTTCCAGTTTTATAAGGCACGTATCGTAGGCGATCCTGAATATGACGAGAGACATCATCGAGTTATATTGAGAACTGATAAGTATTTCCCTGTTGGAAGTATCTTCCATGTCTTAAAGGACCCAGAGATGTTTGTTATAGAGAGGAAGTTTAAGACATGGGGGAATAAGTATGTCGTTAAGCCTTGTGAGGGTGAATGGGAATGGGGGTCTGTCCAGAAACTTAAAGACAAGGCTATTATATTCCGTAGCGGATTCCTGCACGGGGACGGCAGTTTTTGACACTTACCCGTATCTCCCCCCCCCTCGATTTCTTGGTATTTATGTATATAACTATATTTGAGCAAAAAATAAGTTTGATATGGAAGATTTTCAAGGTAAATACAATGGTAAGCAGATAGATCAGCTTTTGGATAAGGCTAATGATATTGATTTTACCAAATATGCTCTTAAGACAGATAATGCCCCTACCGCCACGAAATTACAGGCGGCTAGGACCATAGCGCTGTCCGGGGCTGTTACCGGTAGTGTCTCGTCGGACTTCGGAGACAACGTAACTATCTCCACGACATTGGCCAATTTTGATGCCTCTAAGATCGCGTCCGGAACCATCAGCATAGATAGGTTACCTAAGGCGGCTTTGGAGAGATTGGTCGTGGTAGCTAATGATACGGCTAGATTCGCCCTTACCACCGCTACGGCTCAAAGTGGTGATACGGTAAAGGTCACGTCTACAGGTAAGATGTATCTGATAAAAGACGAGTCTAAATTAAACAGTGAGGATGGGTATGAGCCTTACACGGCCAGTCAGGCTTCCTCCGTGCCTTGGTCAGGGGTTACGGGCAAACCAAGTACCTTCACACCTCCCACGTCCTCCGCTACCGTTCTTGGCGGTATTAAGGTGGGATATACGACTTCCGGGAAGAACTATAAGGTGCAACTGGATTCGTCCGGCAACGCTTACGTCAACGTTCCATGGACGGATAATAACACAACGTATAATGAAGCCACGGCCGACACCTTAGGATTGGTTAAGATCGGCTATGCTTCTAATGGAAAGAACTACGCTGTGCTCTTGGATAATGGCAAGATGTACGTCAGTGTCCCTTGGACTGACAATAACACTACATACTCACAGGCCACGAGCGATAATCTGGGTCTTGTTAAGATCGGGTACTCAGCTAATGGGAAGAATTATCCGGTAGCTCTTGACGGAAATGGTAAGATGTATGTGAATGTTCCGTGGACGGATACCAACACGACATACACCAATATGGGAGCCGCTTCTGCCTCAGCGTCGGGAAAGGCCGGCTTGGTCCCCGCACCTGCCGCCGGAGCGCAAGCCAAGTATCTTCGTGGTGACGGGACATGGCAAACCCCTCCTAATACCACATATAGCAACATGGGTGGAGCGACGTCCTCAGCCGCAGGATCGGCGGGATTGGTACCCGCTCCGACTGCCGGCAAGCAAACCTCTTTCCTTCGTGGCGATGGTACGTGGGTGGTTCCGACAAATACCACATACGCCAAGGCCAATACCACGACATTAGGATTGGTGATGATCGGATATACTGAGAACGGTAAGAATTATCCGGTAGAGCTGGATAGTAGTGGTAAGATGTATGTCAACGTGCCTTGGACGGATACTAATACAACGTATGGTGTTGTAGGAGCTAACGGGTCCACAGGATTGGTCAAGAACGGCAGTACCGTGACAGACGCCTCTGGATATACGGCTTGTCCTATTGTCGGTGGCATCCCCTATTATAAGGATACGAATACTACCTACGCCAATATGAAGGCGGCTACGGCCTCGGCGGCTGGTGCTGCGGGATTGGTACCGGCCCCAGCCGCTGGCAAGCAGGCATCTTTTCTTCGTGGTGATGGAACGTGGGTAGTGCCTACCAATACCACATACGGATTAGCCTCTACTACAGCTAACGGCTTATTGAGACAGCTTAATGGAAGCACATCCAGTTTCATGCGTGGAGATGGCACTTGGGCTACACCTCCTAACACGACATACGCCGTAGCCAACGAGTCTACTAACGGGTTGATGGCGGCGGCTGACAAGAAGACCATGAACAGGCTTATAGGAGTTAATACGGTCACGACATTAGCTAACCTGCCTATTAGCAAGAGAAGTATCACGGCTACGTTATCAGCCGCTACCACCCTATCCGTGCAGTCAGGGATGCAGGTAGGGGAGGAGCTGATGATCAGGTGTGTCCCCTCAGCGGCTTTCACCCAAGCGATACCTAATTCCGGGGATTATGTCAGCATGAGCGGAACTTCTATAACCACTACGGCTAACAAGCCTTTCGAGATAAATATCTGGTGTTACGCTTCAGGCAAGTATAGCATCGCCGTTAAAGAACAAGATTAATAAGCTATGAGTTTTACATATATAAACAGGGAGATATATCCCAAGATGTTGGTTCAAGATGAGCCTCTTGACGATAATTACGCCAAGGGCTATAGTTATGATGATTACTCCAAAGGTATTCCCGCCCCATGGATAGAGCTTGGGGAGGAGCAACTGGCGTTCAAGGAGGCTAATCCTAAAGCTACTGTCAAGGAAATTATCGAGGCTAAGCTGGATGAGTCAAGGCTTCTTAATGAGGAGAAATCAGTTAAATACGAGGAGATAAGAACTTATGAGACCGGAAATCTATATGAGTTCTTCTTGGATGATCAGAATATCTATATTCCTGAACATGATAGACGTAACGCCTTGTCTGATGGGGCTATAGCTGGCAAGATAACGATCATGGGTCTGGAATTCGATATAACGGAAGGCAAGATCTTGATCGGGATGATGGATAAGTATGATAATGATCTTATGTCGGCGTTAGGGGACAAGCAAAAGCAGATCAATCTAGCCACTACCGTAGAGCAGGTAAGGGCTATTGATGTCCAATCCGGATATCCAGACAAGATAAGTGTCACCACAGCATACGTCCAGCAACAGGCGAAGGAGAAGGACGCCTCTGATCCTCAGAAGGTGGCTGTAAAATTTTCTAGAATGGTGGTTAATAATAAAGACTTATCCTTATCCTCTAACGATAAATTGGATGTTAAGATCCTATTCCCCATATGGGGACAAGAAGGGGCGGAGTTCGGGCTATCCGTGGATACCGGATTTTGTCTTAGGGTGGTTAAGGAGGATACGGATATCCTTTATGAGGTTATCCAACAACATACGCTGTCGGAGGAATGGGAACCCGGACTAAATACGGCTTCCTTGTATAAGGTTATTGATAAGGAACATGCCGGTACTATAGGGGATCCTATCCCGTATTTCCCTCCAATGGAGATATTCAAGGATAAATATTACATCCAGAACGCTGATGTGTATAAGTGTACTAGGGATAGCGGAACTCCTCTCAGCCATAATCTACAGGATTTAATAGGTCTGTACGTGGAGCGGGTGTAGCCGTAGTGCGATCTACCCCCCCCCCCATATTTTGTGGCTAACATTATATAAGTTATTTTTGGCATAATAAAAGGACATTTTTTAAAATTATTTGAATATGGCATCACAAAAATTTGGTTTTGTAACAGTCGATCCGGTATCAGGATCAGGTGATCAGGCGGTTAATTTCTCCGGTGAGAAACACACCGGTCGTCTTCAACGCACTATCAACCTTGCGGTCACCACGAACGGCGGGGCTAAGAAGGCGTTGGTAGTTAATCAGGCAGCGGCTGCTGAGGTGGTAAGACCAGACAGCCCTAACGCTTCCGTACAAAAGACAGGTGGTAATGTTACCATCACCGGTAAGTCTAACAGTACTAAGCTTACGTTCGCGGTCGCGCCGGCTGAGGAGAACGGGCTTACGCTACTGCTCCCGGCTAACTACACGGCGGCTGGAAAGACTACGGCTAACGGAGCGATTATCGCCGACGATCCCGGAGCCGCTGGCGAGTTCGTTTGGAGCATCACGATCTCGGACGTACCGGCCAACGTCACGATCGAGGAACTGACAGCTACATTGAGGGTAACTTCCGCTGGTGGCCAGGCAGCCAACGTGACGGTAACGCAAGCCGCTGGAGACTCTACTATCGAGCTTGACAAGGAGACTATTAACTTGGATGTAAATGGTACTCAACAGACGGTTAACGTAACATCTAACGACAGCTGGACTTGGGCGCAAGCAGCCGCCAGAACCGTATTGAGAATGATGGGACGATAATCAGTTTCTTTTCGTTTACTCAGACCCCGATCGACTTAAGCCGGTTGGGGTTTATTTATTTTACTATCTTTGCAATAGAACGAAAAAACGATATATATATGGCTAATGATTTGAATATTAATTGGAAAGACGGGGTAGGTGAGGTAACGGACCAGCCTCTGACCATCAGCCCGGGGTCCGGGACCGGCAACGCCGCTGTTTCTTTTGACTCGGTGATGAACAAAGGTCTTGACCGTACCCTTGAGTTGGAGATAACAACCCCCAAAGGCGTTAAGAAGACGCTTACGGTGAATCAGGAGGGATGTAGGCAGGCTTATATCACAAGCGACGGTAAACGGTGGCTGACTAGCGACAATCGGGTGTATGGGGTGTTGAAGAGTGACGCTCCGTGTCAGTGCAACGGTACTTGCCTTATTTCTTATGTTCGCCCTGATGGAAGTATAACGTACACACCTTCCGATGATTGTATAGGCGTTGTCCTTAACGCTCAAGGTAAGAGATTTATGATTGAGAAATATGAGGATCTTAATGAAAGCTATGTAACAGCCGGAGCCGGGAAGGACAGCACTTCCATTTTTTATTGGGGTGGATATGGTACGGATCAGACCGGCATTACAAATTATGACAAAGTAGATGGAAGTGATATTAGAGGTTACCTAAAACCGGAGTCGGGTTCATACAATGGTACCCCTAACCTTTCGGCAAATATTACTGCCTGGACAAGCGGGGCTTTATCTGATTGGAATGGAAAATCCAATTCAGAGATATTAAAAGGAATAACTACCGGTGGTGGGTCTTATACTTCCTATGCGACAATTGGCCATGTGCTTAATACGTTCTTAGCTAGTGCTGACGCTAAAGGATATGATGATTGGTATATCCCATCATGTGGTCAGCTTTCATTGATATATATGTACTTAATTAGCGTCAATAACGCATTATCGGCTATTGGTGGGCAACAACTCAGTCCATCCAAAGCCTATTGGGTTAGCTCAGAGTTTGACTCCAACAGCGGGCATCGCGTGTACTTCAAAGATGGCAGCGTGAACGGCAGCAGTAAGGGCAGCCGTTATAGTGTGCGGTTCATCAGGGACATTTAACCATGGAACTGCTTTGTTTTTACAAAATTTGTAATTACATTTGTGGCGCATGTCCATCACCATGCTTTTCATCGCTAATTTATTATAAAGGGATACAGGTCTGTGATGGGATCGGTATCCCTCTATTTTTTAATATGGAGAAGATAAATGTTTTCGATGTTCAGATTCCTGATGGAAGACAAATCCGTTGTATGTCGTATAATAAGGTTACTTATTTTGATCTTGACGATATATGTAAGTTATGTTTCAGTTCATATGATTTACATGATGTGGCTGATACCAAGGTTATGAGTGAGTTCCTGCACCGAGAGGGTGGTCGTTATTGGACTACGATAGATGGCGTAAGGCAGTTGTATCGTAGGATTGAGTGTAAGATGTGTTTTGAGGTTATAGAAAAATTAAGGGGATTATAGTTGAATAAATTATTTATTTCATAAAGAATGTTTATATTTATGGCATAAGATATTAAGAATGAGATTAGTTGAGAGACATATCATAAAAGACAACCGATTTGAGGATGTATGCCTCAAATCCGGGTTGTTGTATAATTATGTTCTTTTCAATGTCAGACAAGGTATATTTTCCGGAGATTACATAAATGAATATGAGTTTTCTACTAAATTATGTAAGGAGAATCAGGTTGATTTTAGGAATTTACCATCAGTAGTGTCCCAACAAGTCGTAGCTCAAGTGTTTTCGGTAACAAAGTCTTGGATGAAATCAAAGAAGGAATATGAGAAGAATCCTTCTAAATTTTTATCAAGACCAAAATTGCCGAAGTACAAACGAGGCAAGAAGCAGAATATGGTAGTCTTTACGACTTCTGCTTGCAGATTGAAAAACGATGGTTGTATCCATTTTATCAAAAACATAATTCCACCAATCAAAACAAATATAGGAGATAACAAATTATGTCAGGTTAGGGTAATCCCTCAAGCTACATGCTATGTGGTTGAGGTTATTTATGAGAAGAAGGAACAGGATCTAAACCTGAATAAGGATAATGTTCTTTCGATTGATTTGGGATTGAATAACTTATGTTCATGTATAAGCGATGTAGGTATCAAGCCTTTCATTGTAAACGGCAAGATTATTAAATCCTTCAATCAGTGGTATAATAAGAAGAGAGCTAGGTTGATGTCGTATATTGGCGATAAGGGTACTTCAAAGAGACTTAGACGGCTAAATAATTATAGGAATTTTTGGATTGAAGATAAAATCCACAAGGTTAGCAGATTTATTGTAAATATCTGTATTGAAAACAATATTGGGAATCTTGTTGTGGGTTTGAATAAAGGATGGAAGAATGGAGTAAATCTAGGGAAGAGGATAAACCAGAAGTTCGTTGAGATTCCATTCTCAAAACTTGTTGAAAAGATATCCTATAAGTGTAAGTTGGTTGGAATAGACTTTCAAGTCCACGAGGAATCCTATACCTCCAAAGTGGATCATCTGGCTTTTGAAAAATTGGGAAAGCATGATGTTTATCTCGGCAAAAGAAAGAAACGAGGCTTGTTTCAAAGCTCTATTGGAAAGCTGCTAAATGCTGATATCAACGGAGCTATTGGGATTGGCAGGAAAGTATTCGGTGATTCCTACGTAAGTAGGATAATCGATAGTGGGTTGGCGTTTAACCCAATTAGGATAAATATTTTGTGATATAGATATTTAAGATAATTAATAAAATTAATAATTTTAATAACGTGTCGAGTTGTGTAATTAAAAGGAATAAGGAGGGTAAGATAACCCGTGTCTTGACCCCTTCCGGCGAGGTATCCACCTTGTTCGATAAGATAGCGGGTATAGCCGCCGTAAGTGACCTTAATAAGGCCGCTGAAGCTTATATGACTATTTATAACGATAAGTTTAGGTCTAAGTTCGGTGACTGGACGAAGTCCGTACCAAGGAATAAGGAGGCCGCCAGATCCATAAGTGCCAGACTTAACGCTAGCGAGTTGGGACAACTTATGTCAGCCAAGGTCTTGTCCGCCATAAGCGATATGGATACCCCGGCGTTGGCCAGAAGCCTTGGGAATAGCGACAATGTAGTGGCTTATCTTACTTCCGGAGAGGTAGGTGAGGTCAGTGATATGGCGGTGGTAGATACATCCACGGTACAGGAGGTGGATTTGGATTCCATAAATGAGGATAATATTGGCGACACGATACTGAAAGAGGCGTCATGGGATGATATAAGGGCTATCAGGGAGAATATAGACATTAAGGAGACAGCCCGTATGTTATGGAAGGCCGTGGAAAGCGCTTCTACCGGGCAACGACCTAATATTAGGGTGAAAGGCGGAAGTATAGACGGGGAGATCATATTTTCTGGCAATGTCTTGCCGTTAAATAATATTGAGAATTATACTCCTCCATCTTCAAGATTGGTATATGATTCCGGTGAGCCTCGCCTGTTCTTTAGATCGGATGACGGCAAGATACACGAATCTTACGCCAACGCCATAAAAGGATCGTCCGGTGGGCGGGTCGAGGCCGGGTTCTTGGCCGGCAGTGTCGAGGAGAGCGACATCCCGTCTGGCACGACTGACATCTCCTTTGGCTCTTCCTCAATAACCCTTAATAACAGCGAGTCATTCATCCCGATCCTTGGTATTAGCTCAGACTCTAATATAAGCACCCGTGGAGGGTTTGTTAATTACCTTATCAAGAAAGGTATGTTGAGTGGGGAACGTATAAGGCTAGGGGATAGATATTATCTTACTGGAGCCGGCAATTCTGATGGTCTTAAGATCTATAACGCTATGGATGCCTTCTCTAGTCTTAGAAATAGATTTGGAAGTCAGTCCTCCGAAATGAACGTATTGGGTTCTATAGGTTTTGATACGGAGGTAAGTAATGATCTTGATCTTATCACTACGTCCGGGGAGAAGGTTACGGTAAGCAGATCGGAGATCAAGGGTATGTTAAGGCAAGGTAAGTTTGAGGAGCTTAATAACAAGTATGATGGATTCATGGAGCTAGCCTTGTCGTTGATGATGGAGGATAACGCTTTGTACGGGAGCAATGTCCGTGGGGTTATCGAGAATGAGAAGGCGGAGGATCTTCAAAACAGGACTGATATAACCAACATCTTATCCACATTAGGTATCCGTGTGATGGGTATGTCCGAATATATGGACAAGTATAAGATGCGTAATGGCGTGGATCCTTCGGCTAGGGCCTTATCTGACATGGCCAATGGGGTTATCGCCTTGGCTGAGGGGGCTACGGTAGAGGATCTCAATGAGGAGGTGGCTCATTTCTTGGTCGATACTTATCGTAACCAACAGGAGATTGACGAGGTGCTGGATTCTGTTGTCGGCACGTCGTTATGGAATCAGTTCGCTGGTCGTTACTATGAGGTGTATGGGAGGGAATACCAAGGAGAGGAGCTGGATCGGATGGTGAAGCGGGAGATCCTAGGTAAGACGTTGGCCCAGCGGTTCGTGCCGGGCATGGAACAGGCGGTAGAGGATCTGACCTCGTCCGAGGACGCCCAGCTCTCCTTGTTTGGCAGGATGGTACGAGCTATACGTAATTTCTTCTCCAGCCAAAGATCGGATTTAAATAAGGTACTTGACAGGATAAAGGAGTCGGCGTTAGCTGATGATCCAAGCGCCTTTGACGTGCTTCTGCTAAAGGATAGCGATCATCTCATGTACTCGTTATCGGACGTTGACGTGGCTAATAAGTTGATCAAGAACGGTAGGTCATTGGAAAGGCTATACACCAGATTGCAGAGGATGAGATCAAGCCAAAGCCAGAGGATCGGTGAGAGTATCTCCCTTCTTCGTGATATAGGCGAGAAGGTGAGACAAGTCGGGGGTGAGCTTAATAAAAACAACAACCTGTTATCCACCAAGAGTGTCATAGCGACCGCCAAGGCTGAGGTGGAGTATTTGGTTACGGTTGCCAGTAGCTTGCGTAAGAGCGACAAGGGATTGGATTATGAGACGATACAGGTTATCGATAACGTATATGGGGAGATAGTACCGTTAATCAGGAATCTTCGTGGATTCGTCAATAATCAGGCGGCGGATTATTATGGCAACAACAAGGTTGGCATGGTAGAGGATATGGATGATATATTGCGGATGGCTGAGACATCTATGTCTGATATAAACGCCCTTCGTAGCGATCGTAACGAGGATTGGCTGGATGGACAGCTCAGGATGTTTAATATCCCGGAAAGATATTGGAATGGGATAAAGAAGTTGATAAATAACATCCATAAGGATATCAATGTCATGTCCCGGTTTTTCGGGACGTTAGAACATAGCGGGAACGCTATCTTAGGCATGTTAGGGCAACGTCTTGCCAAGGCTTATAACGACGCTCATGTTGAGGGCGTGGCTAATATCAATAAGATGACGAAGATGATGAAAGAGCGTGGATGGGGGATAAAGGATAATGAGGATCTTATACAGAAGATAAACGGTAAGAACTCTGATTACCTTGATTCGTCCCGTGATTTCGCCAAATACGATTTACTATACAGGACCGAGCAGGCTAAGGCTATTATCGATATATATGATCTTAAGAATGTTATGGGTAAGACCGAGAAACAGCTTATTGATCTTCTTCTATCCGATAGAGGTCTTAAGGTGAAGACTCGTGACGATATCGTAGGATATGATGGGGATAAGCCTATTACGAAGGAGGTATATCATGTATTCAAACCTACCATCCAGAATTTTGATATCTCGGACATGACGTTCGAGGATCAGCAACGATATCTCGACGCGATAAATAGGTGGTTGGATGAGAATCGTGAGAAGCCTATGGTGCAGGCTTATTACGATAAGATCGAGAAAGTCAATAAGAAGGTCGAGGAAAGACTGGGTCGTAGGGTATCGCAAGCCACGTCCGATTTCATGACCCGTATCCGCAGGAGCCGGTATGTGGCTATGGATAAGTTCGTGAGGAACGGGAAGGTCGATTGGAAGGCGTTTCAATCCGATCCTATAGCTTGGAGATCTTATCTGGATATTTTACGTGATAGGGCTATAGCCAAGAGCGAGTGGTATTCCGATGGGACACCAAAGGAAGAGGGATCCGAGGCTCTGATGATGTCCGAGGAGATCAAGGCATGGGACGAGGCATGGGCCGAGGAGTTCGGGAATACCAACGAGGGTCGTAAGGCTTCCGCCGAGTTCAAGGAGATACTTCGTGGGATAGAGCGGTCCGAGGGCGGCAAGGCGGCGTTTGAGTTCCTGCTAGCTGGCGGTCATCTTGGCTTCTCCAAGGATATGTGGGGATCCGAGGAGGGTGATTATTACGAGAATCTTGTTGATAAGATCACGGAGCAATCTGTATCATCATCAAGGATAGAGAAGGTAGAGGAGGCGATGGCAACAATAAATGAGATCAACGATCAGTTAAGACCTTTGCTTATTCAGTACCGGGACAGTACCAGATATGGCGAGTATGATTTCGATCGTCTTCGTGGATCATCGTCATTAAGGAAGATAAACGAGCTATACGACCGTCTGGCCGAGGCCAAGAGTGTTATTAACGCCGCCGCTTCCGCTGAGGATATTGAGATGAATATGCCCGATACGGTGGAGAGTGGCGTTACAGATTCCTACCGTAATGCGTTAAGGGATGCCGTGACATACGACAAGGGAATGGATGAGATTAAATTCGCCAAGGAACATATGTCTGCCCGCTCCCGGAGTCAGGTAGATAGGATGGCCGCCAAGCTGTCACAGAAGAATCCATCATGGACATCCATGGAGACAACGTTCCTTAGAAAAAAATACGGTCCTGATTTCAGTGATAAGCTGGCTAATGATATAGCTATGGGTAAGGCTAATAGTATACTTATTGAGTATGCCAGAACCCGGCTATATCCTTATATGAGAAAATACTCTCCCAAAGGGTATTCTGATTTTGTCAGGAAGATAAATAACGGTACGTATAAGGTGTCGGATTTTTTTGATGCCATGGAAAGCGGTATATCAAAGGAAGAAAGCGTGTCCCGTTTCGGCTTCGATATTAATATGATTGATTTGTCGATCAACAACCAATGGTTAGATGAGGCTGATTTCGAGAGTTCCTTCCGGAATCCTAATTATAATCCCGATCTAGGTTATGGATATCATACGCCTAGATTTGATAAGTACAAGAATGAGGCTTTTTTCAAAAAATACGGTATTACCAACGAAGGGGAGGAGGCTACGATCAACAAGGATAAGTGGGAGATGAGGAAGGAGTTGCTTAACATAAGCCGTAAGGCTATGGAGGATTATGATGAGCGATTCCGGAACATCTACCAAATACCACAGATATCCAAGGGCGGCGTGGAGAGGATGGTGCAGGCCGGTATCGATCCCAAGGCGGCCATCGGAAACGCCGTACGTGACATCGTTGGCGAGAGGGTTGATGATCCCATACATGGTCAAGGACAAGACCTAGGAGGGCTTGATGAGAACGATAACAAATATCGCATGATCCCCAAGTACTATCTGAGCAAGCTAGAGAATGCCGATGACGTATCCCATGACTTTGCGTACTCCTATTCTATGCTATCCCTTCAGGCGGCATCTTATAAGTATAAGAGAGCTGCTTTGGATGATGTTATGGGATATAGGAATATGATGCTTGAGACACAATATGATGGGGGAAAGAATCCAGAAGCCACTCATGCCTACAGGATGTTTCAGGACTGGGTTAACGCCAGTATCTATGACGTTAGGATAAACAATAAGCGGGCGGAATGGAATATAGGTAATTATAAGGTCGATCTTAATAAGCTGGCTCTTGTGTTTACCAAATTCGTATCCAAATCCAACTTAGGCTTCTCCCCGTTCGTCGCGGCTACCGGCGCCCTTACCGGGCAGGCCAACTTCCTTTTGGAGGGTATGGTAGGACAGTACATAAGCAAGGACTCCATGAAATACGCTTATGGAGAAGCCCAGAAGCAGTTAAGCACGTACGTGTCTGAGATCGGGGACATAAATCGTACCAATAAGTTATATGTTGTCGGTGAGGCTCTAGGTGTATTCAACGTTCGTAACCGTGTAAGATCGGCGGCGTATAACAAGATCTGGAGAACTATGTTTAGAGATCTTCCGTTTAAGATGATGGAGGTTTTGAACTCGCCTTTGGACCCGCAGGTTATTATCTCGGTGATGGATGACACTCGCCTGTATGAGGGTCAGTTCTGGTCATATTCTAATTTCAAGGAGATGATGATGAATGACAGGAATATGTCCGCTAATGAGGCTAAACGTGATTGGGAGCGTTTAAGGGATTATTCTATGTGGAACATGGTAGATGTCAAGGATGGAAAGATCGTGGCTAAGAACGAGGCTGACAAGGATATTATAGATAGATACATACCTACCTTGTCCAGTAGGGTCAGGAGCATGGTGCAGATCTGCGACGGTGCCTTGAACGAGCAGAACCGGGTGGGGGCTAGCCGGAACGCTATCCTTAACATGGTGCTGCCTCATCGTGGATGGTTTATACTGGCCGTGCAACGGGCATACAAAAAAGCTGGGTTTAATTTCCAGACCAACCAGTTCGAGGAAGGATATATGAGGACATTATGGCGATTGGCGGGGAATGTCTATAATACGATGTCCGAGGGTCGTATGGGAGAGGCGTATGACGTGCTTAAGGAGGAATATGATAAGCTTACACCTTATGAGCAGGTTAATATCAAGAGATCTATTATCAATATGGCGGTATTCGCCACGATGATGGCTATAGGAAGGGCCTTGATGGGATATAGGGAGGATAATGAGGATAGCTGGTTCGGGCAGTTCATTACCTATATCGGGTTCAGGACGATCAATGAGATCGCTTCCCAGACATCCCCGTTCATGGAGCTTAATGCCATAGACATGCTGCAAGATCCGCTGGTTACGGCCCGGAAATTAGGCGATCTCACCGATCCTCGGAACTGGGATCCGTTCGCTACCGTCCAGACCGGCGTGTATAAGGGCGAGAGCAAGCTATGGAGGCAGCTCATGAAGTTCTCGTTTGGTAAGCAATGGTATAATATCAAGACGGCTAGGGATATTAAGCAGACATCCGACTACTGGTTGATGACCAACGGCATGACGATGGGATTCTTCTTAGGAGGTAGGGATAAGGATGAGTCCGGGGAGGACGCTAATTGGTACTTTGATAGGGGAAGATAGCCGATATAGTATGACAAGAAAAAATGGCCGATCAATTGTTTAAAACAATCAGATTGGCCATTTTTGGATTCCCATCTATCCATCCCGGACGGATGGGAATAGGTAATTATTTTATGAATACAAATGTAAGCATTTATTAGGATTCTTCAAATAGCCAAAATTAAATTATACCAAATAAATATAAATTATTGTTATTTAGGTTTGTAGCATAAATATTATGGTTATATTCGCATCATGAAACAATGGATGACGGGATCTCACTTCAAGGTCATTCAATGTGTAAGATATTTTTGGCTCATTAGGATTTGTCGAGGTGAGATCCGGCATTTCCTTTTGAGCCTATTTTTTTTATATTATGGATAATCTTGTTTTTATTAATGAATCTAATGATGTTTTGACAGACAGCTTGAGAGTAGCTGCTAAATTTGAGAAGGATCATAGCAAAGTTATAAGATCTATAGATGATTTGTTAGAAAAGAGTTATGTTATTGATACTGAATGTAATCCAAAAATGGATTTACATAAAATGTTTTGTTTATGCTATGATGACATACCTCAACCTAATGGTGGATTTAGAAAATCCAAAAGATATGTAATGAATAGGGATGGATTTACTATACTTGTTATGGGGTTTACTGGTAGCAAAGCTATAAAATTTAAATTGGAGTACATGAATGCTTTTAACGAAATGGAGGCATCCATAAAAAAGAATCTTCCGCATAATTACATAGAGGCATTAGAGGCGTTGTTGGCATCCGAGAAAGAAAAGCAGGCGTTAGCTGAAGCCAAGAAAGCGGTAGAGGAGGCTAAGAGAATATCTGACAATATTATCAAAGAACAAGCTCCTAAAGTAGGATTTGCTGAAACAGCTATTATGGCCAATGACAAAGGTGATGATATGTTGATTCGTGATGTTAGGAGAGAACTTGAGTCTCATGGATGTGATATAGCGGAAAGATCGTTAAGAGAGTTTTTACAAGAGCAAGGTTTCTTTTACAAGAATAAAAGAGAATGGATATTAACAGAGAATGTTATGAAGAAGGGTTACGCACATTACAGATACAATACGGATACCGGGATCAGGAATACGGTTTATATGACCAGAAAGGGATTTGAGAAAACGTTATATAATATCAGGAATATACCTAAATCAAGAGAGTCTTTTATCTCTTTCGGTGGCAAGATATTTGATTAAAGCAAGAGAAGGATAGGCGATTATCATCCTATCCTTCTACTGTTATCAGCCCTTATACTTATCCACAAAATCATCTACATCCATATACTCACATCCGAAGTTCTCCGCCGTCTTCTTATCGGAGTCGGAGAGCTGTCCTTCTTTCCCGGAAGCGTCCCCGATCATCAATATAGTATCCTTATAATAAATACTCCTCTATTTTCTTGGCCATGTCAATAAGCATTTCGCATTTAAGGTCGTTAAACTCCTTGCAAAACCTCATGTCTTCCTCATGCTTTTCCTCAGGTGATCTATTGTCGTTTATGCTATAACATGGTGACGAATACACGGGGATAGGTTTCATGGCCTCTATAGCCAATTTAATAGCCTTTTCTTTGATATCGCTCATACTATTTTCTTTTTGTGCCCAGATCATGCCGCTATGAAGGCAATTAGGATCATTATTATGCTCTATTGAACAAACTCCTTCGTCATAAAAACAACATCCCTCACAACTCTCTTCTTTTATCTCAGGGATAGCTATGTATTTTTCCCCTTTATATATTTTAACTTCTCCTTTTCTTAACTTACTCATCTTATCAAATTTTTGTATCCCACTTTCTTCATCTGCTCTTCGGTAGCTTTCTTCTTCGGGAACTTCCCGTGCCATTTTCCGGGCACCACGACATCACGGCCGTCAGGGCTGGTAGCCAGCCTCCCGCATTCGCTGCACAGCCCCATGCCCTTGTACGGCTGTAGTTCCTTGGCATAGTCGAATTTATCCACCATATACTCGTTTGTCAACATCCAATAACTAGACGTAGCGGTATTATCAACGCAACCGCATTTAGCGCATACAAACAGGCTCATAGTAAGTTCTTTTTTGCTTCATTAAACAACCGTTCTACTAGATTCTCAAATTCTCCATCAGGCATATCTATTATGTCTTTTATCTGCACTTGTATTCTTTCTTTTGCTAAAGAATAGCAATTACTATTGACAGAGTAACGAACTACAGTGCCGTTTACGAAAATAAAATCATCTGGTTTTAAATCAGTCGTATAGCCATTTTTAGAAAACATAGGGATATGATGTATATCATCTATTCTTGTTATAAAAGAATCATTATATTTGGCATATTTTCCAACAATCCATTTATACTTCTCCTTTAGGTCAACTTGTATCTTGCTCATTTCTTCTTTTAACTGTTTTCCCAGTTCTTCAATCTTATTTATATCCTATCTATTTTAATGTTATTGTTATTAAATCTGTTTATCATCTCATCAAAGAATTGACGGTCTATCTCCACAAGCAGGAAGCCCCCCCCTCTCCTCGCCGCAAGGGAAAGGGTAACGGCTACCGCCCCGTCCGGCGCAGTGTTCATTGGATTGCCTTCCACGCCATATTCCCGTTAAACATCCTCATCTTTCTTTTCATCATCAATCCTCTCCACTTTAATCGTCCCCATATCACCTGAAGGTAACGTAATATCGCTATACACGTTATTCCAGTTCTCGTCAATAGCTAGCTGATGCAGTATAGATCTATATATCTGGTAGGTATTTCCGATAAGTCTCTTTCTATTGATCATATCTTTACTACCTCCATCATACCCTATATGTTCATAGTCTTCGAGATCCGGGAACAACCTTCTTCTTATCGCTCGTGAGTTATTGACTATAAAGCTTCTTATCCCCAGCGTTTCCGTTCTATCCATATCATTTATCAAAGTTTCCGTGGTATGCTGAAGATCCATGTCTCCGGCTGCGTATCTGCTTATGTCCTCCACGCACTGGGATATCAGCATCAGTTGTTCCCTTGTCAATGTTATTTTATAAAGTTGTTTGTTGTTCATATCCTTCTATTTTATTTATCATCTCGAATATTTTCACCGCTATCAACGGCACTATGGCATTACCATAAGCCTTTATTGATTCTTTTCTCCATTTCCCGTAAGGAATGGTAAGGTTGTCCACATTAAAGGGTAGCCCATCATTTCCTCTACAAATAGGGGACTGAGTTGGAAAACTCTTCCATTGAGTCGATCCCCGTCCATCCCAATCACGGCAGGCATATTTCTTAAAGAGTCTGTTCTCGGTGCTCCGTTGCTTTTTGTCATCTTCCTTATCGTACAAGAACCTGTGTGATCTGAGGCCACTGGTGTCGGTAATAAGTCTCCGTATTTTATCCCTTGTTTGGGAAGTGAACTCAAATCCATGAATCTTGTCTTCCCGTCCTTGTCGCAAACCTTCAACCCTTGCGTCTGAACAGTCGGAAGCAATGAACCATATCCTATACCGTTTATGTGGCGCTCCGACACCGCAAGCTGGAACAATGATCGGTTGGACGGAATATCCTTCACGTTCAAGATCGTCGCAGATGGTATTGATGATATATTCTTGCTCAAGTATCGTTTCCTTGTAATTTTCTTCATCTTGATCACTTTTCGTTTCCACGTCAGTTTCACTACCGGGTTGAACTATATTGGTGATTCCAGCAACATTCTCGCCAATAATCCAGAGCGGTCTTGTCTCTCGTATGACTCTAAGCATTTCCGGCCAGAGATAACGGTTATCATCCGCTCCCTTTCGTTGTCCAGCGACGCTAAATGGTTGACAAGGGAAACCTCCGGTGAGCACGTCGATTTTCCCTTTCCATGAAGTGAAATCAGTTCTTTTAATATCTTCATATAATACTGTTTTTGGAAAATAATATTTTAATACACTTTGACAGAATGGATCTATCTCGCATTGAAAGACATTGTTCCATCCTACCTCTCTAGCGGCTAAATCAAAGCCTCCTATACCTGAGAAAAGACTAGCGTGATTCATTCCATCTTATTTGATATTAATTTTTCTTTTATATGTTTAGATATATCAATTATCTCATCTTTTATATTGCAGTCATCTTTTAATAATGAACCAAATATACATGATATGGCGCCCTTTAGGCCTAGCGCTATCCCTATCTCCAATATTTTTTATCGGTATTAGAGATGCCTATAGGTTCATATAATATTGATGATATTCTGTTAATTACATGTATCACATCATTTTCATTCATTGATGTAGATTTATCGACAATAGCTATAAAATCTTTTATAATCATAGGTTATTATATACTATTTTATACCATGTATGTTGTAAAACATACACATGTTATTTAATTTCACATTCTTCTTTTCTAATTTTGTCTCACTCAATCGAATCATATAGTCCCCTGTTTCGGACAAGACGGTTGAGCGAAAGAGGTCTTTGATATAAGGTTTTACCCTAAAATATTCGTTGGGTAAGTAAAATCAAAAACGTTTAGCTCAGTAAAAGAATCCGGTGATCTCGCTCTTGAGCAACCGGTAGAGGGTATTGGTGATACCCAATATGATGTTTCGTACAAATGTATATCATTTCTCATCTTTTGGTGTAAAATGGTATATAATCACCTTTCTTTTATCGTATCATCGCTTAGATGCTTATCCTTTATATGTCTTTCAACATACCGGTTTGCTAAATTTTCTATTTTGTTTGATCTGTTCATTTGCATAATATTTCATTTTTTATAGTCGTAAATATGTATTCTTTGTTACAATCCCAACATTTTATGATTTTTTTCGATCCACACTTTCCATCTTTGTAGAAAAAACAGCCCATGCATGGCTCCTTATGGTCGTAACTTGATACTACAAGCAGCTTCATACCATTCTCGCATATCACATCGCCTTGTTTCATTTTACCTACTTTATTAATTTAGCTATCAGTATAGTAAAATTTGATATTATCCATATTACGGATATCCAAAATGTTACACTTAACATGATTCCTATATTTTTAGGTATAGGATCTACTCTCCTGAATGTCAGGATCATATATATAAATGTCTTTATATTCATAATTTGCGATATTTTTCTATATAGTTAACTATCAAGTCTTTAACTCCTTTTGGGACATCTACCAGTTTGAGATTACCTTGGAATATGTCCTTGCCATACTCATCCATAATCTCCCCGAATGAAGGATTCATGACTCTTGTTGACATAGATATCGGTTGATCAGTGTCAAATTTGATAACGATCTTCTTTCCGCCGTTTATCGCCTTTTTAAAAGCCACGTAAAGCTTTCGACCTTTTATTATATCACAATTCCCTTTCAGGATATTAGACATATGTATGACATGCTCTTTCTTCGCATCTCCGGGGTTGTCCATAAGCTTAAGATCTCCTCCAACATCTTTCCATTTCCTGAAGCACGGGAAACATAGACTATGATTTGCCTTGGCGTGTCTAGGTATCATCCTGCTGCTGCCGGCTGGGATCGTATTGCCACAGCAGATACACGTCCTATCCTTGTTGGTGCGCATCGGCACATAGCTCTTTATTGGGTATTCTTTTCTTTTATACATCTTCTTCTGTTTTCAAAATTATCATCACCATACTCATAATTAGGACAAGCTTTGTTGCTTGGGCGTCTAACATAAGTCTTTTGCTTCCTGTTGTGTTTACTGTTAGGATTTATATAATGGTCACACACTTGCCAAATAGAGCAACATACTTTTCCGTATCTTTTCGCCCACTCCTGATCATGTAGATGTATACAAGTGGCGCAAGTCGGATTCTTAAGCTTATCCTTGTTATCATCTATGATCTTATTGACCTTATCAAGAATAATATGCATTTTTTCAATATTTATGACGTTAAATGCGTCTGGCTCCGGAAGATATGTCATTGAGCTTATATCTATGTCCATTTCCTTGGATTTATTGTAAGCTGATTTGTATTTCCTTCTCATCAAATCCTTTAATTGATTTACTTTTCTCTCATAAGTCCCCATATTTCACTCAGTTTTCCATCCTTGTTTTTTCAATAGATCCACCATCATCTCCTTTATCTTAGGGCTAATGGCTTCGGTAAGTATATCAGCGGCCAAGTTAATAGAGAAGCTTGTCATTCTAGATTCTCTTATATACTTCTCGCTGGTAACTTCTTTCACATAGTCGTGAATATCCTTGATCATTTCATTTTGAGATCTTAGGAGATCCAGTATCTTATCGAGTTTATCATTCATCTTTTTTCTCAAATATACCTGATAATAACCAGATAACCACTATCAAAAAGAAACACAACCCAAGCGCCTCATCCGGGTAATCATGCATAGCCTCTAAAATTCCCCTCATAACTTAACATCCATTTTGTTGATTATCTTATAAAATATATCTCTAGTCAGCTCAATATCGTAAGTAGCGTCATGGAGCTTATTCTCGTCGATCTCAATACCCATAGTTCTGGCTACGGTCATCAACTTAAAGTTCTCCATATCGTTTCTTACGCCCATCAGGAACGGTGTCACCATAACATATACATCCATACAGTTAGGATAGAACCATGATCCGAAATACTTATCCCCACATTGGGTAAATAAAGCCCGTAGGAAGTTGTTGTCGAATCCGGCGTTGTTATACCCCACCAAATACATTTTATCCCTCTTGTCGAACTTATTCACGTATTTGGATAATATACCAACTAACTGCCTGTACCCTTCTTCCATAGGCTGATACGACTGCACTTGCTCCAAGGTAACACCAGCCACATCCAGCGCCTCTTGCTCTATCGTGGCGGCAGGGTTCGGGGCTAGGCGGATGTCGAACCTCTCGACCTCCTGCCCGTCGATATCCACGATCCCTCCTATTTGGTGTATCCCGTTTCTCCAAAATTTGACCCCGGTTGTCTCTAAGTCAAAAAATAACAGCTTGCTCATATTTATTGATTTTTAAAATGTTCCTTAATCTTCTCCAATGCCTCATAAGATAGATAGCTGTCTATGGCCTTATTGCTATTCACTTTCATCAACTCATCAAACAGATCTTTAGCCAGTACTTTCCACTGTTCTCCCCAATCAAGAAGATTCTCAACTTTTGATCGTATATCCTTGAAATAAGAATCTACATCTGATTTAATTGATTTTGAATAGTATATAACATCTCCCTCATCCCTATCCATAATATAATCACATTGTATCTCGATATCTTTTATATGACTATCTATATCACTACACATATAATCAACAGGTTTACGTATATTGAATATAGCTTCTGACGTAAGACCGGTTATATTTTGTATGTCTTTTAAATTATCCATGATTTAATCAACTAAATACCAACCATCCACCTGCAAATCCCATTGCGAAAATATATAAGATTATAGATGTGAATAATATCCAATCTTTTGCGCTTAGCTCATTATTATCTCTCTTTATTTTCTCAAGATAATCATATATAGCTGTATAAACAGCATGGTGAATATTCGCGTCTCTAGCCCTTACGATATTATCATATTCATTATATCCTAGATTATGGGTGGCGCTTTCGATCCTCATATTCCCCGTAACTTTTTTGTTTACATCAAAATCGAAACTAAATACCATATCAGTGGTTAGAGCGTTTGCGATTCTGCTTTTTATCTCATCATCACCGATATTAGCATCGTGCACTAATCGCTCATAGTCTTTATCGTCAAGAATTATCTGTTTTTTAATGTTCATATCCCTAATATTTCTGCTACATAAACAAATCCATAACATATATAATTATCAGCGTCATGCCCCCCATAATCAACATGCCAAATAACAGCGCATGGGAAATAGAGTGGCATATCCTCAGCCATAGGCTCCTCTCTAAAGTCATCAATGTTTATCTTCTCCCTCCACCTCCACAGGTCTTGGATATTGTTTAAAATCAACTTGTTCATAACAATCTGGTTTTTAATACTGATACAAAGATAGGATTTAAACAAAAATAAAAGCATGAATAATATTAAAATAATATTAATCATGCTTAAATATAAATATATCCCTTCTAGTTCTCACGGATATACGTATTCGTACTCATCTGGAGGGGATGTCTTGTATTCAACATCGCACTCCATAGTTGTAAATTTCATAGAAAATCATAGAAATAATTAAGATATTCTACTCCATTTTAGACGCTTCGACACAACTGGCAACCCGGCTGCTCTGCGTCCGTATAGCCGCATCAACTCCTACGGCTTGTATGTTTATCGCGGCGTTGAGATCCCTGTCGATCTCCATGCCGCAATCTTTGCAGACAAATGTTCGATCCGATAATTTCAGATCTTTATTCTTCCAGCCACATCTTGAACAGGTTTTCGAGGATGGGTAAAAACGATCTATAACAATCAGTTCTTTACCATACCACCTACACTTGTATTCAAGTTGGTTACGGAACATCGAGAAAGAAGCATCATATACAGAACCGGCAAGTTTGTGATTCTGTAGCATACCGGAAGCATTTAGATTCTCAATACAGATAACATCGTAATTATTTACCAGCATCGTGGTCAAATTATGCATGTACCATGAACGCTTGTTGGCTATATCACGATGAAGTCTTGATACTTTTAGCCTGCATTTGTTTCTTCGATTACTTCCTAATTTCTTTCTTGATAAATGCCGTTGCATTCTTTTTAACTTCGCTTGGTTCTCACAAAGAAAATGGGGATTCTCAACAGCAATCCCATCAGATAATGTAGCTAATGTCTTAATCCCTAAATCAACTCCGACTGTTTTGCTAGTTTTCTGTTTGTAACACTGTCCTGTTTCTACAAGAACTGATACGAAATATTGACCAGCACGGTTCTTTGAAACGGTACAGGAGATAAAACGAGCGTTGTCTGGAACTCCACGATCGATAACAATCTTAACCCATCCGATCTTTTCGATCCGGATCTTATTGTTAGTGATTTTAAACTTCGGGAACGGCAATCTAAACGACTGGTTGTCGTGTTTATTTTTGTAATTCGGTTTACCGAGTTTTTCTTTCCTGTTCTTGTTGAAGTATTGTCTGGAGAACTCAATAAAATCACGTTGCTTCTGCTGCAAGGTGGCTGCCGATACTTCATTTAACCAAGGTTTTTCAATAACAAGATCCGACTTTGTCGGGAATTTCGGATTAGGGTTTGTTTCTTTATCGTATGAGTTAAATGAGTCAACACAAGCATTCCATACAACACGTACGCATCCGAATGTTTTTGCAAGAAGTTCTTCTTGTGTTTTGTTCGGATACATACGATATTTATATGAACGCTTTATTAGACTCATCATCAATTCATTTTAATATATTAAATATACAAATAATTCTATGATTTTACAATGGATTACTATCGATTTTGTAATTATTTAATCATACTTGTCTCCTCTTCTGTATACTAACGCTACCCAACAGTCGTATTTTTTGCTGTATCCTATAAGAGGGACATTGGCCATAGGCGGATTATCCCCCGTTTTGTATCTTATTCTTGTTACTTGTTTCATGTTCTCATGGATATAGATATTCGTATTCTTCCGGTGGATATGTTTCAAATTCGGTGTCGTACTTCATACAAGTGTAGTACTTGTCTTTGCTTCTGTACACTACTGTCCACGGACAGCTATATTTTTTGTTGTATCCTAAAAGAGGAACCCCTTCTATAGGAGGCTTATCTTTCGTTTTGTACCTTAATTTTGTTATTTGCTTTATGCTCATATAATCTTATGTTTAAGTAATTCCATCATCATCGAAAACAATGTGTCTACAAGAAGTTTCTCGCTACTCCAATATATAGGGATCTCGTCTATATCTCTATACGCTACAGACCATGCATGTTTTAGCTTATAACATTCTAATGTACAACCCTCTATCTCATATGGGATCAAATTCAGCAACGTGCCTACATCCCAAACAGGGTTGGATATATCCGGGGTAACGGCCTCGATCAACCCTATACGACCAGCGTCATCCTCCATAGAATGCAATGAGTCAAGGTACTTGTCTCTGAAGCCGATGGCGGTGGAGATAGGGAGGCCGGCCTCAACCAGCACTCTCCCCTGTTCTTTTGTGGTAAAAATCCGTTCCTTCATGGTTTTTGCTTTTTCGGTGACATATCATCCAGTTTCTTTATTCCCATCAATATCGGGATACTATCATGCATACCATCCATCATCTTCCTTTCTACCGTAACGATCGTATCATTATGCCATCCCCCATGAGCCACAAGAAGAATCTCCTGCTGCTCGAAACCAAGCCCTGCCCCTATACCGCCGGAGTTCCACGCGCAGGTAATGACCACCCCGCCCTTCTTGGTAATCCTAGCTATCTCCTTCTTCTGTTTAGCCCAATAACTGGATTGTGTTGTTTGCATATTAACAGATTCTCCAAGCCTTTTATATGACTCGGACACCTGTCTCGCGGAATATGGTGGATCATATAATACCATATCAGCTATATTATCGCCAAGATCACTCAGGAAGTCCGTGGCGTCTTTATGATACATAGCCTTAGTCTCAGGATCAAGATCGTTGGTTATCGTTCCTATATCGCTGTTTCTGGCGAATGGATCTACTATAACCATTCCGTCTTTTTTATATCTATCTATAAGTTCTTTTATCGGTTTTATGCTGAATGTCTCGCTGTTCGGCATCGACCATTTCTTGCTTATAATCATATCGCTATAATTTTTCAGGTCTAAAAATATCCTTTGCGATCATATCAAGAGTAAGTTTATGTATCTTAGGTAAGACCTTAACCAATTTAATGCCAAAATTTTCTCCCCTCTTAACAAAAGTCCATTTACCATATATGATTCTATGCATCATATTCCGTATTACTTCCTCACTGTCTGTCAAGAATACTTGGTAATAGATACTTTTGGCATAATTAAAATCCTCCCCATGATCATTCGCCGGTCTTAATATCATTACAGCCGAAGAGCATCCACGAACGAATCCGTGTATTTCAAGGCATTCATCAAACTCATAATTATCGCGTTCCTCATCATGAACATCCTTAACCCATTTACATGGTCTCCCGTCCTTAAACGGGATCTTTAACTGTTTCTTTGTCATAATCTTTTTAAATCATATTATAATGTTAGGTAATTTCATGAAACACATCCACATGGTTTTACCACTCCTGCCTGTTGTATGTCCAAATAAAGGTGATTGATCAATAGCTCTCAAAACCTCTTTGACGGTTATTTGATCCTCATTCCATTTAAAGATAAGAACACCATAATCATCGAGCACCCGGAAACACTCATTGAAACCCTGATTCATCAACCTTGGCCAATCCTCCGGCAATTTGCCGTATTTCTTGGCAAGCCAACTATTATCACCTGCCTTAAGCAGATGAGGTGGATCAAATACGACAAGCTTGAAACTTTTATCAGGAAAAGGCAAATTGGTGAAATCAGCGATAAGATCAGGATGGACTTTTAAATCTCGACCATCACAAAGAACGTGTTCCTCGTCCCGGATATCAACAAACAATGTCAAAGGATTCTTTTTGTCAAACCAGAACATCCGGGAACCACAACAAGCATCCAATATAATTTTATCCATTTTTTCTACCTTATTGTTCTATATTTATAACTTTCAACTTATCATATTTATCGGTAAAAATCTCATGATCAAACAATTTGTTAGCTTCTATCTTAAAACTTCTATACTTGTCAGTTATATTGATATTAACTCACAAGTTTAATCTCCCCTTATCATTCAATTGTATATGGATAAAACCTTTTGTCACCTTCTTCCCGGCTTTAAGAGCCTCTACGTCTTTATCGGTAATCTTTTTCATACTTTCGATATTTTATCGTTACAATTAAATTCATCTTTCATCCTGATCTTTATGCCTCCATATGATAATTCCTTATGAGCTGTGACAAAATAATCAACCGCATCTTCATCTAATAAACTATGCGGACACCTTTCCCATACAGGACTTTGATCTAGATGATCCCATGTGGCTACAAGTAACCTATTCTTGTCATTATCAATAGCTATTTTGTATGTCCCTGTAGTAGCCTTACGTTTAATGATCGCTCCATTTAACATCTGTTTTTTAGCCCAGCTCCATGAGCCTCTCAATCCAAATGTTCTTATAACCCAGTTATTTATCTTCTTCATTTCAAATTATTTGTTAAAAGTGTAATATAAATATAAATACATAAATTGAATAGGGCTATTCACCATGCCCTTATCAGTAGGATCATCGTATTTGTCAAGCCAAAGACGAAGCGCCTCCCAATCGATATCCTTACGGTCACATACCATGCAGGCTAGGTTAGCCCCGAACAGCTCCCCGCCGCCGCTCAACGACCTGTTAAACCTCTTGGCTAGTCTTCTTTTGAATCCCTTATCATACCATATCCCGGAGGTAGCGGCATAGCAATAATAAGCGTTGTACTTCATTTTCACGCCCATCCTATCAAATAAAGACGTATGCCATATCCGATCCAGAAAGAACACTATTCCACGATATATGAAAGTCCGGAGATTCTTCCTGTATTTCTTCCCTAAGAAGCTATCCACGCAAGATATAGTCCCGCCTGAATAGTACCAGTTATTGGCACCTCTCTTGACCTTATCCGTCATCTTGAACTTATTCTTTCTATCCTCTACCCTATCCCAAGGCTTTAATTTATCCTCATTAAATGTCGGGCAATAATGATAGTAATGATTGATCCATGACAGATATGGGTTGTATATCGTGTATCCATTATCGCTGACATATGAGTTCATATCATACCCAAGTTCCTTGGCTAGAATAGATCCCTCATCAGCTAATACCTTTAATATCGGATTTAAGTTCCATATCTGATCTTGGCTAACAAACATCGAATAGCATGGGTCTTCATCCTCTCCATACCATCCACCCATCCCGCTCACTATTTTATCCAAATCAAGTGAATAATCTTTCCCGGATGAAAAGTCATCTCTAAGAAAAAAACCTCTATATGGGATCATATCATGTATGCCGGGTTGGTCGTCAAATATGAACTTAGCGTTCTCGGTCAATCTAATCAATGTTTGCAAGACAGAGGATATATCTATGGGTGCATATTCACACCCATAGACCTTATTATTTATCCAAAGATATTGAAGAAGCTCGGCTATATTAATAGTCCCGTCCTCCACATATCCTGTCTTGTTATCGAAGTTTATTTTGGCTAGAGGTATATTACTCCCTTGTGGTTGGTCACTTTTTTCATTACAACAATGCACGAACCTGCCAAAGAATATATCCTTCCAGCCAAAATATTTATCCCTTATCGTCATAAGCCTATTTCTTGTCGTATAACGACATGACGTTAATAAGATCAGCTTTTCTGGCCATCCCCTCAAGTTTATTAAAGCCATCCATGTTATCACCGCTGACGATGATAGTAGGATATACCTCTATACCGTACTTGGATATTTCCTCCTCCGTGGCTTTGTTCTCCGGGATCTGGTTTAACGTGACCTCACCCTCATACTCCTGTAATGTGTTGGCGATAATATATCGCATGTAGTCGCTGTATTCAGCGTCTTTCTTCGTGAAAAAATCAATTCTTACCATCTCAAATAGTTATTAATCTGTTAATAATCAAATCAGCGGTAAATATAGCATTATCTACCTCATCTATACTCATCTTTCTCCCATCGAAATTGTTAGATAATAAATCCTTAACAATCTGATATCTACGCTGCTCCCAATTTACGTCTACATCAAAATTCAGATTCTTTACATAATCATAATTTAATTCATTATAACTGTAACTGAGATACTTAACTATCGGGAATAGGCTATCATCAATAGTGCGCTTGATTACATTAACGTATTTACCTATTCTTTTGTCGATAGCTCTTAATCTCTCATCTACTACTCTTTTTCCTGACTCTTCCATTCTATAAGCCCTTTGTTATGTTTATCGTAATATAATAACGCTATGGCGTTCCAGCATACGGCGGATAGATGCATGAATCCCTCCTTATCATATCTCTCCCCTTTCGTATAAGCAACCAAGTGTCTCATGAGTGCACCTAGATAACGATTGAACCCATCAGGTATATCCTGCCATGAGTTATCAGCGTACTTCTTGGCACCTTCCGTATATACCCTCACGATGTCCTCTATCTCAGCCAAAGGAAGGAGATCCCACCGGAGTTTACCGTCGGCCCGGTCGTCCTTCCCCGTCCCGTCCTTGCCTGGCAGCCCACCTCCTTTATTGGCGTCCTCATTCCCATCTGGCTGGATGATCTCCTCCGATAAGGCCTTATTGCTATTCATTACTATCTCCTCCGCCTCATCCTTGTCTATAAGCCGTTCCCTTATAGCTATATGTAGCGGCAATACCTCATCCTCTCCAGCCCACATGAAACCATATCCCTTTGGATATAACGTTGATAATTTCATCGTACCTGTATTATCCGCCGTTCTTTCAACCTCCCAGATCTCACCCTCGCAAAAGACCTTGTCAAATTTATTAAATTCGTATTTCATATCCTTTCCCCTCCCTCTTGGTGTATTCTTATTGCTACATCATCATCAAGTGAGGATAATGCTTTAATATGTAATAATATATCTCGTTCATCGCTCTTATTTTTCCCTGCAATACATGATAAAATATTACCATTCATTTCTATTGTAGCCCATCCTTTTATGACAGGTTCGTGCCTCTTCAGCTTAGCGGCATCTTCTCTCGTTATCCAATATTCTTCAAAGATTATGTCTGGATACATAGCTTTTATTTCCTCCCCGGTTTTATACCACGTTGCCATATCTCATGTTTTTAATTAATAAAACTCGCTTAAATCCCTGCATTCTGGTGTCTCTCCTGTCATAGAGTAAAGCTCACCAGATGATAGATGCACGCAATGAACGGTCTTCCCGTCTATATACTCACTTCGCTTCGTGATCCCACAAATAGCGCAGCGTTGGATCCCCGGACCCGCCTTTATCCATGAGTGCCGTACGCTCCTCTTCCTTGTCCTGTTGGTGTCATTAAGCTTTCTCATGATCAATCCTCCAAGACCGTTACAATCTTATCTTTCCCGATAATAACCTCATTTCCGCTTCTCACATCAAAGCATCTCCCTTCATCTGCCTCCTTGAAATAAAGAGCGCCATTGTACTCGAATAAACCGAAACCGTAATCATCTAGCTTCATCTCGTTAAGTTTATTAAATTTATACACGTTTTTCATATTCTCCATATTATATTGCATTACTGGAAATATCATTATGATACTTATGCCTATTACAAGCAACCCTGTGTAAAACTTTTGTGAATCATATTTTTTCCATCCCTCCATCATCATGGCAAAGGAGATTACTGTTATTATAATAATAGATATCAACCCTACCATATCACATCCTCCTTTCTTTCAAAAATCCCATCATATCCTCCACGCTAAGCTGGAATCCGGCAGCCGCCTTATGGCCTCCTCCACATGGGTTGGCCTTGCGTGCCAGCGCCGAGACATCCACCTCCTTCTTGGTGGTATAGAACGAGCATCTGAAGAATCTGCCGTTCCAGCAAAATGGCATCATCAAATCATGTTTTCTAGGATCGTACATAGACTCGAATGTGGTGGAGTTAAACTCCGTAGTATTCATACATATCGCCTTGTATCCAAATATATCTGCCTCGAATGAGAACATCTTCATTTCTCCTCTGTTTTTCTCGATGGTATATTCTATTATGGCCTCGCCATTTCTTATCATATCAGAAACAAACTCGCCATTCGCCTTGTTTAGCACCTCCCTGACCATGTCAACGTCAAGCCCGCAATACCCTCTCATCCCATATTGGAATGAGAGCACGTCACTCCATTCGAAGCGATCATGATCCCATACATCATAAGCGCTCAATAATTTTACCACATTGGGGGTTTCGATATCATCGAAAAGATATTCCCACGTAAGCTCACAAGCCGCCGTTCCGATACGTCTTTTGCCTTTGACATTATAGTCCTTCACAGCTTCTATCGCCGTCTTATGGTGGTCTATCCATGTGACATCTATCCCCTTGTCTTCCCATTCGTCGAATAAGAATCTCGTTCTATCGCCAAATGATACGTCAACTACAAATACCTTATCATATTTATTCACGTCAGGTATTTCCTTGCCGTAATTGTAAGGAAGAAGATCAATGTTCCCTTTGAAATACTTTTGGTAATTATATACAAGTTTACACTCGTATAATTAGTTAATAAATTTCTTAACCGGGTTATACCCAAACCCTGTATGGGGTGGCATTACTGCATCCCCCTTTACTTTTCTCATGATATTATAACTTCCGTTGATGTCAGCGTTAATAAGAATACCATCTCTTGTCCTAAAAAGACCTCTTCTTACCCTTCTACCAACATAAGTATCATGATGACCTACTGGTTCTAAATCGAAAGAACTGCATTTTGACGTGTGAGATTCGTTTACTTCAACAAATCTTAGTCCTTGTCTTTCCGATTTATACCTTAACATTGATATAAACATCTCAAATGGAATTGAAACAAAATTCTGATTGTTTCTTTTACCAAGGTTAACATTTTGCTTCCATCCATCATTATGACCTACTATCAATGTTGTTATATCTTCCTTCAAGCAAGTATTTATTATCTCCTTACTTGCCTTATGAAGATAATCTTTCATCTTATTGTTTCTCCTTCTTGTTAAGGACATCAACCGTCTCGAATTTTCTTTCCCATTTACTTTCTTTAATTGTTGTTGAATATCTGACCTTTTCTTATTGTAATACTGATTAATAGATTTAAGTCTCTTTCCATCTATCAAAATAGGCTTATCGCTTACATTCGTTACGATAGAAGCGAGGTTATTTACACCTAGATCAATAGACATGATCCTATTATTATCATCAAGTTGTTTTTTTACAATTGACTCATATACAACCTCTATGATATAACAATCTGATTTAGGGACAAATCTAACCTGTTTTACAGTTCCTTCCTTACAATTAGTTTTTAAAGGAGATAATCCTTCCTTCTTAGGGAAATAGATAAAATCTCCTCTATGTTTAAACTGTGCGTAAGAATAAGAAAATACATTCCTGCCTTTTGTTTTATGCTTATATTTTGGAAATTTAGGGCATCCAGTGAATTTCTTATTATCACGCTTCCATGCCTTAATAGCAGAGAAATAAGATTTTAGGTTCTTATCTAAAGCCATGAGAACCTGCTGAGAGGATGATCCACTCATTGCTCTATAATCTATGTTATTCTCTACTACCATCTTCTTATTAAGCTCTACAGCTCTTATCCATTTACCTGTACTAAGAAACTCCTGCTTTATTATATACAAAGCCGCATTATACAGATTCTTGGATAAGAAACATATTCGATCTAAATCCTTATATCTCTTATCATTAATAGCAATTATATGTTGTTCCACCAAATACATAGCGCAAATATAAATAGAATATTTATAAATTCCTATTTATATGTTATTTTTTTAGTGTAAAATTATATATAATCACCTAATCTTTTTATTTGTTTCAACTCACATTCTATTATCTTGATACAACCAATGATAATATCTTTATCATTATCGTAATCATGATCTCCGTCCTTTTCTTTAGATAAGATATTATCTATTTGGGCTGACGCTAATACCATCATCATGCAATGATTTGATTTAATTTTTTGTGATATATGTACGCCATTTATAGCGATTTGGACACAAATATCTTTTATCTCATCTATACTCATATTCATAATCTATTGTTTTTAATTAAAAAATCTATGTATTCTTTTATCTCCCTGTTTCGATCATTACTCCAGTCAAAGGTCTCGTTTATGAATTTGAAATACGATACTGGAATCGAATGAAACATCCATCCACAATACTTGCCGAATGTCATCACCGTAGATCCAAGGGGATGATCCGGCCTTCCGGGAACAGGGGCGGCGGTTACGCCCTGCGCCAGCCCCCTCCTACGATCTTTCTTGGCGGCTTTGATATCCAGATCTGTTTTCGTTACCTTATCCCCCATCGGGATATTAGTTATTAGCTTATCGCCGATAAACATTCCCCATCCATACCCCTTGTAGTTCTCTATACTAAGTTTCCTTATATCACCGAACCTTGACGAGTTGTTGCAACAATCAACGACTAATGCGCTGCCCTTACCGTCCTTTATCCTGACCGCCCTGCCACAATTACCAACTATAGCTACGTCCCCTCTTCTTCGAATAATTATTGTACCTATTCTATTCCTGACGCACCATACTTTCTCATTCTCATTGGGAATATCTATTTTCATCTTGGCTCTACTATATATATATTTACCTACTTTTTCTTGATCTTTAGCATTTTGACCATCTATACATATGTAATTTTGTTTTTTGAAATATCCTCTATAAACAAATCCTGTCTTTGTTATCTCCTTATGAACACAACATCTATATCCTCTTGTAACAGCTAGTTGTTGTATTCTGTCTGCATATATTTTATTGTTTTTAAGACATATTGTATACCCTCTTCTTTTGTAACTACCCATGTCTTTCTTCTTTAGACCATCTCCTTTATCTATAGCATCTAACAATATATCAAACTGTCTTTCGCTTAAATGATCGTATATACTACCGCAATTTTTATCTATAAAATCTCCAAGATATTCCCATCCATGTTTATCTTTTTGATCTTTTATAGGCATTCCTTTTGATATTTTAAAATGAATCATATCTTCATAATTAGCTAATTCCCCTTTCCTTTTAAGCCTTATCTTATTATATTTCATTCCGCATTCCTTGATTGTATTTTCTATGTCATCAATTATATCCGGGTGTACAAGAGACTGGGCTATTGTGATAGAATTATTATACTTACTTAAATTACCATCACTTAAGAAATAACCAAGAAATTTTATATCACAATCTCTCAAAAAAGGATAATCTCTTTTTCTGTCAACTCCAGCTACTGGTATATAGAAAGATGTTCCTCTTTGATAAGACTTTATCGCCTCCTCTTTTTTGTATGGATACCCATTTTGTTTATCCCATTTATTTCTCACTAGAAGATCATGATCTTCTGTTATCCTTAAATTTGCATGACGACTATTAAATGTTACAAACCTTTCACCATCATAAACATCCCTATATACAATATCTTCAATGTTTACCCAATATATATCACCATTATCATATGATGCCACAATATCATCTTTTGATATTTCATGATATTTTAAAAACCCTCTTTCTGTTAATATCTCTGTTTCCATATCAAGACACGCCTGATACCATGTGGAAAAAGAAAATGTAGGTCTTCCAAACATCACACAATCCAGACCAGGATGATCGAATCCCGTACCGAGGGCGGAATAGTTGAACACCACCTGCGTCTCACCCGACTTGAATCTCTCGACTATAGCCTCCCGCTGCTTCTTTGGCGTGCCTCCGTGAACTACCTCCGCCATGCCAGCGCATATCTTGGCGTTCATCCATTCGGCGGCAGTATTACAGCTCTCAACAGAATCCATAAATACCAGTATAGATCTGCATACGTCTTTTAATACCATCAACCGACGTAAAATAAGGTTGTTTAAGCCGTTTTTTCTCACCGCCTCACTAATAGACTCGGCCGTATATTCGGAGCCGTTAGAATTAAGTTTAAGGGCATCTCCATTGAAATCCCATGTCTCATATTTAAGAGGTGTCCAAAATCCTTGCCTTATCATCTCCTCCACCTGTATGACATGGATTAGGTTCTTGAAATATACCGGTCTCATACGAGTGATGAAATTAAGCTGGGAATATGACACCTGCCCTATCGACATCGTTTTAAGCCTGCATGGTGTAGCGGTAAACCCTATCACCTTTTTCGGTTTCAGTTCATTCATGAATGTCATGAACTCACTGCCGTCCTCCGGGCTATACCCGGCATGAGCCTCATCTATCAACACGTTCCTGATCCCCATCTCCTTAAGCTGACCAACAACCTTCTTGATAGACCCTAACGTGGCGTATATCATGTTAGATAGCTCTTTCTTGCCACAGGAGGCGGAGTAGATGGTCGCCGATATGTTATATGATATGAGTTTATCATAATTCTGCTGTAGTAATTCTTTTGATGGTTGCAAAATGATTGTATTGCCTCCCATAATCCTAGCCGCCTCCGCCAACAACAAGCTCTTGCCGGCGGCTACAGGAGCCACCACCAGAACCGGGTCATGTCTGTCAGAATTTATATAATCATATATACTTCTGACACAATTTTCTTGATATGGTCTTAACTTAAACATTTCTCGAATTTCATTGAACCGCAATCATATATTCTCTTGTATCCCATATCTAGCATTATCTCATTCTCGGACAATTTAGGATCACCCCCATTTTTTACCAGCACATCTTTTCTGAAATTGAATCTATTGAATCTTTTTAATCCTTTTACATAAAAGTAAGACGGTTTGCTTTCTGACACTAGATCAAATCCTAATTTTTTATACAAGTTGCCATCGCTCCATCTTTTATCTGCATATGATATTATTTTAACCGGGTTAAATTCCTTTATAAAAAACGATAATAGCTTACTTGCTCCTCCGATCACGGTGTAATTTATTTTATTGCAAAATCTCACAAGCTCATAGACGCCCTCCTTCTTCTCTCCTCTCACGTTAAGTCTAGGCTTGCTAAATGTCATAACAGATACTATTTCGTTATTATACAAAAGCGCTATTCTGACTGATGATGCACAATTTCCTTGTATATGATTTTCTTCCATAAATAAAGATGATGTTTTGTTATCTATCATTATTATTTTTGTTTTTCTAGCATACAATATATTGGGAGTTTTCCCTAATATATTCATTATCCTACTTTTTACTATATCTTTTTTGTCGTTATACTCATCTTCGAATATATGTATTAGTCTTATTCCGTATGTTTTTAATTTATTTGTTTTATCAAGATGGAAGTTTGAGCCTTTAAACTCATATCCATGCCAATATAATCCATCCATTTCTATTCCTATATTTTTACTTTTTATAAAAATGTCAATTTCCGTTCCGCCCATCTTGTGTCTAAACTCAGCCGTATTATCTATCGATGATACAAAATCGAACATTTCTTTTTCCATCTTAGATCCTTCAGAGTTCGCGCATATAGGACATCCGTTCCCGCAAAGATGATTATGAAGATTCTGTTTAAACACTCCATGCTTCTTGCATATTATATCCCCAAAATCATGTGTTTTTGAGAATTTTAATGAAGAGTAATCATATGTATCCCCATGTATTTCTCTCGCTTTTATTATAAACTCTTCTTTTGTCATTGTTTGTTTTGATGCCATAGATTCTTTTCCGCAAATAGGGCACCCCTTTCCGTACATGTGATTATCTACTCTTTGTCTAAAATCCCCATGTATAGGGCATGTTATAATCACGTTGCTGAATCTAGTATCATACTCTACTTTAGAATAGTCATATTTGCCATTGTGTGTATTATTCGATCTTTCTATAAATCTATTTTCCCTTTCTTCTTTTTTTGATTCTTTCACTCTATCACGAGCGCATTTTAAACATCCGTATCCTGTTAAATGGTTATATGGAGCTTGTTCAAAATCCCCATGTATAGGACATGTTATAATAACCTTATTTCGAGGTCCCTTATAAGCCACTTTATCGTATATATATTTATCTCCATGTACTTTTTTTGCTTTTGATATAAATTCGTCTGTAGATTGAGTCTTTCTTTTCCTTGACAATTCTAATGCACATTTAGGACATCCATGACCACTGTTAACATGATTTGCTAATATTTGTCTGAAAATTCCATGTATAGGACATATAATATCTATCCTTTTGCCATCAAAAGAGGATAGATCATATGTGTATTTACCACCATGCTTTGCTATGGCTTTTTTTATCCTATCTTCCAAGCTACATTTCATAATTATTGTTTATAATTATCAAAAACATCTATTATATATTCTAATCTCACTGGGATCTCACGGTTGTCAAATGTTTTCACCATCAAAGTATTACCAGTTTTACTTATGGCTATCACCTCTCCCGTACCTACCTTGGTATGAACTATATCGCCTACCTTTATATCACATTTATTCACGATCTAACTTCTTATTAAACTCCTCTATCTTGCCTCTATCTGTCTCATTCACCATCTCAGCCTCTTCCTTGAACATGTCGTACCCTTTCCTGATATTATCCCCAACCATATTCTCTATCATCTCCCTTAACTCATCGCTTCTTACGGCGAAAGATATCTGAAACGATTTACTTGTACCTTTCATTAGGTAATCAATCTCCTTCTTGCATTCTGTCATCAACCGATCCAGATTATCGAATTTAACGAACTTAGAGTTGCCATTGGCTTTCCTTACCCCATCCTTGAAATCCTCCAATATCCCGTTAAACACATCTGCCATACACATCATGGAATGTAGCCATACCAGCATATTGAATTTATATTCATTATCAGCATTATTCATCAAGCCTATCAAAGACTCACTTTTTGTCAACATGATTTTAGATTCTCGATCTACGATATCCTTTATCTCTTGCCGGTATCTCATGGCTCCAACGAAATCCATTTTAGAATAACATTCATTTGATTTCTCTACCAATTTCCTGATATCTTTTCTAGACATCAGAAGATCTAATATCTGTTTTTCTTTTTCACTTTTGTCCATAATCAGTTCTTTTTGGTGATACAAATATAATTAAAGCCTAGATGTTTACCTAGGCTTTTTAATAAAGTTAATCTTTTTTATTCTTTCTTTTTGACTCGTCCCAATCCGATGAGTACCTGCATGTCCCTTGTTTATGGATTGAGAAATCACACCAAAAACACAAGGGCTTGGGGCGGGGTTCAAGGCAGGCCGGCTGGCGTCCCATGAGGTAGCGTGTCTCATACTTATACCCCTGTTTGGCATCGTCCCAGACGTGAGCTTGGTAGCTATCAATCTTCTTTGTCTCGAAATCATACATATCAAGAAGGATATCATTAAGCTCCTTGACTGACCTCTCTACCTTTTCCTTATCTACCTTCACATTTTGGTTATCCAACATACGGGTAAAAAAATAGCTACACATATCTGGAAGTACCTTATACTTCCTGTATATGTAAAAGGCGTATATCGGGTGCTGGAGATTGTGAAGCAGCTTATCCTTATCGAATAATTTTCTCCCAGACTTCCAGTCTATCGTATACATAGCTGTTCTGTCTTTTGTCTTATACTCACCTCTCCAGTCTACTGATCCTATGATATGTACCTTATCGTACGTAACACCATCCAATGTAAGGGGCTTGGGTAGCTTATAAGGCAGGACGAAGTCCTCCTCCACGCCGGCCGGTCTCGACCCCCGGATCACTTTCTCCATTGGCGTAAGGCCCGACCATGCTTTCTTGTAATTACCAGCCGCATCCTTCTCGAACAATCCTACAATCCACCTTATTAGCCTAGCCGCATGTTGCATAGATTCAATCTGAGATTTAACGCTATCAAAAGGTATTTTCTCTATATCAGCGTAATAGTTGAAAGCCTTACTCATATCCTCATAAGAAGGTCTGCATCCGTTCTTGAAAAAATACTCCATCGTTTGGTGGATAACCGTACCATATGACGTAGCCTCATGCTTTTCCGTGGATCTATTCCCTTCCACGTAAGTTTTATACCATTTATATGGGCACTGGACGAACGTGTCTATCTGCGAGTAAGAGGCGGCGAGAACCTTCTCTCCGTTTATAACCTTACATAACAAATTATTCTCCGGTATCACCATAAAGCTTATCTATTTTTATGTCATGTCCGTATAAGTCCATTAACAGGTTTTGTAGATGGTGAAGATTCTTAATCTGAATAGGATCGCTTAGATCGTCTTCCAGATCCCTAAGGCTAAGATAATACCCATCGTCAAAAATCTCTATAGATATTCCGTAGCCTCGATATACATCCCGTCCTTTATCACGCTTAAACCTGATGGTATTAAGCAGGTTATCATCTATCTCAATAGGCATGACATCATCTTCCCCGGAATACCATTTCATTATCCCGTCATCAACCTCACGTTCAAGGATCAATGACTTACTTTCATTACGAATACCAGTAACGCACCCTACTCTCCATATATTGCCAGCCTTGTCTTTTACAAGATCCCCTATCCTTAGTTCTTTAGCCGAAATCATACTCGTCCTCCTCGTTATAATCGTCATCGCAATCATCGACAAGAGGGGTTTCTAGCCCCTCTTCCCAATCATCATATCCAAAGTCCATTACTTACTCTTAAACCAATCATACAACATATCCACAAAAATCCCTACAGTTAGTTCATCAACAGGTTTATCACCGAAGACATCATCCGATATCCTTATACCAATCTTCTCTTCAATATCCATCAACACCTCTAATAAATCAAATGGATCCATAGCCAGATCAGATGATAAATTACTATCTTCTTTTACATCATCAATTACCTCTATATCATTAATGTAATTGAACTTATGCATTTTTTCAAATATCTCTTTTCTGGCTAGTTTCAATATTTTATCTCTCTCCATGATTATTTAGATAATTATATAATATATCCATAAATTCCCCTACCGTAAGTTTAGTATAAGGTTTGATGTTTAGTGTCTCATCAGGTATAGATATACCCATCCTTTTCTCTATTTCCATCACCACCTCTGCGTAGTCAAAGGAATCCATAGCCATGTCAGTCGCCAGCCCATCCTCGTTATCGATCTCGGCAGCATGATTAAAACCCGTAAACTCACCCATCTTCTCAAAGATCACTTCCTTGACTACTTTTTCAATTTCTTTTCTTTGCATGCTAAATTGACATTTTTAATCTTCTACCTAATTCTTTTTTTATATCTGATATTCTTTCGACGTCCATCTTAACATCTCCAGTAATAGTATATTCCTTATCTATTTTCTTAGGAGGATCCGGGAGTCGGCTTACGGCGAACAACCATGCCAGTTCCTTGTTCTTGTTCTCCCTAAGATATAGATCGGATGTCATGCCATACATCTTTATGATCGTATCGAATAACGTCGACTCCGATAAGCTCATATGTACGCTATAGACATTTGACGGCTTCCATATCAAGTTATCCAACCTCATCGTATATTCACGTTTAAGGTCTATATGGGATATCACGGCCCTTACTATAGGTTCTTCCTTGAAGTTGGTGTTAGCCACGAACCAGATAAGCCTTTTCTCCACCTCCTTGATAGCCCCTGTATCCTTCCCCATATCGTTATATACCCCAACGATACGGTCCCGGATCCCCTCGACCTCCGGTGTCAGACCGGGTGTCTCTATCAGCATCAGCAGCGACCCTCCCCTTGGCGTTATCTTCCACTTCCCATTCTTCTGAAGCTCGATATAACCAGATGCTTTATAACTATCTATTTTCTCCTTTGGAATGACGCTAGCCATCTCCTCTTTCTGCCGGATCATCAAAAGATACCCGACATCAGACATCGTTAATCCTGATGTCATCATCTGTTCAAAATTTATATACATAAGCTAATGAGTTAAAATATTGACCTAATCTTTCTGGCTACCCTCTCGACTATATCGGGATGATCATTTCCGTTATATATATCTATTAGCGTATCTATTATATGTAACCTTATGTTTTTCTTTGATGAATGAAACCAAAAATCTCCATTTTTTCTGTTTACAGGTTTGAACATCTTCAGTTCTGGTATAAGATAACACGCCACACATGATCTTTCAGCAAGTGATAATTCAACCGCTGCCTTTTCTATTGCTCTGCACATAAATATATAATTATCATTCTTTATTAGATCGTAAGCTCTTCTCAACACCCTAAGGGCGTCTGCTTTCGATAATCTCTTTCCCTTTTTCATACTGTTTTACCGTATAAGATTCATTAGCCATACCAACTCTACCAACTGATATAGATTGATTTATAGATTGGTTAAGATGCCCTACAACCGACATCTTAGCCCTAACCGTATTGGCGCATCTTAGAAGGATTCGATAATCCTCTAACGCCCTCTCGTATCTTACGTCCACCCTAGCCCTTTTATCGGCGTCAGTCATGCTCTTGCATGTCCCGTCCTCCCTCAAACTTATAGCTATCTTATCCCGTATGATCCTGATATCATCCTCGGCTATCACCAGCTCGGCGTCAAGAACGCCCTTGTAAGAGCTAAGAAGATCCTCTACCGCCACTACCTCCCGCTTCAAGTTCTCCAATTCCAATACCATTGAGTTATCGTTCATTCTTTTATACTCCTGTACTTTATTGGATACCTCATCACAGATGCTCATGATCTCCTTCTCCCTGTCCCGGTTTATGATATACCTGATACTGTATTCGGCCATTTCCTTTAATGAGGATATGATCTCTCGTATGCCCATCTTGTTTTCGGTGGAGAAATTGGCTTTTAATAACATCTCCATCCCTTTTATGATGACAAGCAAAAAATTTTTTCTCAATCTCATGCTTAATAAGGTGTTTCGTCATGTACTACATTGAAATCATCACTGGGCGGTATATATTGTTGCTCCAACGGGATACTGGGAGGCGGGGGCGGTAGCGTCACCACAGTCGTGTCCGGCTTGCCGCTACCCACTGGGGCGTCCGAGCCTCCCGGTCTTTCTTGGCGCACCACCCCTCCATCAGGATAATATCGCTCATATCCTTTCATGATATCTACATGTATCGCATCAATCTCCTCTAATGACCGTTGACGGACCTTTACGATATGATGGAACAATAATCCATCCACACGGAAGGATCGTCTTGACTCGCTCTTGAAACGTTCCAGATTAGGATACCATCCTTGCGGAAATTGCATGTATGAGGAGTACCCGTATCTTTTCGGTATATTTAACGCTACCATAGCCGTACATAACTGTCCCAATGTATCTGATTGATAAAAATCAGATTGCTTTGGCATATGATCCTTTGGATCCCGCCGTCCTTCGATATCACGATTGAGTTGGGATATTATAAGAAAGAAAATATTAGGAAAAGTTCTTTTAGCGATATTACACATGGTTATCAACGAGTCGATATTTCTTTTGGCGTCTCCTGAACCTTGTACTAGAGCCGTATGATCTATAGACACGAATACCATTTTCTTATCCTTGTTTATTGGCATATACTCATTCCATAGAAAGTTTTGAAGCTCATCTACGGTTGATGGTTTAGGGATGTATGTTATTCTGCTAGAGTTCTCTTCTCTAAGGCATCTCTGCATTTCTTTTACCTCATCTTCTGACATCTCGTTAAGGAGTATATCTTGTATGTCTTTCCCCATTTTTTTTGATAGTGAACGTAACATCAAATCTTCTGGGTTCATCTCAAACTCACATCTTAACCATACATAATCATCTGCCTGTGGATTGATATTGACATTCATCACATTGCTCATGATTTTTTGCGCCAGATAAGATTTGCCAACTCCGGGCCTAGCGCCTATAGCCACCGCATGTTGTGGGTAGAACCCGCCCAGTAACGCCTTGTCAAGATAAGCGTATCCAGTACGAGCCGGGAGAAGCTCTCCCGACTGATACTTTCTTATCCTCTCATAGGCATCCATGATAATCTCCTTGGATGACCTCCATATCCTATCCTCACTCATCCTCTTGCGTTTCTATCGCCAGCCGTATCGGATTTAGATCCTCTGTTAGCTGATCTTGATTTATATTTTAACCCCTTAGCCGTATGGCATAGATCCTTCCCCTTCCGATAAGCCTTACCCTTTAGCTTATCGGTCTTGTAGTTCTTGCGACCCAACTCCCGTCTCTTGGCTTTCTGCTCAGGTCTGGCGTTGATCTTCTTATCCGTCTCAGCCTTCTTCTTTCTGGCTTCCGGATGTGTTCTGTAATATTCAGTCGATCTCCCCATCCTCGTCCTCCTCATCATAATTATAATCCTCTACGATAATATCCTCTCCATCTAAATATGAGGCTTTATCTCCGAGTCTGCTTCTCATGCTCTCGTAAGGATCATCCCCATCTTTTATTTCCCACACACATAAGTGCGGACCTATTATATCAATAAGCATGTTGGCCTTATCCTCGCTTATGCCTTTTTCTATCATCTTATCTCTGCATTTGTAAAAACCACATGTCTTGTTAAACACTGATCCTCCTACATAAAACCCTGTCTGTTTGTGAATGAAAATTACTTTCATGTTCTGTCAATTTTTATTAATAATTATTTTTTGTAATCACCGTAACTCATGTCAGCGTCACACACCACCAAGTCAGTTACCTTATCCACTACATGGAATAGATGCTCCGGACATCCGTGGCATGCGCTACCGCCTATCGCTATCGCCTTATGCCTAGGGCAGTTATTCCCTCTCCCTCCATCATATATCTGTATCCGATTATCACTATATGTCTTGATATGTCTCATGATTTTAAGTAATGATGGCAAAGACATCTTGTAAGGGGATATATGCTCCTCCGGTATCATAAGCTCACCGGATAGTTCTTTGTAAAGATCATGTCTATCCTGTCCTGTTTTTATTAAGAATACGTTGATCTCGGTCATTACCATATCCATAGACCTAAGGAGATCCGGCTTGGCTAACCTACCTACAGGTTTACCCGTAGAATCGGATCTCATCCAAGCCCCACACTTCTCGCACCCAACTTGCTTTCCCTCCACCGTATTTATCATAGTGGATGGGGCCTTGCAATACGGGCATACGGATCCGTTTAACATAGCTTTCTGGGCTAAAGATAGCTCTCTCATGCCTTTTCTTGTATTTTGACATTAAATAGATCACAGAATCTATTAAAATTCCTGTTCTCTATTCTCATATCCTCCTCATACCTGTCAACTGATTTGATGAAATCATTATAACAGTCCTCGCACATCCATTGATTGATTACTGCTACATAATAGCCCACGGATGTAGGTCTGTTACACATATCGCAAATACCTAAGCACCCATATCTGGTGAGCTTATCCATCATCTCCTGTCTTGTTATTTCAAGCACCTTGAATTTCTTGTAATTGTCAACTACCTTTGCCATTGTAAATTTGTTTAATAATAAAATAATCCGCTATATCCATTCCCTCATTTATATTGGGTTTTGATTCTAGAAAATCACTTATCTCTATATTCATCCCCCTCATATCCTTGTCTACCTTCTTTCTCCATTCGTTGAAAGCGTCGCCCTTATCCGGGTACAGGACTATCCGCCTCCTACCCAATGTCTCTATCATCTCCCTTTTCAGCATATGGATACCGCCACAGGCCATAAACAACCTACTAGGGTACACAATGTTACAGATAACAGCCGTCTTCTCTGACTCTACTATATACACCGGAGCGTCATTGGGATAGAAGTTGATAAGAAACTCCCCGAACAGGCATTGCCTAAGCAGGTAATCCTGACCGTCCAGTATATGCACCCAACATACATGATCCATGGGAACCTTTACCCTCTTCCCGTCAGGCCCGTAGTCCATTATCTTCCCGGTCCGCACTACCCAATTCTTATCCAGTTGCCAGAACACACAGCACTTACCCCAGTCCCCGAATCTCATCATCCCCACCTTATACAAGCTAAATGCCCTATTGGTATGATACGATCCGAAGATATTGGATAGATAATCCTGAAGATCGGATGTCTCGAAAGGATTAAGCGTCTCAAACATCTTGCTTACCGGAATGCAGTTGGCTATATCCGGATCCATAGGAGGTCTGTACCTCCTTAATACTTTGTTTGAATCGGTAAAAAGATCATTGTTCCCAAGTTCGCTCCCTGTTGGATATTTAAAGTAACCACATTTATTTTTATGATCACACACCCCAAACTGCTCTCCAACGATCTGACCGGTGGTTACGTCCACGTACGGCGTAAAACACTTATCCTTGCCGCATTGCGGGCACGTCAGCTTCCTCCTTGGTTTGCTATGATCCAGCTCATACCGATGAACGCTCTTATTGAACTCCCTAAATTCCATCACCCTCTCCTCTCATTCATGACTCTATATATATAGTCCCTCAGCGGCTCTTTCCTTACCAACTTATTAACATCAAACTCGCCTTCTATATCTAAGGATCCGATTCTTGATGTAACCGTATAATTAGTTTTCTCGAACTTATACTTTCCTTGAAGATATACTACGGTAGCCATATTCAATATAGGGTTGTCAGTCTGTCTCTTCAACTTATATTGGCTGGTCTTTGCGGTAGGATCACCCGGAGCGAAGTTATATATCTCCTCTATCTCCAATATCTTTCCATAGTTCTCTAATATCATTCTTCTATATAACTCAAGTTGGAAAGCATACTCGTCATAGAAATTGCCTTTCCTGTTTGATTTGAAGTCCAATATAGCGAATATCCTCCTGCATCTCTTTATCTTCTTTTTCTCCGTCTTAGGCTGACCTTTCTTGGCTCCCGTCTTATAGAACTCTCCTGTCTCGACCTCTATCTCCACCATCTCCGGCTCGCCATCCATCTCCACCACTGCGTCCACCGAAGAAGCTACTTTCAATCTCCTTGACCTCAACATCTTTTCGATCAATACAGGTTTTACATGTCTTTCCTTGCAGAATATGGCAAATGATATCAGATCCTCTATCAGCTCATCAATGTTGTCCACTAATATCCGCTCCATCCTATACTTGTCTATTCTTAGCTTAGCCTCCTTGACAGCCTTCCTTATCCATGTCGGGATCAGCTTTATATTAACCCCGGTCAGATACAACCCAAATAGATAATGCATGATAGTACCCAGATCAGCCCTATAGTTAGCGTACTCATCAGGGTCCTTGCCCTTGAGTCTCATCTCATTCTTCCATTTCTCCAAGGCTCCGGACGTATCACAATACCCATTGGCGATATTGTTAGTGGCTCCATCGTATATGATAGGATACCCATCAACATCCATCTCATAATACACACGTTTGCCGGCGACAGTCATTCTATATAACACAGGTGTCGGGATATCCTTTATCCATTCAGCGGCATAATACTGTTGCTCTGTCTCCAGATCATACTCAACCTCCATCTCCTCGTTAGGCTCGTTTTTAGGCTCTTCAACAGGCTTTTCCTCCTCGACCATATCTTTCTTTGGGACAGTTGATAAAACGTCTAATATGCCAAAGAAAGCGGTAAATTTAGGATCTGTATGATATGATCTTAATACTGGTAATGATGATCGCCAATAATATGACGACGCATTCTCGTCCTTTATCTTGCCTAAAATCTTGCCTAAAGCCGAACATCCTATCTCTCCATCATCCGCAATAGCCACATTGTGTCTCTCGGATAAACGAACTTTCATCTCATCAAACGATTCTTGATCGCTTATGACTTCCATGATCGTCCCATAACTATATACTGTGTCACTTATAGCCTTATATCCTAGGTCTAAAAGTAATCTTTGTTTTCTTCTATCCATGATAATAATCTGGTTTTTAATTTACCATCCTCCTCGACTTTAGGTGCGAGATCCCTCATCCTTCTGGCTGCCAACAGCCATACGTTGCCAAACTCGTCCAAGAGCCGGCTGAAATCCATCGTATCTAATAGATAATCGAATCTTGTATGCTCATCAGCCGTCAAGTAGATAATGTTATCATTATCCTCAGCAACTGATTTATATTTCCGTTTAGGGTATAAGTGGCATATGTTGCTTACCCCCGGGCATGGTATGTATGCGCCGGTAGCAGATCTCCTTGTCATACTCAATCTAGCCACATGGGCGCCAAAGAAAACGGCTAGGCTCTTCCCCTTTGGCTTGGCCTTCACCCGTATCGCCGCCCTTTCCTTTGGCGGTAGCTCCTTGGCTCTGCACGCGGGACACAACCCCTTACTCCTTATGGTTACCATCCTCCCACATCTCTCACACGGTAACATCCTACCTCTCATGCCTTTTTCTTTTTATAACTTTTGTTGAACTCCATAAGGCTCATAGCCCTATACCTCTTAAGCCTATTAATCTTACCCTCAGTCCAATCTTGATCCTTGAAGTTGATGATCGTATCGAATATCTGAGCTAGTTCCCGGATATTAAAACTCCTGTTTTGTATCTTCTTATAGAACCCCGATCTGCTATATCCTAATTTAGAAGCTAGATAAGTTTTGTTAGACAATGTGAGGATACGATAAATCGTACCCTCCATTTTACTTATCTCCATCAACTTCTCGGCTATGGACGACGTGGTTTCGTAGCTAGCTTTACTGCCTACTATCCTCATTTTTCTCCGGATTCCTGATCTTACCATCAAACTCGTAGAAGTCCATCAGTTTCTTCTCTTCCTTGATACAAGTGACAACGAAATCTGATATGGTTCCTTTCATGCCTTCCTCGAAATTCTTTTTGGCATGATCAAGGTCATTGGCCCGAACGATGTAGTTAAACGCCTTGCGTTTCTCATTGTTCGATTTCTCGTCTATCGTAATATAATCAGCCGTGACCTTATAGAACCGGTCTCCATCCATGGCAAACAATTCCGCTATCCTGAATCGTTTGATATCAACGCTAAACTCACCGGAGATGAATGGCTTCATCTCCTCTATGATCCTAGCCTCACATTCGGTATAAGAAAAGGCATCTACTAAATACTCTTCCTTTACCTTCTTCTTCATGCCGTTCTCGGCATCGGTCTCGTAAGAAACCGTACATTTAAACCAATTGTGCATTTTAATCTATATTATTGTTAAACAAAGGATAATCTTTTATTCCTTCACGAATATATCTCTCCGTATCATCATCCACATCATAAGCCTTCTTGAAAAATATCATAGCCTTGTCCGTGTCGTGATCCACCAACGGAAGATATTCCTTTACGAAAAGAACTTTAAGATGATTCATGTGATCAATCTTGCGCCTTACATCAATTACTTTTGGCCATATCTCGGCACGGATTTCACCCATCTTTTTTACATTCTCTTTGTATTCGTTTACCTGATCTTTATACTCCTCCTCGATCTCGTTGTTCTTATCCTTGACAGACTTATAAGCTTCCTTATCTTTCGTGTCAAACATCGGAACATGCCTGATATTGATTATATCCAATCTACTGCATAGCTCCTCATTGGATATGGTGAAATCATATCTAGTCCTGTATAGATCAAATTCACTTAATAACTTAGCTATCTTAATAGCATCATTCTGATCAAGAACGGCTATATTCAAGCCCTCCAAATAGTAGAAGAAATGAGATGGAGAAATAGATTTATATCCATACGTCTTCATGACTGGAGGCTCATCTATAAACCTGACACCTTCCTCCGCACATCTTGTTACGATCAATTTCTCTACCTGCTCATCAGTAAGATCATATATCTCCTGATCGGTCATCTTATCAATTGTCTTCATCATCCTCATCCTCCGACATCGTTATAGCCTTTGTAAACTTTTGTTTATAGACCTCACTCATAAGACAGGCAAAAGTCCTATCATCCATACTAGCCATAGTATTGGCCTCTACCATAAGATTCATCTCGATGTTCTTTACCGAGATTTCATAGTTATCATCATCTTCTTTATAGAAAATGACTTTACCACCATACTCGAAACCATCATCCTCGGCCTTAACCATATCGATGATCCTCTCTAACTCCTTTACAAATTTACTCTTTTTCATATGTGTAATTTTTATGTGTCTACAAAAGTAGACATTTTGTTTTTGAATTAAATTAAATAAACATTATTAATAGTTAATATCATCCTTTCTCCTATCATTCATGTTTAGGTATATAATTACCTTATTATATTTTGGTAATTATATACTTTCACATATTGCCTATCCATCAGCCACCCGTAAGGACTGCCACCAAACTCCCTGTCCATCCGCTCCGCCGCCCCGATGATCGCCTTTCGATTCCCGAACGAGAGCCACGAAGTAATGAACCCACTGACCTCCGCGTCCCGCCCGGAATACCGCCTTGGGAACTGGACGGGATCGCTGGCAATAAAGTCGGCGTTTTCGTATTTGTCCGCCATGCATTTCGGCATGTCTACAAATTTGTCATTCATTGTTTATCCCTTCATTTGTTCGCATGCCAATCTTTCAAGTTCCGGTGTAACGTTGGTATTCATTATGCCTTTCAAGCAAGGGCATTGTCGCCAGACTATATCATAAATCTTTGACAATTCAATCAAAGCCTCATTGTTTGATTCAACTGTCATAATCCAATTGTCCGGCGATATCTCTATCTCCCTGCATGGTATTTCTTTCTTGCCTTTTGGCATATATCCGTTCTGATAGTCTTTTACATTACATCTACCAAAATATCTTCCAGTGAGTATTCCGTTTTCGTCCGTCTCAAACAACCCTCCTATCCATCCTATCTTATGGATGTTCTCCGTCCACGTTCGAGTGGCGAATAAAAACTTTTTTTACAGGAACTTTTGAAAATGCATCAACATCATGGATACTCCCGTCCGGCTCTTTGAATATCGATGATTTTCTTTTATTCTGGCAACTCCCGTCTAAGCCTATTTTTCCCCATTCGCCATCGTCAAATCTCAAAGGAGAGATTATATCAAAACTGCAAAGTTTCTTGACGAGATTGATTTCAAATGGTGCCGAGAATCCGCTGTTACCATGAGAAGAGAACAGCGCGACAGCTTCTATTACCTGTTCGCGCATCCATTTGTTAGGACCGTCCTCTTCTTTGCTATATCCGGCTAATTCCAATTCTCTTATCGCATGTTTACATAAATTACTGTTTGCGATAATATACCGAAGAGCCTTCTTGTTGATAAGGCTCTTCTTGCTCATTTTCTTTACAATTCTTCTACTCTTTTTCATGTTTAATGTTATTTAATGTTTTAACCACCAATCTCCTCTATCATTCGTATTGTGCCATGACCATCTGTTTCGCGAAATCTTTGTACGCCACTATTTTTCGCAGGTTTGCTCGCATTCGTATTTCCCCGATACCGCCGACCGGAGACAAGGCGCCTGTATTAACACCTCTTCCCATGTTTATTCCTCCTTGTTATATAATTGCTTGTTTTTATATTCCAACATCCTTCCCATCCTCTTTAACCCAATTAACTGTATCGCAATACCAACAATACCCTGTCTTGGAATCCTTTTTATGAGAATGGGATCCACATGTGGCGCACCAATAATTATCATCCATATTGTATGTATAACTTTCATCCTCATGCATTTTGGCTATTCTAGCTACCCTATCCTCCAGCAGATCCTTTAGATAATGGCATTCGTAAGGTCTATCCTCTTCCTTTAATATATAAATATCGATATCCATCATGCTCCCCATCCTGTCCGTACACATACACTCGGCGGCATGGCGCACGTTCCCTTCCGGCATCCCCGGAACTATCTCCCGGATCACCGCCTCCATCTTCTCTTGGTATTCGGTGTCTACCTTGACCACCAAATCCTCTAATTTATCTATTAAACTCATGATCTTTTTACTTCTTTGTATATGACATCTGTATTGTCTTCCCTATCTATATTGCAACAACAAGAATACATGCAGTAATAACCCCTGTTATTAAATACACATCCATCACAACTGCTATCATCAATCTCTATTACCTCCAATTCTATTTTCTCCATGCCGGTATTATATTTAAATATACTACCTATCTTATGATATCCTATATCCTTCAAATACCTTATATGATTATTTTCGTTAAATAATCGGTTGATAAATACATCCATTTTATCGTTTAGACCATTTTTATCTAATAACCCCTCGCACTCATTTTTATTAAATCCAAAGGATATCATAAAATATTTTGCCATATCAAACCTTTCCAGTTCCACCAATTTTTGTATGCATAGCCATATTCCTTGTCTTATGCCTTCTTCTTTGGCTTCTTGCACTCTATCTCCCATATTATTTTGTATTAATTAAGTAACAATATTTCTCTTCGCTCTATTTTGATCATTGATGGATTATCGTCATGATCATACCAATATAGATACCATATACCTCCTCTATTGGCCTTCCACATCTTCCCTTCATATTCCCCCGATGGGATCGTTACTGAATATTCTCTAAGACCCTCAAAGGTTTGTTTGGTCATTAAAGCGTATTCCTCATCAATTTCTATGTATCTCCTATGGGGCTGTTTCCATAACATCCCACGTTTGTCTGTTATCTTAGGTATTATATTCTCTCCATTCATGATGCTTTGTAAATTATGTATTAACTATTGTATATTTAATACTCTTCCCATCTTCCCTTTCGCATCCCAAGCAACCTGATTTTACGCAATCATATATATAATTTTCAAAAGCGCATCCCGAACATCTATCACACTTATCTACTCTTAATGTCATTTCAGACATACCAACTTTATAGTTAAAGACTTCCCCTATTTTATGATACTTAATATTTATACATATAGTATCGTTTTCACTTATAGTACTGCCTTCACTTATCATATTCTCACGTCCAAACATATTGTCAATAAACTTAATCATCTCATCATTGAATGATTCGCTTTCTTCTTGCAGCTTCCTACATTCATCCTCGGTCAATCCACAAGAAGATACCAGCTCCTCTGCGGCTTGCGTCCATCGCCCGTCGTGAGCCAGCTCCTGAACCGACAGCCATACCCCTTGATTCATTCCCTCCGTTCTTGCCTTATCTAAAACACCCTTATCCTCCATATCCTCGATCATTTAAATTCTTGTTTATTATAACAATCTCTATATCGTTTAACATTTTATCTTTTGATGTTTTTTCTACTGTTCTTGGAATGATATTAAAATCTTTATTGCTAAGCTTATTATCCACCATAATCTCAATCAACTGCTCTATGGTAAGCCCAAGCTCATTATGGATATAATTCTTTATCGCTTTATATTCCTTACTTCTGCTCATAATCAATCTCCTTTCTCTTAAATTCACCTATGTTTAATATCCCTCTATCTCCTTCAAGTGCTAAAGAGATCGGAGGTATTGGCATATATAATTTAACTACCCCGTCATCGTAAAATGGATGCGGATATTTATGATACTTGGCAAATTTGCCCCAGCCTTTAAAGAAGTAAGCCATGGAAATACTTTCTCCATCAGTGACAAGATAATAATCATCTACATCCGGTAGCCCATCGCTTACTTTTATCCACGGTGATTGCTTTGACCGCCATTCGGCACCGGATTTAAAACCAGAAGCAATCATCTCTTTAATGGCAGAAATGCCGTTCGGTACTCCATTTGTTCCAAACGAACTAACAACCGATCCTGCGTATTCAATCGCTACTTCTACTGTCTGTTTCATAATTCCCCTCTTGCTTTAAGTCTTTTGATTGCATCTTTTCTTGAGTATGCACAGATCTTTTGTCCTTTAATCGTGAATTCTTTCAACTCTCTAGAAGTCGATGGACGTCGATAATCAGGATTGAATCTCATCCCTTCATTTGACAATCTCTGATTAGAATAAATATTTTTATCGGCAGTCATCGTACTTTCCATAGCTAACATTGCTAATGTTTTGAGCATACTTCTTTTTAAACTCATTTGATTTCTATATTTTTAAATGTTATTAAATCTTTTCTTTTTTTTGATCTTGAAGAAGTTCACATTTTTGATCTTACTACATTCTATGAACCTTTCTAAACCTTATTTATTGTTTTGAGATTGTTTACCTTTCTCAAAACAATTTCTTATCTTTCAATCTTCTTTTGCTTAGATCCCCTTTATATATTATAAGGTGATTGAGTCTCTTGATAGACATAACCTGTTACCGGAGACTTTACCGCTGCGCAACTTGATAACAAGAATGCCGTACTGATAAATAAGAATGCTTTTTTCATTGTGTGTTTGTTTTTGCCCTCCCTGTCCCCTTCGTTCGGTGGTTTCTAAATAAAAGAAGCGTGGAGACTATTGGATGTTACCGTATTTGAGGCTCTGGACTGCCCACCACTCGATAACAAACAACAGCCCCACGCCGTAACCCTCCCGTTATCGAACTCCCAGACCAAAGGCCGGAGGCCGCATCGTGGACACGGCAACCATTCCATTGGATTCTCCGGCTCCTCATAAGCATCAATACACTTGTACTTATATCTCTCTATCATTATGATCAACCACTATAGAATTGATTTAATCCTTCGATCCCTCATCTCATTCTTATCCTTAAACATCATTATCCTATTAACAATTCCCTCCGATTCCATGTACGTCGAGAATCCATGTATTCTTAGATATTGGATTGCTGATAGTGATTTTTCTAATATTTCCTTATATTCTATATCTGTTTTAACTGCTTTCCCCATGATCTTTTCCCTCCATTTCTTCTAATATGATTTTAACCAGATATACTACCTCGTCTATCTGGTCGTAATAAACATTCACCCCATCAACTTTATCATTGTTTTCATCATATCCATCAACCATCAAATTATCTTCCCCCGATAAATACACGGATGTTATAGATAAACAAATCAACCCAATATCGGTAAAGACCCTTATTTCAGCCGGAAAATCATCTACATGGGTTCCGCTATCCATGTCAAGATCAAGTCTCCCTGTTCTCTTGATCAAATCAACCATAGCTCCATAAGCTACTACGTTCGCATTTAATAGCATTTTATTTAATGCATTTACTCTTTCTACGTCCTTCATAATCTCTAACCCCTTTGTATTACATTGTTATACGTTATCCTATTATCTTGAATCACTTTCATGAAATGATCTTTAGTATAAGCAAAATACCCCAATAATGGCAAGCATGATTATAAGCCAGATGAATGCGCTTATAAGACATCCCTCACCAAGATTACCCATATCCCTAAAGAATAAGTAATTAAAAAATATTTTCATTCTATTCATAATAAACTTTATTTAATGCGTTTATTCTTTCTACGTTTTTCATATCCACCCCCTTTGTATTACATCGTTATACGTTATTCCGTTATCTTGAATTAGTTTCATAAACTGATCTTCGGTATAAGCCAGAGATTCCCCTCTGTTAGCCCTCTCTATATTCTCACTCATCATCCCTATAGCCTGTATTAAGGCTGCTGAGGAGTTGGCTATCAATTTAGCCGCTTCCATTATCCTATTATCGTCCATAATCATATTACTTTAACTTCCTCGTTCCACAAATGTCTTTCATATACCATGGTTATTCCTATCAAAATCCCGGTATCTTCTCCCCAATATTCAAGGGTATATAATTACCTTATTTATAATATTCATTATTCTCTATCTCCAAAACATCTGGGGACAAATAGTCTTGTAACTCCAATTTTCGTATTTGGACAAGACAATCCAGATGTTCAACATTCATTTCTTGCCTATCTTCGTCTACCCACATCAACGTGCCGTATCCATAACATTCTGGACACTGATCGGCTCCACATGGAAGAAGCATTTGCGCTCCACATTGAGTACATCTTACCCAGTCACCATGCCGTATTCCTTCGTATATTCTTGTTTTCATATTTATTGTTTATCATTTATAACATTTACTTCTTCGCTCCACAAACGTCTCTTATATATCGGAGTGATGCCAATCAGAATACCAATATCTTCTCCCCAATATTCAAGTATTTGATTCCTGAATTTGTGACGCAACTCTTGCGTCTTCCCCTTATCCCTATCATAAGGAGAGAAGTCAGATAATCTTACTGTCTTCATATTCTATTTAAACTTTTTAATTTTAGATCACTTAATGTTAATACCTTTTTATCCAATAGATCAATAAGTAGCATCGCTCTCGATTCTACCTCTGTATCCCCAAATCCACTATACACTTCTGTTTGTGGATTGTAAGCATCGTATCGAACATAGGCAGCTTCGTAGTATTCGCTATCCTTATTCGGGAAATATTGTGTCAATTGCAACCAGTCATCCCATATTTTTGATTTACTGATATTTATCATACTTGGTAGTATCTCTCCAAGTTCATGACTCATATAAGCCGGTATGAGGTCTCCTTCTTTTCTGTATGAATATCTCATTGTATTTTGTGTAACTGATTCTGTTTGGGATCCCCCTCCTTTCATCTCTTTCACAAAATAAAATTCCGACTCTGAATTTACACCCAACTCATGCAACTTTAATGCAAGCTCATAAGGACATATAAAATTTTGATATTTCATGTTATTCTATATTTTCGTTTCTGTAATCCCCGGCATAGTCCAACCATACCCTGTAATCATTTCTGTACTTGGTCGCCTTTATTTTCATATTCCTGGATATACTCTTATTCACATTTCCATCAAGTACACTCCTTAGCTCCTTCTGTAAGACCGCCCCGATAAGAGGATAGACGTCCAAATAATTGCCTTCACACTTCTCGAAATCTATTACCTTGTTCCCTATTGCCCGTTCTAATGCCTTGTCCATTGCCTTCACAATGGATTCTTGCACATTTTTATATCGATTGATAAAATCCTGTTCTTTATTTTCCATTTTAATATGTTTTTTACAAAAAATGTTCATTACCTTCATAAGGAATACAATAGATCCATCCCGTCCCATTTAAGCATTCATATCTTTCTTCTTTATATTGAGCATCAGCAATTTTCCTAACAAACAAACTTACGTGCCAATCATCGTCTTCTGTATCTCTTACTAAAACTTTATCAAATGGCTTGAATTTATATTCTGGTTCTATTTCAATACCAAAGAATTGTTTCAAACACATTTTGGCTTTAGGCTCTTTGCTTGTTTTAAGAGCATCAATAAACTTTTGCCTTTCATCCTCAGTAGCAAGTCTGTATTTTTCAATATTATTACAATCAGCATGTGCTTTTCTAGGAATCACGACTCCCCTCCCCTTCTTCCATGATGCATGAAAAGATGTAAGATATTCTCCGTTCGTATTTAATATAAACAGGTAATCACCCTGTTCATTACTCAATACATCTCCGTCCTTGAATGTGGTATATTCTGGAACTTTAAGCTTAAGTCTATAATTCTTTCCTCCGAATCCATTATTTGAGAACCAATCTGATATTATGCCGTGATCAGTATGGATAACTCCTAGGATTGGGAAAGACTCTTCCCTATGATACACAAACTCTACTCTGTAATTATCGCCATCCGTTACAATCATTCCATTGCGCTCACCATTGTTGATTTTCTTTGCCAACTCTAAATCAAATGGTATTGTTATCATTTTCTTTCCCATAATTTTACATGTATTTATATTGTTATTTTCACTTTAATTATATCACTACATTGTAGCTTTATCTGTTCAGCCAATCCAACGAACATGGGCGGACGCCTCGTTCCCTCGCCCACCTTACCCATACACGCCGGCTCCACCGGTAACGCTGCCCATGACATCTTGGATGTCTCTCCCGTAAATCTGATAGTGATTATGTGTAGACTAAAAATTACTTTAACTCAAATTTAATTCCTTCCGGGAGTTGGGAGCGATCCACGTTATTCACGAAATCATCAAACTCTTCCTTAGTTATTTTCTCTCCATAATCCACCCAGTTGAAACGTAATGTATTATTGTGATTATAATATATTACATTATCAACATTCAATCCATAGTCAAGTACACAGAGCATTACCTTCTTCCCGACTTCCGCCTTTCTGATTTCTTTGTCATATTGCTCACAAATCTTGGCACGCTTTTCCGCCATCTTTGCCTTATGAGCCTCTTCCCTACGTTTTTCTATATTTTCTGTGGAATAATACCCGGCTTCAATACGCTCTTCAATAAGAGATCGTTCCTCGTCTGTTAGTGTCAGGGTAAACCTTTCTTTTTCCGGCTTATATGGATTAACCCATTTCTTTCCACACAGGTTTTCAAGTTCCGCAATAAGCTCGTCTGATTCACGTTTCCATCTATCCACAATTCCCAAATTGAAAAGTAGATACTTGAAATACATTTTATCATCCACCGCCTCGGATAACTTGGAATATTCCTTATCTGATATACGCAAATATTCAATCACCACGGACTTATCGCTGTTCTTTGTATGATATATTCCATTTTCCACCGGATACATAGGAGCGCCATAATGATTACATACATGCATCGGTATGAATTTAGCCAATTCCGGACAATGTCTTATAATCTCATCGTGACAGCAACCGCACATATATTCTTTATATATCCCATATTCGTTTTTCCAACGAATGTCAGCGGTTATACTCCACTCACATATATTGTTATGACAATCATCACCTAACGATACCGTAGTCTTGATCTTATACTCTTCCCCGTTCTCGGTATAGTAATTCTCTTTTGAATAAACCAGTTTGCTCGCTGTTCTCATACTATTAAATTTAATCGTTATACTTATGAAAAATAAAATCGGCGCAACTTCCCGCTATATCATTAGCGTCATTGCACCGATAAAAGCCTTCTGTTTCCAAGTCCACATCTACGGGATACCCTTCTGCTTGTTCCAAGAAATTATTAATTTCCCTTTCTTCTTCATCCGATAAACCAGTATAATCACCATTTATCAGAGCACAAGCCCAATAAACTGGAAGCCTGTATCTTATTACCTCTATATTCATAATCTCATCAATTTACAAATTATCAATACTAAAAAAACTCCAACAATCTATTACAATAAACTCTCCTACTCCATATTCCACAAGTGACTTAAGTGATTCTATCCCATTACAGTAATAGAAAACATTATCATTATCATCATCATTGATGCTTAATGATAATTTTATTGTCGTTCTTTGATCATCCCCTGTGTCTTTCCATACGATCTGACATTCTACGTATTCAGGTTCTTTCCCATTCTTTTTAACGAACTCGAAAAACATAGAATCAATATCTTTCTTGACTCTATCTACATCCGTTATCACTACCTCTTCCTTGCAATCCCCACAATTAGCATGCATAAAAGATTCATCAAGATAATCTATTATTTTCCCGGTGTTTGGATTTACGATCGCTTCACAAGCAATATTTGTTCCGCCACACCTTGTACATATCACTTTCATGCTATTTCATTTAATGGTTCAACATACACATCCCCATTCTCATAATAGAGTCGATCTTCATACTGATTATGATGAAGCTCCTCACGTATCGCATCTTCATTATCAGCCCAATACTCGTACTCCTCATGCCATGACTTGAAGAAGTTATCATAACATTGTCTCATCAGATCCTCTAAAGAAAAATCCTCCGGATAAGTACACCATGCATTGTAATAATCAATTATAGGTTTCAGGAGATAATAATCATAACACATCCCTGTCAATGGGCAATTATCTCCATAGTCAAACATCACCCTACTATACTTGTGCCTGTATTTGTATTTCCCATCAATATATTTACCTGACGTGGAGAAATACTTGCCCTTGATAATATATGGCATAATATTGTTGTTGATATATCTGAACAGTAATTTACCGCATAGATTCTCAGGGAATATATCACGATGATAATCTGTAGGGTGTTCATAAATAGGATCCTTGTATTTAAACTCATAACTAAAATCATATCTCTCGTATCCAACTTCCCAATTATAAACCCTAGTATCTGTCATATCCTCAAAGGCTTTCATTGACTTTTTATAGTCTATGCCATAAGCATCCATACATTGCTCCATTACATTCCAGTGCTCACGCTCTATGATCCTTTCTTGTGAGTCTTTTGACAGCTCATCAAACTCATACAGTTTTAATACAATCTTTTTCATAATCCCTCCTTTTTTAATATAATTAGATCCCTAACGTCAATCGAATGACATACGTACCTCCTTATGTTCACGCTTAGGGATGATCGTGGCTATTCTCACGAACCACCACAATCCAGATTCAGATATCATTCATCCTTTATCTTTACGAATGGGTTTTCTACATAAAACTCCACTACATCCTTAGATTTTATAGATGTCACTATACCGGTGGTATCCACAAATCCATCTGTTTCATCCATTGTCAAATCTTCTATTTTATCTCCCGGCAGAAAACAAAGATTATAGTCTTGATCAATATACATAATCATCTTTAACCTAACCATGTCATCAATGATGCCTTTCATTCTCTCCACGACATCCAATTGATCATTACTAAGCATTAATTTACTTTTTGAAGATTTTACTAATCTCATGTCTCCATTCTTGTCAACTACGGTTAAATCATTAAATCTATACACATCTTCACGACTTTCATAATATGTTTCTTGACAATGAAATTCTCCTTTATGATTCATTTCAATCTCAAAACGTTCTAATTTTTCTCTGACAGCTCTTCCGTTTTTGTATTTCCATACATAATTATCTATTAGTGAGAACCCATACAATGACTCAAAAACATTACATATTGATATTTTTTTTCTTAAGAATACTCTCGCCTTTTTTAAAACATTCTTCGGACGAATAAAATAATTTCCCATCTAATGTCTTCTCAGTCCTACATCCTCCCCATGTCCCTATATATCTAACGACCCCATATGTAAAACTAATCAAGATCTCATCAATTTCAAACCACTCTAATCTTTTTGACATATCATTAAAAAGATACCCACTTTCTGTATAAACTAATACGTACTGTTCCATGATAATTCACTATTTCTAAAAATTAAACAATATCATTTACCTTGATCACTATGAGTCTCAATATTATGAACAAGCTCATATAGATCATAATCACTACACTCTGCTAAACATAAAGAGAAGACGTTCCTGTCGTTAATCAGGAAATAGCTATCTTCTAATATGAAGATAGATCTTCCTACCTCTAAAAAATAGTCCCATAACTCATTGCCTCTTTTATTGCCAAACACTTTCTGAAAAGTATGACGATCTGCCTTATTCTCGAATTTACGCATCCGTCTAATCCACTCATATCCGTGCCTCACTAAATCCAAGCCGCCGGCTTCATCGAAGCTCCCGTTTTTATCAATCCATTTATTTACATCTATCAACATACTCCCTTATAATATTACATTAAACAACTCGTTTAACCTATCTATCTCACTTAGGTATTCATCTTCTTTATCAAATCCAATTTGCGTCCCTCCCTCCAATCCAAAGGACAGGGTAAAGGATATGACCCAGCCCGATCCGTCCACGGCCTGCCCCTTGGGAACCCAAGACATCACCGCTTTCTTGGATATCCACCATCTCCCTATCTGAACGAAATCAGGATAGTTGTCCATTAAATACACCATCTGATTAGCCATCTTATTAACATCATCAAAAGGCACTATATGATACTTGTTTCTTATCCTGACCTTCAAGAAGGGGTTATCCATATTATATGCCGCAAATGCTGATATCACGGAACTAGGATATCTAACTCCTTTTATTATCACCCATTTCATATATCACCCCCTCTTTATATAACATAAATTCATTGGATAAAATTTATCCGCGCTCTCTTTCCCGTCTCCTCGAAAGTTAGCCAGCCCGCATGTCAGGATGCTCACAAGGTTATCCACCACCTCCAACTCGCTCGATTTGAACCACGCCAACTGGCTGTAAGTTTCACCTATCCATATTATACTCATTCTCCCGTCCCGACTGACCTCCTTCACCAGCCCTATATGGTTTTTAGTGTCCTTAATCACATTTAATTCGTCAATATTTGTAAGCCGAACAAAATCCATCGGCCGTATCACTTTATTCTCGTCCATGTCTTTATCCTCCTATATTCTTTTTATTCTCTCAATTTACGCTTAACCTCTTTAACATATTTAGTAGAATGTAGTCCCCTATGCAATCTTATAGCCCGATCTATATCCTTTTTAGGATTATGATGAGATTGATATATCTCGAACATTTCCCTAGCCTTGATAGGATTTGTTCTATCATCGTATCTATACCGCTTTTTCTCCCGTTTAAGACACAATATCCTATTAACCTCATCTACATACACCTTTTTCATCTGCCACCTCCCTAACGCCCCTGAAGTGGCGTTGTGCGCCCGATCGTCATTCCTTGACTCCACGAAAGACAGGGCGGTCGCCAGCTTATCCCATACCCGTGCCTCGACCACGGCCGGCTTCGGGGCGAGGGGCATGCCTCCGTTCCCTTTTGGTGGTGTCAATATTATCATCGTCATCACAAGTAAGTATCTTATCACGTTCCCTTGTTTTTATAAAACTCCTCCCCGAATTTCACATTATCCACATAATCTTCCATACACTCATGAACAATTATATGAATATCCCCCTCCGTGTATGTTACCTCGGACATTAACCTCTCATTGGTCATCCACCAAGAATAACTATCAATATGCCGTATCTCAAATCCATGATCATGCAACGCATACATAACATTATATCTTAAATCCCTGTCCATCATCATACACTCGTACACGATATAGCCATTGATACTTTCATGAGACCTACCGAACGTATAAACGTACCTACCCATCAACTTATACAACTCCCTTGCCATAGGATTCGGGATCGCCTCATCCATATCAAAATCCCCATCTGGATCAATAACCCACTCTACATCCCGCTCATCAATACAAGCCCTAGGCATTCCTATTGTCCGTACATAAAGACGTGATCGGTGATCCTCGCTTAACACCGTCCCGATATACTTTTCCCCTTTGGCATATCCTATATTATGGTTGCCGGTTATATTAAATACAATTTCAGCTCCTATCTTAATTTCATCCATATTCAAGATGTTTGTATCATTTGTTATCTTTTTTATACAAAAAGAGGATATAATGGCATAATATTATGATATCAAGACACGAATGCGTTATCTATCATATTATCATACATATCCTCTATACAACGTCATTTATGGCATTATATCGTATATGATGCCGCAGGCCATAAATACATCTAATTAACCCTTTTTTAAGGGCTTATTGCCATTTAGGTAACTAGCTATGCCTAATATTTTCGAAATAAGGGCTTTTTTAGCCTTATACTCATCGTTTATCCCTATTATCGCATATCTGTATACCATCCCATCCTTCGACACCTCCACGCCCACGTATTTAGGCGCAACGGCATCCCTATGTAATACGATAAACGGGCTTTTGCCGTCTAGCTCATTTATCAACTGATTAAACTGTCGCCTTGTCATCTGATAGTGATATTATTTCCATGTTATAAATACGATCTCTTTTTACCCTTATCTTCTCGCACAGCTCATCGAAGCACCCATCTTCTTCTAACCTACCAACATAATATGATACATTCGATTTAGAGCTTCCTTGAAGATATATATTTCCTCCTATATTCCTTGAGAAAAAATTAGGCAAGACCATCTTTTGCCTCTTATCCTTATTATCCATGTAAGATATAACGACAACCCATAATTCTGGCTCCCGTTCTTTTACAGATAACATGAGATCAAGACTCGATTTACCATTAATATCCCTCCTGCCAGTTTCGTTATAACGAAGAATAATATAATCATTCGCGTTATCATCCTCAACCATCACGACTATAGGGCGATCTCCCTTCCCATTATCACATAATATTCTTGGCTCTTTCCCGTTGCGGAGATATACCTTATCGTAATCTCCGTTTTTGTATATCTCAAAATCAAACTCTATCACCATATCATTTCCTCCTATTGATATATTGTTGTGTACGACCTTCTTTTATTTTTTCGAAATAAAACTTATTTCCATATAACCGGGTGAAGCAGATGTTATATCCGAAATGCTCCGCGCGTCTGATCTGCGCATATCCTCTACTAATATCCTTATCGTCAGCTAATGTAACAAAACAGTGCATTCCTACTTCTGTATTCAAAACCAAACTCTCCCAATCCTTTACTTCCATATCAAATTTCCTTAAATAATTTTTTGTTATAATTATTGTTATTGTACCATCCATCAATATCCTTATACTGCTTTGGATAAACCCCATAAGCCTTACACCAATTAGGCAACGGTCCGTTCAGCACGTCTAACGCCGTCTCAAGGTCGAACGTAGCTTCCTCCTTGATATGACACCCCGATCCACTTCCACGGCTCGGTATATAGGCTCTACTATATGCTACGCTCATCCCATATTCCCCACGACTCAGATACCCGATGTTAGGCGAATCAGGGAAGGCGTAATACAACATTATATAATCACCCTTACTCCAACTTCTATTATAAGTATCATCCTGCCACGCAAAAACCCTGCAACCGGCTTCTTTCAGTTCCGCTGCCGCTCTTTTTAAAATATTGTCCATATTATCTATATTTAATTAAGTTGTGCCAAGGCGCCGGGAACCGACCCCGGATCATATCCGTACACGTACGATCATGATATATCCTTCCGCCCCGCCAAGGTTTGGTTCAACATTAACAAACTTTCATATCCTCACACATCTTAAAAAAGACCTCTCTTATGATCTTCTTGTATAAGATGTATATCTCATCATCATCCTCATCAAACTCCACTCCCCATGAACGTAATAAATATCTAATATCACAATCCGCTATATGAATCCTGAATATAGACGGAACGCTCATTATGTAATCCTCAAAAGCCTTCTTAATTCCATCCCTTTTGATATGTTCTTTATACTCATTCTTGAATACACTAAGCATAAAAGACATATATTCCCTATCGTATTTAAACTGCTTACCATAATTATCTGTATCTATATGATCCAGTATATATATCTCTATAGCGTCTCTATCGTATTTTGACATACTCCTTCCTCCTCCTTTTGATATTTTATAACCTTTTTCTCCCCATACGCTTTCGCTAACTGGATAAGTTGACCGGTAAATACCTTGGTACGGTGTTTTACGATCTTATCCACCAACTCCGGGCATCTGGTTCTCCATCTATAATTAACCTCGCCCTTAGCTTTCTTCTTGTAATACCTGTAGAATGTTACGGCTACTACCACTTCTCCATTCTGCTCGAAAGCAACCAAATCGTAATTGTTGTAAACTATTTCATTCATGTTGTTGTTACCCATTTTATGTATCTAATCACTTCTTTAGGCAAAGACATTATATCCTTCACCCTTCTCCCTAAGTTGTACATACCTCCCTTATGAGGATAATAGTCCCCTACATACATCCCTATTCCTTGCGGATGCGACGGGTTTTCGTTACAAGTGAACATCGGATAAAATAAGATTCCTCTTGAATCTTTATTCCTGTCACTTACGCATACAATAGTATATCTATCAGCGACCTTCTCGCCGAAATCATATACCCTTACCTTTCTTTTTACCCCATCATTGTTCTCTATGATATTATTCATGATGTTATTTATATTAATTAATTTTCTTTCCATCAGCGGTATATGTGCCATACCATTCCCTATCCATATTTACCACCTCAATATGATGTATATGATAACAACCATTAGCTATTCTACCGCAATCGGCTATCACCATAGCTATATTCCTATACCCAGAATCAATGAAAACACGAGCCAACCTACACCCGTTAAATATAGATACCTTGATATCGTCTTTCTCTTTTATAATCCTTCTCATATCATATCCTCCTATCAAACTAATCTATCCTTTTACCATAATTAGTATATGACCCACACCATCCACGAGCCTCATTCGACACCCTAATATGATCAATGGGCTTATCCCCGACCATATTATTGGCGTACGATATTACATCCGACATACTTCTGAATCCGGAATCCTTAATGGATTTTATAAGCGTCCTATCATACCCGAATACCAATATCTTCACAATATCTCTTTCTTTCACAGTCCTTCTCGCTCTCATAATATTCTAGCCATAAAATAAACAAACATAAAATCCACCTTATCATAATCCACCCTATGACCGGTTATCTCGAATATAACCCTACGCTTTTCTATAGTCTGTATATTATCTAACTGAATAGCTATGTAAGGATATTTCATAACTTTCTCTCTATTGATATTATTCAAAATAGCGTTGACATCTTGTCTGCGAAAATACATATTTACCCCTATGTATGTGGCAACCAAAAGACATTCGTCTATTATCCCATCAGTATCGAATAACAATAACATATCATCCTTCTCGACAGTATATTCCATATCAAGAATCTTGATACGTTTGCTCCCGTCCTTCTTATCAGCTATAAGAATCTCTATTATATCCTTATCGGTCGTAAGGATATAATACGCCTCATCCTTTGTAATATTATCACGAAGGTAAGATAGCGCTTCATCTTGTAATCTTAGTAGTTCTATTTCGTCCATATTTATTCCTATTGTTGCCAATGGAAAAGGGACGGCGCTGGCGACAAGGCCTGTCCAGCCTCCCCACAGCCGCCCGCATTCCCCTTGGTATCATTAACCACCTCAAATAATCTCATAATCGAATTTCACATTAACACTCTCATCAATGCTCAATTCTTTCTCCATCCCAAATACAATCTCCCTTACCGTATCAAAACCCAATAATTGATCTTCGGGATTATTCACAAACTCTCTCCGGTTATTCTTTCTAGGTTTTCGAGATGTAAGAATATATTCCGAACAACAGCCTCCCTCAAATGTCCTTACCCTAGAATACCATATATCACCAGTTCCGTACTCAACACATATATTCATGTTTATGATAGTATTATTCCACGCTTTTTCCGGGAAATGCTTGAATATCCTGCCAACCCATTCAGTGTCAATACTTATATACGGGGAATCCAGATCCGACGTACCTATGGCATCCGCATATAGGATAATCTCTTTCTTACCCTTAAATATTAAGGCTTTTACATTAATTCCCCTTTCCATTGATAGCCTCTAATTCTATATTATACATGTCAATCAGTTATTAAATGATTACATACTAACTCAGCCTCTATTCTATTGGTATATAATTTATATCCTTCTAAAGTGTCACGATCGCCTTTCAACCAGACACCAACCACATGATAATTTCCGTAGTAGTTATTCCCAGCTATATACCAGTATCTAGTATAGCCACAACACGACATATATCTATCGTATATGTCGTCAAAACGATTCACCTCCCGTTTCAATTTGTCATAATCAGGATTCAATACATCCATCGACATAAGAGCCTGATGCAATGACATCTTTTTATTTAAAAGTTCTTTTTGCAATTTTCTCATATCTTCATTTTTTAAGCTCGTCCCACGAGACAGGACGGCGCATGACCAGCGAAGGTATCGCCACGCAGATCAGCCGCCCGTTCCCCTTGGTATTATTCTGCCACCTCTAATTTCCCGTAATAAGGATAAAAACAACCGTCTCGATAAACCGAATATCTGAGCGTTTTATCCTTTGCTTCATAGATGGAAACACAACCGCTGTTATAAGCGTTGGATAGTTCTTTTGCTACAAATCCACCTATTCGTTTATAGGTTTTAGGCGTATCCGCCAACGGCCTGCCTACATATATTTTTACCCTCTTGCACTTTTTGTCGCCTACGCATATATCCTTTCCTCTAAGCTCCATTAAATAAATGAATCTCATATCAACCGATTTTAAATCCAACATTCCTCTACCTCTATCTCCATACGATCCTCCCAATTACATAAATCAGGGTTCTCTCCTTCATAAAAGTAATAGTAAGCCCATACTTCAATATCGCCCACTTTTATGCATCCATCACTGCACCATTCCACAATATCGTCATTCCTGCATACGTTTGTCGGTTCAGCACCAAGCGACAATAGTTTGTTTATTATATTGTCACCGAACCTTTCTTTCGCTTCCTCTTTCGTCATATCACTATCAGATTTTTAATATTACACTACCGCCAAAGGAGAACAGGGAACGGACGACCAGCGGGGCCGACCCCACGCCATCGCCGCCGCCCGTTTCCCTTGGTTCCCTCAGCATCACTCCCACACCAACAGACAATATCTACCACCAATAACACCCTACCCACCATCGCTCGCAACCGCTTTGCGTTTCCTCTTAACGGTAAAGTATTACCCCTGTTTAGAAAGGAATCCTATTGATTGAAGATACTCCCATTGATTGGAAGGTATTTCTTTTGTTGATTGAAGGGGTTTTCCTTGGTTTTCCTTGGGTTTTCCTTGGTTTCCCTTGGTTTTCCTTGGGTTTCCTTGGGTTTCCTTGGGTTTCCTTGGGTTTTCCTTGGTTTCCCTTGGTTTCCCTTGGTTTCCCTTGGTTTCCCTTGGTTTCCCTTG